TATAACCATTGTAGCACAACGGGTTTACGGTTTCCAGACCGTCTTGAAAAGCTATTTTACACCTGTTTTACACCTTTTCAATTTATGAGCCCGCAATAACGACTTCTGAAAAGACACCTCTGCTTCGAGCAAGGGTGTTTTTTCTTGCACATTTTTACCGCCTTAAGACAAAGGCGGCATACATATTCTCTGCATGTTTATAAGAGTGCTGCAGTTGGACTGCAACAATGTTATAAGCACACGGATACTTGCCACGGGCGTCAGGACGCGCTGTGAGCGACTTTGCACGTCTGCCCATGCTGGGAGATGTCTGAAGCATAAAAGCTCGTACACGGCCTCTCTCGTGGCAATAAAAGCGTGTCGTAGATTTACGGCGCAAAAAAAAGGAGAGCCACCCGCAAATTGCAGGGACTCTCCAAACAATTGACTTTTGAAGTCGAAGTAACTATAATAATGCCGTGGAACCCACCGTTATATGACAGTCAGAGACGGTGTGCGGTTAAAAGGACGGTCGCCTGGTATCCCGCGAGAGCGGAAAGTCAGGTGAATGTATAGCCTCGCGGGAAATTTATTTCCTTGGGAGGTGGTACATATAACACTTCAAGATTTGTTCTGGGTCGTTTCAATCGGCTGGATTATCATCCAGGCGTGGAACATGTTCCGTGGCAAAAAGAAGTGAGCCGTCTGGTCGCAACAGAACGGCTCACGGGTTTGTGAAGCGTAGCTTCACTCGTCCTATGTAGTTTATATGTTGTGGCGACCGTCTGGGTCTCCACCACGGGGAGAGCTTGCTACCAGCAGGTATCTCCCTGTGTCTTTATTATAGCCCCTTATTGGGGCAATGTCAAATGGATTTTGGGCGGGTATGAGGATTGATTCCTTGTACCCGCCTTTTTCTTTTCTGAATTTTACACCCACAAAATATCAGAAATGTAGTTCGTTATTTTGAAGTCGGATAGCCACGTGCGTCTTCCACAAAGGTGTGGTTCCGCATGTGTTTCTCATAAGACTCCTTGATGATGCTCAAGGCGATATCTACCTCGCCGTTGGTCATCCCGTTGGAAGAAATAATTTCTTCGTACTCCTCGTACAGCTTAAAAATACGGTTAAACTGTTCCCGTGTGACGCTGTTCTTTTCGTCAATCACGAAGGACGCAAAGTTGATAATCGTATTCCGCTTGCTGTCGATTAAAAGGGAAAGGGTCGCTTGATTATTTCTATCCAGTTTCTTATCAATCTCCTTAATCATTGAGTCGTTCTGTTCCAGCTTTTGGTTAACACTCAAAATCCATGCATCACGCATCCGGATGTTGTCTGTGTTATAATGAGCATTCAGGTCAGTAAAGAGTTGCCTTACCTCTTCGAGCGTTTTCTGCAACTCTTTTGTGAGAGCCTTCTCCTGTTTCCTACGGGAAAAAACTTTTCTGACCTTAACAAACTCTGGGACGACCTTTCCTTTGAACTCCAGAATCTCACCGATAACCTGCATCACAAGAAAAGCCGCCACAAGAATAATGGCAATCTTCGCTGGAACATTCAGATACTCAATATAGTTAATCATAGGGCTTGCTCACCCCCTAACTATTTTTCATGCGCAAGCACCCACGATTACTTGCTCTTGGTTTGCTCAATCTGTGCGATGGTTTCCTTCAGCTTATCGAATCCAAACATGGCTGCGTAGGAGGTAAGGAACCCCACCACAACTGCTGCAATAACCATATACCACGTAACGGCAATGCTGCTGATTTGGCAATACGCAAAGAACGCCACCAAAGTCAGCACCATAGAAACAATAACTGCAAGGATGTTCGTAGGCAGCTTATCCCAAGTCAGATTCTTCAGCACCTGGACAATGATATTGGTCACCACCACCAGAGCGCCAACAATGCTCAGGATAACAGGAATATTAAAAACACCATCCATTTGTATGTCCTCCTATAAAATCAGATTGGCGGGCTATCTGTATAGCTCTCCTCTTTTTGCTCGACAGAGAAGTTGTTAGCTTTCGCCGCCGCATACTTAATCCCCTCTCCGTCCGCACCCGTATTTTCCGCTTTGCTCTTATCTACAATTTTGGAAAGGACGATGCTACAAGCGGTACCAATGGGGGTGAACACTACTGTCCAGCAGAGAAGGGAGCCGGTGTATCCGTATGTGATACTCCGAACAGCAAGATAAAAACCACCGGCGAGACCGATGGCTAAGAACAAAATGATATATATGGCAAGCCTGTTCGTGAATCCCAGACTTGCGAAATGCCCAGGTTTCTTCTTCACGTGTTTTCCTCTTGTCTTTTTCTTGCGCTCGATTTTAATGGTCATGGGCAACACCCCTTTCCAATAAACACGGTACTCTTGTTAGGCGATACCGTTCTTCTTCGCAAAGTTGTAGAACAACTGAGCGGCCTGCTCACGGGTGAGCATGTCTGCCCACATATAATTGGGGCTGCCATCGGGCAGGGGAGTACCGCCGGCAAACAGACCGGTAGAAGTTGCCCATTCACGAGCCTCCTTGCTCCACTCGCCGCTGTCGTTGTCACGCAGTTCTTCACGATACTGATTCATCAGGTTCTTAAAAGTTTCCAAAGTCATATCCTCATCCTCCTCCGTAATAGTCGTTGTGGATACCTTTTCTGTATAAGCCAGAGACACCCAGCCAACACCGGTGTATCCCCATCCGTTCTGTTCCTTAGAAATGTTCAGAACAGTTCCTTTCTCATAGGCAGTAATAACCGAGCCGCTGATGGGGGAAGTCCGGCAGTTCAGGCCATCATTTGCAGTGACACGCACCTGATAGCTAACGCTAACCTCAGTGGAAGAACTTCCACCAGCAAGGCGCTGATTTACCTCGGTGACAATCTGCGGATGGAGATTGTACAGATAATTGCCGGGGCAGCTCTTATTCGCAAACCAGCGGTGAACGGTCAACACCATTTCGTTTGACTTGGGTGTATACGCCAGTGTGGTATCCTTGTTGCCGAACCACACAAGTTTCGTCTTACCATTGCGCTTGCAAATGTCGGTGACCAAATCCAGCAGGCCAGAGTATGCTGCGCTGGTGACCTTGTAGGGGTCGTATGTATCACTGGCAACCTCAATGGTGACAGCCCGGTTATCGTTCGCTGAAGATGAGGTACACCATGAACGGTCTTTTTCCTCAACGTACATACCGATTCTCCCGTCATATCCCACACCATAATTGGAAGATGCCTGCTTTGAAGACGGTGCAAAAATGGCCCCCAGAGATTCAATGCTCACCTGACCAACTACGCAATGGATAGAGATTCTATCAATGCTGTGGTTTCGGGGACTTGACCGGTTCGGTGAAATTTTCGTATATGCTACAAGTGAACTATTGCTCATTCCATTACTCACTCCTTCCGTAGTTGTTCCAGCGAACTTGTCGTAATAGGTTTGTCCATAACCAGCTCGCTTGGATTGGACGGATTGACTCTGGTCGGCCGGACGTTCAAATTGGAGCAGAACCGCATTGGATGCTTCGAGCACAGACGTAGCGTTCCGCAGCGTGCTCAGAACGCCGCTGTAGCCTTCTGACAGCTCTTTCATAAGAAAGCTAAGCTGGGTGTCCAGGTCGCCAATGGACGCTCCTGCGGCCTTGCAGTGGTTCAGAAGAGCCTGTTTGCGTGACCAGAATGTCCACTGGGCTAACCCATATCCAGCACTGTCATGCACAAAATCAGAATAAAAGCCGTTATCTACAGCCGCCGTATAGGAGGCATCGGAATATCCAAGCTTTTTTTCATAAGTATTTTGGAGATTCTGCGGGTTCAGGCCGCTCTCAGCATAGAGGTTCCCCATCAGCCCTGCCGCACCATAGTCATTCAACCCATAGGATTTTAGAAACTGCCAGATTCTTTCATCGTTCGCCATCTTATGATTCCTCCCGATAAAGAATAAGGTCAGTCTTCTTCATCATCGCCCCTGCCGTCTCCAGCGCAAAAACCAGCGATGGTGTCCTCATCTACAACATCACCGTCTTCGTCATAGAAATAGCCGGTTTTCTCATCGTAATTGAGCTGTCCAACGTAGGGAAGGTCATCGTCAATCTCTTTGTTGTAGTAGCGCAGATTCAGCTCCGGCTTATTTTTCTTCTCGCTCATAAGCGAACCTCCTTATAAATCCATCATTTTATTCACAGATACACATAGTGGGAGCTCGACCAAGTCGGCTCCCACTTTTTTGCACACTATATGAACTTAGACAGCAGCGGCTCCGTTGATTACATCTTCGACCGTTCCAAGGTCTGTCCACTGGACATTGATAGTACCAGGAGCCCACACGTTATTGTCCTGTCCAGATTGCCACACATGAATCTCAGGTTCCTCGGCATCCGGGTCGATAGGATATGTGCAGCAATCTCCAGTGTTGTAAGGACTGGTTGCGAGTTCAATAAACGGGAGTGCTTTCTTCGGGTCGGTTGACCAGTAGAAGCCCCACTGAGCGGGAAGCTCTTCCGGGTCTTGCGTATAAACGTTGCTGTCATAATTTTGAATCAGGCGAACAACACGGCCTGAAGGGGAGAGGCAGAGGAACCCATCGCTCATTCCTGCTTTCCGCTCCAACATGTTTTTAAGAGCAACGGCTTCTGCAAAGTCTGGGATATACTGCTCCTTGTTGTATAACTCGGTTCCGCTCATATCAACCGAGGCAGCTTGAAGTTCAGTGGCTGCGTCTAATCCGTGGCGGTGCATAATCTCAAGAACATAATCTCTATCAGTCAACAGAATTCACTCCTTCCCGAATGGCAGCAGCAAGTTCGGCATAAGATGCCATATCATTGAAAAGTTGGCCAACGTTAGCTTTGGAAACGACAACGGTGTCTGCCCCATCGATATCATCATGCCCAATCAGATTATAAGGTTCGCTGTTAAATGCGACCCCAATGGCGTCTGTCTCCGTAGCATTGGTTAAATCGCCACTTGCACCAATCTTGATATAGTTTACAGAATCAGTGATTCCAAGTTCTGTACCATCGATTTTAATAATACGATACATTTATGCGTCCTCCTTTGCACCAACTAATCGAGCAATATGCCGTAGGTCATCGATGCAGGCATGAAAGAAATCATGATTCCACAGCCAGTAATATTCATCATCGGTGCGTTTGTACTTCTGGCTGATTTCATCACTCCATACTTTCTCCCACCGTTTCTGATAGTTACCGTCATCTCGATTTGACAAGGTCTTTTGAATTGACTGTGTTAATTTGCCTCGAACCATACCCATATTGTCGTCATTTTCTGCGAAGTGCTGATGGGCATTTTCACTTGTCTCAAAGCAAAGTACTTTGTCTCCGTAGAAAATATATCCATCATGGCCTTCACATTCCGTCAAAGCCGGTAGATTTACATACCCACATTTTGCTTGTCCCTTAAAACGTTTATGAACAATGTATTTCACCTTTAATTCCTCTTTCTCTAAAGTTTTCAATCCGTTCGGGAGAAAACCCGAATATCGCATAGAACAGCCTACGAAGCCGCAAAACACGCTTGTGGTCGTTATAGCATTCGAAGTAGGCGAGCATACCGTTAACCGAAGTCCATAAGTCTTCATAAGACATTTCGCCATTTTGAATCTTGCGATAGAAAGCTTTTATCTTCCTGCGTGCTCGTTTGACACCGTCTCGATTCCCGTTGACAACGACCTTTCCTGTTTCGGTCAGGTGATACTTCGCCTTACAGTATCTAAATGGTTTTGTCAGAGGAACAATTCGAGACTTGGAACGGCTGATGGTTAACCTCAAACTCGTTGCCTTTTCTACAATCAAATTCATGATTTCTTTTGCGTCCCTATCAGGTGGAACAATGACATAGTAGTCGTCCATATAATGTCCAGCACATTGAATCGACAACTGACATTTGATATAATTGTCCAGCGCAGAAGGGAAGGCAATCATCTCTGCTTGGCTTGGCTCAACTCCCAGCGGTAGCCCCTTGCCACCCGGAACAGTATTTACAATGCTGTCGCCAAGCGCTCTCAAATCATCATTGTGCAAGAGCTGCTTATGCCGCCTGAATATCATTTCATGTGACACGGATGGAAAGAACTGCTTAAAGTCCAAAAGGATAACGCTGCCCTCTCTACCATACCGGCGAAAATGGTAACGCAGGTCTTCTCGTAGCTCTCGTTTGGAGAACTCGAATCCTTTGCCCGGTAGACTTGCTCCGTTGTTCCATATCATGCTCGGCAAATAAAGGGGCAGCAGAACCTTCTGGGTGAACACCTTATGTATCTGCCTATCTTGGATACGCGGGGCATCAATAGGCCGTGTCTTTCCACGTTCAGAAATCATGAAGTGAACATATGCCGCAGGCTCCCACTTGTGTTCCAAAATAAGTCGCCTGCGTCTTGCAGTGCCTGAGAACAAGTGCAACTCAAAGCGTTGCGTACTGTTCTTCCAGCGGACAGCATTGCAACACTGCTTGCCGGCGCTGTATAAATCGTGGTAAGTAAATACCTCACTCAGTCCACCAACATCCAAACTGCGCTGCAACCTGTTCGCTTCTCGTTTTGCTTTGCGGCGCTCATAACGGCCGCTTCGTCTGCTCATAAAGTTATTCGCCCTCCGTACATATATCTTGTAGGGTATCGTCTAATATGCTTTGCTCCCACACATGAAACGGGGTAAGATACATCGCCCGCCATGCACGCTCGGTTTCCCGGCGGCGTCCGTGTCTGAGCATCAAAGGGCAGTTTTGGACTTGCGTCACGGGAAGCATCTCTCCTTTCGTAAAGGTCGTAGTTCACTCTGCTTCGAGTTACTGCGGTTGACCTTAACCATTTCTGGTTTACGAAATCCGGGGCGAGCCCATTGGAATTCCTTGCGTTGTTGTTGTTCGCGTTGCCGTTCGTGTTCACATTGCAGAAGTTGTTGCTGTTGTTGTAATTAGGGGAACGCTCCCACCAATTAGCAGTGGAACACGGAAGTGCGAAAAAACACACCCGCCGACAGGTTTTACAGAGATGCACCCATACTTTCATTATTTTCTGCCTTTGTCGCTCTTCAGCACATTCGTTAATAACCCGTTCTCTCGGTCGATTAACTCGCCGAGTTCCTGTGCCATATGCTCTAATTTCTTCTTGGCATCTGAAGACTTAACGCTATTACCACTTCCTGTAGTAAAACACCCTGATGGGTTTGTCATCATCAACTCATAGCAATGGCTAAGATGAACATCAAGTGCCATCAGGGATGCGCGTGCTTCAAGTAAATGCGTCTTCCGCAGTTCTTTCCTCATTGCATCAGATGGATAGATGCTATTTGCCTTCTCAGTATGGTCTAACACTTCTGAGGCAAGGGAAGACACTTCCGACGCAACAAGCCGTGAATAGCGCGAGGACAGGCGTGACAGGAAGTTGATGGTCTGAATGTAGATTTTGTTGGCGACATTGATGTACTCTGCCTTACTTTCAGACCGATGTGCTTTCAAAACTGACATAGAAATCTCCTTTCGTTCTTTTTATTGTGTTGTCCTCTTGGACTAATCACAAAGGGGCAACCCCTCCGCAGAAACAAAAAATGCATCTGCGAACAAAGGCAAATGCAACCATGCTGATATTCAAATAGGGGGGGGACGAGGTTCCCATCCTAAACCGCAGAGGGGCAACCCCTTATATGGTTTCAACTGCTATGAATCCGCCCACTGTCGTGGGCTTGATTCATTGGGTTCAAGATTAGACCCTGAAAGCCGGGGCGAGCCCACAGGAATACCTCGCGTTGCCGAAGTTCGCGTCGCCGTTCGTGAGCACACGGCAGAAGGAGTTGCTGTAGTAGTAATAAGGGGAACGCTCCCACCAACGAGCAGTGGAACCTGTTGCGCTGTGACGGTATTTCACCTTCGAATTTCCAGCAGAGTAATAGGCATACTGCTGCTGATAGTTCTGCTCCGCAGAGTTCGCATAGCTTCTGGTGCCAAAAATTTCGAACTCGGCCAGAAGGGGAAGGTAGTCAACCGAAGCGGTGACATAGGATGCCGTGTTAGAGCCGCCACCAGTGTTGTCAGTGTAGATGGTCATCGGCTTCATAACGGCACGCAGGTCACTTGGGAGAGCGGCCATCAAGGTTCCAGAAACAGGGGAGGTCGCTGTCGTAGCGGTAGCATTCCCGTTGTTGGTATTCGTACTGCCGAGGACATCATACCGTAGGTCGCATCCCATCCATCCACCAGAGTTCGTATTAGAACTGTGGTTCATGTTGAAATACTTGGTTCCGTTGGTTGAGTAGCTATTGTAATAGCTGTCAATCAGGCAAATATCTGTGCCGCCGGAAAGTGCGGTCTTGAATGTGCCGAACGTGATACCCGTACCCTCACGAGAACTATTGTGGTCAAACCCAAGAATGTACACATAATAAGTACCGTTAATGGCCTGTGTGCCGACAGTGCCGTTAACAGTCACAGCCTTGCGGTCACCGACAGCCCAGTAGTTCGCACCCTGACTTGCATCAGCAACGCTCTTAATAACAGACCAATCATTTTCGTTCAGAACCGAGCTGACAAACTTAGCCTCAACAGTAACAGACTGGCTTGATGGAGCAGTGTAGTTCGTGCCGGCCGTGCAGCTTACAGTGATAGTTGTGTTGCCAGTTGTCTGATTCACATTGTTAACGGTCACAGTATTTCCGCTGCGAGAAACAGTTGCGATACCTGTATTATTTGACACAACACTGATGGTGCCGTCGTGGTTACCACCGATAGTGAAGGTATCAGACAGGTTGGATGGACTCAGCTCAATAGAACTGGGGCTCACCGTCAACGTGCCAGTTGCTTTGCCAATAGACCACGAAACGGTCTTAGCGGTTGTTGTACCATCGCTCCACCGATAATCCGTGGTCGGAGTGAAGGTCGCGTTATAACTGCCAGCGTTTGTACCAGAGGTTGTGCCGCCGATAGTCATGTACGTTGTATTATAGTTGCTCCATGTTGGAGACTGAGAACCGCCGGTATAGGTTAGACTGCCGCTTTGTGAAGGAATGTTGGCAATCGTAATGCGGTTAGCCACACCAGTATCACGCTGGGTTGTGGAGGTATTGATACCGCCATCCGTAGTCTCAGGGAAGAAACTGATGTAATAAGTCGTACCATTGGTCAGACCGGTTACTGTCAGCGGAGTGTTGGAATACTGGTTCCGGGTTGTCACCTTCAGTGTATAGACCGCACCGGAGTCATCCTTGTCCGTGGCGTAAGAACCTTCTTTCACAACGACAGTAGTGCTTGCCCATGTTGCAAGAGTAACACCGTCACTCGTAATAGTAGCAGCGGGGTCAGACCATTTGATGGTCATCTTGCCGTTACCAGCTTCCTCGGAAGCAACAATGTTTGTGACATTCCAGCTATCAATTCCTGCTACCTGAGCAGTAGGAGTAGCACTAAACTCATCATCCTCGCTATCCGTATAAGTACCGGTTGTGGTATATGGGAAGAATTTGTAGTAGTAGGTCGTTCCATCAGACAGACCGCTGTCACAGAAGTACGCATTGGAATACTGGTTACGAGTTGTGCTGTCAATCACAACAGTACCATCTCTACGGCTTGTCGGCATGGAGCCAGCTTTACGGACAAGCAGAGTACCTCCCCATGAGGCGAGTGTAGATTCCGCAACCACAAGGTCATCAGGGTCTGTCCACTTGATATATACTTTTCCAGATGAAGTAAGTGTGGTAATATTAGAAACAGCAGCCAGTGTCAGCCCACCACCGCCACCAGAGCCGCCTGGGAAATTAGATAAAATTGGCATATCCTTGCCCTCCTTTTAACCTAAAAGAATGATATAAACAGGGATGTCGATGTCTGGCATCTCTCCATCGGCGGCAATCGTTAACTTGCCGTCTTCCTGTCCGACCACAGAAAGCATTGCCTCCCGCGCCATTTCGCGTTGCTCAAACGTTGCGTTATGGGCAACAGAAATAGTACCGTTTTGTGTGGCAGTCAGCCCGGTAACGGTAATGTCCTGTGTGAACGGGGAATCAATACCAGTCCAAGCACTTGCCAGAAGGGTTGCAGAAACGAGTACGCTGCTGTTTGCCTTCTCGCCGAGGGCAGTGTCAATCTTGACCATGTTCGAATTTTCTGTTCCATTCATTTTGGTGCGCCACTCAAGGAATCGCTCTGAGCTATCATCTGTGATATACAGGCCATAGTTCGCGGTTGTATCGCTCATTTACATGCACCTCCATATCAACCAAGCAGGATAACGACAACGGGAATATCTCGTGTAGGCGTTTCGCCATAAGCTGCAATTGTGATAGTTCCTGCCCCTTGCCCGCACACATAGAGTTCTGCATTTTTTGCCGCCTCCATTTCAGCGTCTGAAACTGATTGAGACAGGCCAATAACCCCATTGGATTCTGCAGTAACTCCACTAATTTGTAATGTCTGTTCTCCGGAAGACCACCCGCCTGAAAGTAGTGTGGCAGATACGGCGGTACTCCCACCGGAGTTTACAGGATTGATGCGGTGCCGCTTCTGTTCACCGTTATCTTCGGAGTCAATATAAAAACCCCCATCGTCGGGGGTGAAATAGGCATAGCCGTCATGGAACGGCGTTACGTCTGTGGAAATACGGGAGCTGTCTCCCTTCAAAATTTTGAATAAAGCCATCTATTTTCTCTACCTCCGTTCTACAGAGTTAAAGCTAAAAAATAATGAAGGGGCGGGTGTTACCCCGCCCCATTTGTTATGGGAAATTTGATTAGAAGCTGCCCCAGGTCAGAGCAGTATCGGTGTATGCATTCGCAGCGGCCTCAGCAGCATCCACATCGGTCATAGTAGCTGCCTTATTGGTGGAGGCATCGTAAGCCGTCTCGAAGGTGATGGTGTCCTGCTTACCAGACAGAGCGGTGGTCAGGCCGGTAATCTTATCCTGCGCCAGCTCAGGAATGTCAGCGGCAACCAGAGCGCGGCGAGTAACGGAAATCTTACCATCAGTTTCTGCAACAGCAGAAACAACCTGTCCCTCAACGGCAGAGTCTTCAACATCAAGAGCAGCAATAGCGTCAGTGATATCAGACTCCACTGCCTTACCGTCCAAAGCATCCTGCAGCCCATCCACCTTAGCGATTGCCAGAGTGGGGATATCATCAGCCACAAGTGCACGGCGGGAGACAGCAATCTTGCCGTCAGTTTCAACAACGGCGCTCACAAGCTGACCGGACACAGCCTCGTCCGCAACATCAAGACCCTCAATAGCGGTAGTGATGTCAGCGGGAGTAGCCTTGGCAGCGAGAGCAGTTTCCAGACCAGCAATCTTGGACTGTGCAATCGCAGCGTCAGCAGCAATATCAGCGTCCTTGATACTGCCCTTCACGGCGAAGGAAGACTCATCGCCCAGCTCACGCCAGGTAGCACCATCGTAGACATACTCCTTGGCATTGTAGGTTACCACATCGCCCTTGGCAAATTCGTCCACACCAGAAACAGTGACTTCAGTGGCAGGGTCGGTGGTGGACTCACCAATGTAGTGCATGGCGCCAGACAGACCAGCCACCGCATTGGTCACGTCAGTCATGGTGGCAACCTTGTTGGTAGAGCCGTCATAAGCGGTGTTGAACACCAGAGAATCCTGCTTGCCAGCCAGAGCGTCAGTCAGACCGGTTACCTTGGACTGAGCAATTTCGGGGATGTCCTCTGCTACCAGAGCACGGCGAGTGACAGTAATCTTACCATCTTCCTCGGACACAGCACTCACAAGCTGAGTAGCAACGGCGCTGTCAGCAACATCCAGAGCGCCGACCAAACCATCAGCATACGCCTTGGCAGCAGTTTCGGCAGCGTCAGCCTCGGCTTCGGCATACTTCTTTGCGCCCTTCACGGTGTCGGCAGTCGCTTCGTCATCATCGGTACCCACATCGGCCTTGCCGTTAATCTTGGCAGCCAGGGTAGCCTCCAGGTCAGCTTCTGCGACTTCATCCTTAGAAGCCAGGTCGCCCAGACCTTCAATAGACCCAGCAACAACGTCGGCAATCTTCTCGTCCACATATTCCTTCACGTTGGCGTAGGGGACGTCAGGTTCCTTATCACCGAGGTTGCCTACAGCGGTAGTAATGGCGCTGTCCACATCGTCAGCGGTGGTGTAGGTAGCGCCCATAGTCAGGGTCAGCTTGCGAGATGCAGCGTCATAAGATGCCTCGGTCACAGCATTGCCGGAACCGACAACCTCAACAGAGGTAGCACCGGTGTCCAGGTTAATCTGCACATATGCAGAACCGTTCCACTTAGCCAGAACGTTCAGGTCAGTGATGTAATACAGTGCAGTAGTGCTGGGATTGGTGTTGCCCTGCAGGGCAGCAAGGTTGGTAAACTCCTGGAAGTCGCCCAGACGAATACGGGTAGAGTTGTCAACGTCCAGATACATCGCACGTTCATCGGTGGTTACATAGATAGTACCCTCACTATAAGTAGAGGGCAGGTTCGCCAGCAAACCTTTCTTAAAAGCAATATTAGCCATAAATCGCTTACCTCCTTAAAGATTCAATTTAGAGTGAGCCCCAAACAAGGCTCTCAGCCAGACTGGAAATCACTTCTTCATCAATAGCATCCAACTTCTGCTTATCTGCCAGAGTCATCAGGCCAGCCCCAGACACGCCATCTGGGCCCTGACCTGCAGGGATAAGAGTGATAACACCATGCTGAACATTGGGCGAGTAGGTTCCGTCTTCCTGCTTGGTAAAGATTCTAATCTCAGCGGTGTTGGTTGTTTCAGTACGCTGCACATTTACAATCTCGCTGAGGATTTCATCAGGCATGGAGTTGATGATTCCCTGCATCTCAGACACATCAGGAATATCGCCGATAGTGGCAATCTCATGGGCAGGGTCATCGGCCACGTAACCAGAGGATGCCTTATCCTCTGCGTTGTGGTAGAAGATACCTTTCTGATAAACGTTGATACGAGAACCAATCCAATTACCGTCCACATTCTTATCAGCATAAATCTGGGCGACCATACCGTTTTCGCCACCATTGTTCACGCCAACGAAAGATTCCGTACCATCCTGATGGGTGTATTTCGCGCCGCCGCCAGTAGACTCATTGAAAATGAGAGCCGTACCTCCATCGTCATTTACAATTTCCCGAATAACAAAATCGCTGGTATCAATCAGCCCACTGGTCGGAATGTAAATGTGAGACGCTTCTGCATCATTCAGAATCAGCTCAATGTAGGTATCACCGACCTTAGCGCCTGCATATGGCTGGTCATCCTCGGTGACCGTCTTAACACTCCCGCTTTGAACCACAAGGTCTTTTGGAATGTTGATTTCTGCACCAACATAAGAGCTGGAACCGTCAACAGTTTTCTTCAGGCGGTATGTAGCGGAATACCCTTCGGCAGCATCATCCAGTTTTTCGATGGCGTACTCAGTGTTGTCCTTGGCAACATAAAGACCGTCATCCTCAATCTCGATAGTATTACCCTCAGTCTTCGAGACCTGAACCCCGATGGTTTTACTTCCTTCTTCGCCATCAGCAATCACAATTGTTGCATCGACCGGAGTAAGTCCAGCAACAGTTCCGGCAGACAGATTGTCCAGTTTGACTTTGTCTTCAGCAGACATCAGCCCTGCAGCAGTCTGAGATGCGGCCTTGCCAGTGGAAAAAAGAAGGTTACCTTTGTAGAGCTCCTGTACGTCTTCCAGCCAATACAGGGTGTTGGTATCTTTCTGTTCAAGTGCGTCAAACAGAGCTTTTGTACCAACTTTGAAGATAACATTAGCCAACTTTATTTCCCTCCTCTGCAAAAAATATCATTATATAAACACTCTCTAAGAGTTTATACCGGTTACATCGGCTCCCAGATATAATCCGAGACAACTTCGTCGCCCTCAATTTCTGACCATTCATCATTCGGATTAAGGTCAACCGGCTCTGGGATGTCTCCTGGCTCGTCCTCAATTGTGAAGGTAAGAACCTTCCGTTCGGAAATGTGCGGTACATATACCGCCCCATCCTTGCCCATGACGCTGCCAAGATTCTTAACCGTTCCATCACTAAACGTAAGGATAAGTTCATTATCCGAAGAGATACCGGCGTTTGTAACCACGGCGCCGGTATTCGTGTTGACAACAATCTTGTCTCCAACAGGAACACCATTAGCAGAAAGCTGAATTGTACTATCTTCAGGATTGAAGATAATATTATCGGCCTTGTTCTCAATCGCAGTTTCAATGGTGTTGTTCATGTCTTCAATAGCTGTGTTCATGGTGTGAGCTAATTGATAAAGCGCAGTCATCTGGTGGTCGCACAAATAGTCATCCATATTTTTGGATTCTTGGACTTGCAGCACGCACTCTCCAGTCTTTGCAATAACGGGATTAGACGGAGTGCCGCTGTAAATCTGTATCCAAGTGCAGACTTCGCCCGGATATTTGCTCAGCTTGCAATTGATAGGGAACGTATATTGAAAATAAGATTCGTTGTACGGTGTTTCCGAGCGGTCTAAAACAACGACATCTGCAACTCCATCTGCACGCACATAACTCAGGAATACGCTGGCTGTGAGCATGTCAATTTCACCTACCACGGTAGGAATGAGGTAAGTAATTTTCTGGCTCAGATTGTCGCCACGATAAATCGGCTCGTTCACGGTGATGACCAAACTCATATCGTCATCGAGTTTAATGTAAAGCACCAGCTTCACCCCCAATCTCTAAATAATCACATAGTCGATTTCTTCAAGTAACATATTATCGTAGGCAGAAAGATTGTCGGCATCCATTTCGCTCAGAAGTCGATGTCGTTTCAAAATCGGGTCTACAGCAAGCCCAATGGCAATACTGTGGAGTTCTGGATGCATAAACTGTTGGATTGCTTCAACAACCTCTGCCACGAAGATGACCGCAGTCTCAAACTCCTCATATTTTGTCGAACAATCCCCATCCACAATGTCAGCAGAAAGCTCGATTGCGGAAGTGCCTTCACCAAGCGAGTAATGCAGTTCTGTCGCCAACACATCTGCTGCCATCTGAATGACGGTTTCTGCTCCGTTATAAAATCGATAGCACAGATTTGTCAGTTCGCAGGCGATATCAATACCAGGAGAAACAGATATAGCACTTCTCTTGTTGGTTCCAAGGACAGTGGTTTCGATTTCAACAACCGGTGCAACAGTAAGAAGACTATTCTTGATATCCTTCTCTAACGCAGCATTTATAACGAGGCTGGATTCAGCATTGCCACCAGACTTGCCTGTATATGCCATTACCGGCTGCGCAGTAAGTTGCATAGCAGATTCTGCTTTGGCAAATAGATTTGACAATGTTTCAACACATTCCGCAGACACCATAATACCTGCTGTATCGGAATAGAGAGAGTAATGTGTTTGGAACGTAGCCGTGACATTAAGTTCTGTCGCATAATTCAAACGCTCGTAACAGGTTTTCAGCATTTCATCAATGTGGTGAACCAATTCAGAACCTGTCTGCACTGCAATAAACTTTTGTAACGTATAGCTCTCAATGCAACTTTCCAAAATCAACTTGTGAATTGCAGTCAGCCCATCTCGGTACGGGATGGAGTAAACAAGGATGTCGCATTCTGTCAGCCGATTGTTTAGATAAATATCAAACTCTTTTGCCATATGCGACTCATCTCCTTATTTCAAAATTAGGCGGTCGGGTTCTGGGCAGAGAGTTTCAGGTATCCTTCCTTGATGGTCATAATGGTGGCAGTCTCAACACTGCGAGGTGTTGAAAGCTCGCCGTACATCAGAAGGTTGCCAGAGTCAACAGTGGGAGAATCATAAATAACAAAGTGCGTAATGGTTCCCCAGCTTGCGGTGCTTTCATTAAAGTTGATAGCTTGCGAATTAGTCACAACACCATCAAGCGGCTCACTTAAAGTCGTTAACTGCACACGAGCATATCCAGCGTCGGTCGAGGGTTCGTCAACACCAGAGCCGTTAATATTAGGGGCAGTGGTACTCAGACCGATATAATAAGTAGTCGGAATTGCTGGGTCGGTTTTGGTGCCAAACACATTGCCGGCGACACAGTTCAGAAAATAGTTTGTATTCATAGAGTCCATTCCTCCTTCAAGATAAATGGGCATGACAAAAGCCGGCGGTCAGCCGGCTTTGTCGTTACCGTATAAAGTTTTTATTGATGTTGTTTGTGATGTATAAGATACCCTGCTTTGGTATTTCCACATCGCCATCAATATCACGAATGATGATTTGATAAATATACTTGCCGGATAAGTCAACCGTTTCGGTAGGGGAGAGGGTTACGGTCAGCACATTATCGTAAGTCCCTTCATTGTTGAAGATTGACTCCATCTGCTTCGTTAGAATGGGTGTTCCTGTTTTGTTTGTAAAACTAACGATGGAAAAATTGCAATCACATCCAGTGAGACTGAACGGCTTTTTATCTCGATAAAAATAGACATTGAAAGCAAGGTCTTGCGTCTCACCACCAACGAAGTCGATGGTCGGCAAGGTGTATGGATTATAAGTACAGCTCATACACACTCACCACCTTACCATTATTTATTCTTGTCTGTTGCATCCTCGTTTGGCGTGATGACAGCAGAATTTAACAGAGAGGCGATTTCCTCAAGCATGGCAATACTACCGCTCAGATTGGCAAGGTTTGCCTTACCACTAACAGAAACGCTATTTAATGCGTTGAGAGTTACAGTCAGTCTCTGCATAATATCTTCTTTCATAATCCTTTACTCCTTTTCCTTTTTTAACTCAGCAACAATTCCATATAGTTTCTGAATCATGTGGACACACAAGGGAATCAGTTCACCGTAACGAATACCATAGTACATTTCAGAAGAGCCATCCGGCATACTTTTCTCGCAAAGCTCCAATAACGCAAGCTCCTCTTCAGAAAAGCCACAAGAATCCCTCAGCGCCACAACATCCTGTGCGATAAAACCAATATGGCGCATGTTATCATTGTGGCTTTTAAGGCAGAAGGTAGATGGCTTCAATCCAAAGAAGAATTGTTCGTACTTGTCAATATCTGTTCTAATATCGCTCTTCAAACGAATATCAGAGTCAACAGTGATTTCATCCGAAGCATGGATAGCCCCATTGATGGCGTAAATATATCCACTTCCACCACTGAGCATAGCACCCTTATTACTGACAAAAACGTAGTAATCTGCATATGGCCCGGATGAACCATACATCTTTGCACCATATGTTGTACTAACTCCGTCTGAGCCACGAGCGCAACAGAATCCTCCATCGTCAGTACCAAGTGTTACCAACTCTGCGTCTATCGTTCCTGTTCTGATATAATTGGCGTTGATATACAGACGGTTTGTGGTAGAGTCGCTAAATATGCCAAACCTTGTTCCACCACTGGTAAGCACGTTAAAAACGTTCAGGTCTGTCAGCCTGTTGTCCCAAGCAAGGTCATAGGCATCATCAGCATAGTAATAGGCATCATCCGCTCTGTCGTATGCACTATCCGCAAGATTGTATGCGGAGTTGGCTCTGGAATAAGCGGTACTCTGCGAAGCGTTTGTTTCATTTACGAGCGCCCAGTTGATTGAGGAGCCGGCTGCCATAGTGATGCTTCCTCTAATAGAAACGTTGCCAGACGAATCAACAACAAAGTTTCCATTTCCCACATTGATTCCGTTTAGATTCAAATAATCTGCCGTAAACTCATAGGAGTTGTTCATCATGGAGTTTCCAGAGCTATCTCTAAACGATGCACCGGACACCGTTCCGCTGAATGTGCCATTCCTTGCATACAGATTTCCGTTCTTCATCACATAAAACGGAGCACTTGCAGGGTTGGAGCTGCCAGCCCAAATTGCATAAGCACTGTTTGTCCCAGAACCAGAACCATGAAGGGCAACATAGGAGGAGCCGCTGCCACCATGTAAATATGTATCCTCAATGGTGAACCCGCCAATTTCACCGGACGTAGCTGTAACTCTTCCTCTGAAGTAGGCATTGCCGTCTCTTAGGTCAATGAAAAAGTTCGCGTTCTCAGGAATCCCATCATCGTCCAATATTAGGCCACCGTCCTCATCCACGAAAGATGGGATGACGGTTGTGCCACTGGTCGTGAACAATGAGCCAGTACCGGCGAGGATACCATACGCCGGGTCTATGATGAGTTTGCCGCCGTTATCCTTCTGAAGAACAAATGTGGAATTGTTTAACCAAGCACCGCTGGAGTCTACCTTAAACTGCATTACACCAGTATCTGTTTCGTTTTCGATAACTAAGTTATTGCCAACAATGAGCTTGCCGCCAATGACTTCTGCATTGACACCAAAATAGGTTCCAACATCTTCAGAAGAAAAAAGGCCAATGGCAAGTTTTGCATGAGCCCAATTATCATCCGTCATAGCTATCATGCTGTCCACGATGCGCAACTGGTAGTTGGAGTCGCCGCCAACATGGATGCCGGCACCATTGATAACAACACTTTGGTTGCTCGCAGCAAGTATAGTGTTTTTCGCTGCATCTAATGAACTGTTCATAAACTCAGATACAGCAGATGCGTGATTTACAGTTTGATTGTAAATGTACTTGCTTGCATCAAAGCTACGCCCAGAGGAATAGCCTTGCTCTATCATATCCTTTAATGTGTTACAGTTGTCATGCCGCTTAAAGCGGTTCGAAAACACAATAGAGAAATCCTCTCGGTCTTCAAAGTCTAACTCAAACTCGATGATATACGGAGTAATTACCGTTCTATCTCCAATATTAAGATATACCCCTTTGCCAAGTTCCAATCTATTTCGGAAAGGGGCAAACTCATTGGCGAAAATGAAATTGCCAGAATCAACGCTGAATTCGTAAGTCGGTGTGGCAAGGTCACTTAACACCTCAACAGCATAGTCATACAACTCCATCTGCACGGAGTATTTTTGGTAGTCGCTGACGTTTGCTGTGAGAAATAGAGACCCCGACTGGCTGGTGAACTGCAGCCTCGTCCCCTCATAAGTCGTAACTCCATCAACGACAACAGCATGGATATCACTTGATAGTCCAGACATAATGCCAGAAACAGTTATCATGCCACTGGTTGCTGTTGCGCTGCCGGAAGTGATAGAACCTCCATATATACTCAGCACATATTCTCCACTGTTATTTTCTTCAAACGTTCCTCTGATGATATCCCCATTGACTGCATGACTGCCAGTTAGAGCAAACGTACCACCTGTAATGGTGTACATCCGTTTTTGGAATTTTTCGCTCAAATCAATTCGAACAATAGCCGCCCCTTGAATTAGAAAGCTTTCGTTTGAAAGGGTATAAGAGGTTCCTGACAGCGTTGTATCTACACTGGTAGCAACAAAGGTGTCTTCGGTAATATCCTGCTCAATCAGATACCGATTCAACTCTGTGTACTCTTCATCGGTGAAGTATTTCGTAATGGACAGCGTATTTACGATTTCCTGAATCTGAGCAGCATAAGAGCCTGGGTTTGATGTATCGAGGTTAGACTCGATGGACTCTATCAAACTTTCTTTTGCAGCAATTTCAGCCTTCTTTGCGGATATATTTGCGTTGATTTCATTGAGCAAAGCTTGCTGTGTCTGTTTACCAGCAGAAGTCGTTTCCATTGCAAGGGCTTGAATTGTAACGCTTTGCTGGGATATAAGCGTTTCAAGTTCCCCTTGCAAGTCAACAAGAGCAACCCGTTCTGCAAGCAACTGTGCGGTTGTTGACGCACGCAACGCCACAAGCCCACGATACTGCTCTTGATAATTCAGTACGGTTCTTTGCCATACTCCCCATTTTTCCGCAAGCTCCGCTGGAATATCGCCGTTGGAAATAAAATAACTCAGGTCATATACCCAGTTTGTCCCAATAGGATTTACATCTCTGATATCCAGCTCGTCTGCGCCATATGGTCGCAATGCTGTCACAAGTTCATCACTAAGTTCTTCTATTTCAACAGACTCAATCAGATTGTCGAAATCCAGATATATCGGTAGCGTATCCAATTGTTCATCCACATCATATGCGTTGATTGTTCGCGCATACGGGTCGAATACAAACACGCCGCGAAATTTCTCCGGAACCGTATTATAGACAAAGTCCAACAGATAATCATCGTATTGGTCGAACGTCCGATATCTCTGAGCAAGAGTGGGGGAGACATACCCTACACTCCAGCCACGAGCTACCTCAAGAATACGGCCCATGATTGTGTCTGCGTTAGCAGGATTGGTTTGGTCATAAAACTTGAACGTACCTTCCTCTAAAAAGAAGGTCTTGGAATCAAGTTCTTGTTCAATGGAATAGCCTTCGATATGTTTAACATCATAGATACCATCAGACTCTGTCGATGGATTCATAATGACATACACGCCATAGTGCTGCGTATAGACAATTTTGTGTCCCGTCAGCCTGTCATAAATCCAATTAGGTTCACCATCTATTACGGCCGGCACATCAAAAGAAATTTCACTCGGCTCAGAAAACTTAATGTTGAGATGCAGGTTGAACACTCCTGGGATAATCCCAATTGTGTCCTCTCCCATTGTCTTCAAAATGAGTAGTGGCGTTTCAGGATTTCCGTCAGCGTCAAACTCCAATTTGGAATAATCAAGATACACACCTGCACCCCCTTTATCCTGCGATATTGTATAGGAACCTTCCAGAAATAGTGAGCGTTCCGTCGCCGGTCACTTCGATATTGTTATCGCCGTGGACAAGTCTGAAAAAGTTCAAATTAAAATTATCGTATAAGTTATATCCATAGTTCGTCTCTTGAATGATACCGTTGTTGTTGTCTATGATGACGTTCACAGATGAGGGCAAATCTTTTAGCAAGAACTCTCTTTCTCCATCGTTGTGGTTTACAATGCGAAGTTCCGTTGTTCCGGAAGAAGGTATAAAGGTCAATACTGGCTTCAGTAACTCTCGCACAGAACTTTCGTTACGGAACAATATATTCGTCGTTCCAGCAATCCTGTATTGCTTGTCAAATTGATACCCATATGCATAAGGGCAGTCACACACAATTGTTGCCTCAAATGCAATCGGCAACCATCCAATGGATAGGGGAGTGAGCTCTGTAATAAGACACTTAAATTGAACCCGCTCCATATCTGGCTGGTCAATCGAGAGCCACTGATATTGCTGGTGCCCTGTCAACCAGAAACTAATGTTTTCAAGTTCGTACCGGTCAAGGTAATCTTCCGCACCGAACACAAGTTTGAACTGTAACGGAGAGTCATGATAATTCACACCAAAATGAATTGGCTGAATCCGATTCAAAGTTCTTGTTTCGATGATATCTGCCGTATTGCCAAACGAAACATTTTCCTGCCCGTTTCCATCAATATCATAAATCATCAGACCGTACATCAATGACGACTCCCCGGCAAATGAGAATTCATAACTGTTAAACATATATTTGCGCTCACCTCCTTTTGAAACGGTAGGGGAGGGGCACACGCCCCTCCTCCTTGATTACCGTGATTTAATGTTTAAGTTCTTCAATACCTCGTTGGTAAACTTGCGGTTAATCTCCTGATGCTTCTTGACCGTTTCATCATTTGCACCATAGATATACACGTCACCAAACTGAACACTATTGCTGCTGTTGCTGATAGGTGCAAGGGCTCCAACCTCAGATATACCATCCTGCGCCCCTCCGAACACTCGGTCATACCCCGTTGAATCAATCAGAGTAGTGAATGCATCGGATAAGCTGGTAGCAAAATCAATTAGTCTGAACAGCCCTTTTTCTTTCTGTTCGTCCAGAACAGCCTCGCCCTTTTCAAGCACCGCAAGCACTTCGTTCTGTTTCAGGGTTGGATTGTCACCCGCAATGCCACCTTCATGATAAACAGAGTGCAACTGCTTACCGACATTTTCTGGGTGAAGTTCATCTTTTGTCACCCACCAGATACCTGTGGGAGACTCGAACTCGGCGTGGACACCATACTGGTCAAGCCGTGCAGCAAGTTGTACAGCCTGCTGATGAAGTTGGTTGTTTCGTTCTGCTGTATTCTTTTCTGCATCCCACATCTTGCCGAGCTGTTTCATCTGGTAGACAATAGCGGTGACCATCTCTTCATTGGTAGAACTGCTATCGTAGTTCGTATTTGGTAGCGTATCATTGTGGATATTACCGCTGGCACTATCAATGTCAGCGCCGATGTTGTTCAGCGCAGACACATAACTACCATACCGTTGTGCGGCAGCAAGAGCGTTATTCCATGCTTCGGTAATGGTACTATTCAGCTCATTACCATACTGGGTATTCCAAGCAATAAGCTCGTTATACAGAGTATCCCAGTGGCTCTCAATATAAGCAATGGCCATATCATAGAGCTTCTGATAAGAAGAAATGCTGTCCTCAAGAATGGCAATCTCCTTGTCCTTCTCGGCCTCATACGATTCAGCCATATCATCGAGCGCATCTTTTTGCGCATCCATTGCGTAGTCAGACTGCTTATCGGCGAGCTCGTTTTGGAGTTCATACATCTCTTCTTCGAGCTGAGCCCTTTGAGCCTGGGCATCTCGGCTATCGTCAAGAGACAGGGCGTTAATACGCTCCTGTAACTTTGCGATTTCCTTAACCTTATCCGCAACTTCATCTTGGTAGTCTGACTCCTCTTTTGCAGCATCTAACGCCTCTTTGCGCAAATCGATGATATCCCGATACGCACTCTTCATATCCTCAAGAGCTTGAATCTGGTCGTTGATTCGCTGCTTGAGCATTTCCATAACATACTTTAATATGTCATCCAAACCAGTTTTCATTTCCTCAAGGGCTTCGGATGTGGAGTTAGAAACCTGTCCAATTCCGCTGATTGCGTTTTGCGCTAAGGAGCGGAGCGCGTTGATGTTATGAAGTGCAGCCTGATATTGGCCGTCATCCAAATCAAGGAGAGCAAGGTTCGCATACACCAGTCCCCATGTTGCATTTGTTGTCTGTGTGGTTGCGTAGAGCAGGTTATTCAACTCTTCAATGGAACCAGCTTGTAAAGCAAGGCGTAGCCGTTCGACATAATTCATGGCGCTTTCAAGCGCAAGCTGTTCAGTACGCGCAGCAATAACAGCGTTGATTCGCTCCTCGTTAATGACGAGTTGCCCATTTTCATCTGTTAACAACTGCATATACTGAGCGCCCATATTGATGATGTCTTGAAGCGTATCCACTGTGATATAACCGCCATCAGCGTACTCGTTTGCCGCATTATGCAATACATCGTATACATCTTGAATCTGGTCTACTGCATCGCTTGATGCCTCGACGACACGATTCATAACTTCGATAATGTTGTTTGCATAATCCCACCAGAGGTTGCTTAACTCACTGACCTCATCACTGGTGTCTGAATACCCAAGGGAACGATAATACTCAGCCTCCTCATGGACTTTGGCTTGCAGATTTTTATAGTAAGCAACAATATCGCTTGCAAACTGCTCAACATCGTCCATGTTCCGATTGTTTATCGCATTGTCCAATCGGTTCTCGGTCAACTCAATGGCATTCTCCCACTCTGAAACAATTGTCTCATAGCTGCCCACAATGACTTCTTGGATACTATCCTGATAATCCCACCACTGTTTCTGCAGGTCTTGGATATAATCAGAATTTTCATCCAGGCCGAGTGCTCTGTACTTTTCGGCTTGAGCGTGGACGGCCTCCTGCATCTGCCTGTAGATTGCTACAATCTCTTCTGGGTTTCCGCCGTTCTTTTCAAGAAGAAAAATCTTGTGTTCAAAGTTGCCGATAATTTCGTCGATTTCCTCCGACATCTTATCCAATGTATCTTCAAGCTGCTCTTCAAGATTAGTTGGGTCAAGCTCTGCGTCAACAGTAAGTGTCGCACTACTATTACTCTTGTTGCTATTTGTCGTAGTTGTACTGCTGTTGTTGCCACCGCTTGTAGAAGGCGTGTATGGTTTATATCCGCCAGTTACCATTGCGGTACCACTGACAAGTGCAGACGCCCGCCCAGATACATAGCCATACTCTAACAGCGACTCGGTTTGCTTATGGTTAAAAATGATAGCGCCGGCAGGAATACTGACAAACTCAGCGCCATTATCGCCAACTGTATACCATTTCCCAGTATGAGGGTCTACAACGATTTCTCGACCGAGCTCGCCAACCAATGTTCTGCCACCAGTAGCCGTTCCCCAGTCACCACCAGCCCGCGCTGTTCCACCTGCATGCGCTGTTCCATTTACGCTTTGCACACCACTGGTATCGGAATAATACTCAACTTTGCGCCTAATGGTCGAAAAGCTCCTGGGGAGTTTGGATGTATCCGGTTCATAAATGACATCAACGTTCATCGGGTCAAAAGATTGTGGGAGCAGGTCTGTGTCAGGGTTGTAAACCACATCGCATGTTTTTGTTTCTGGATTATATCCGGTAATTGCTGTGGCATCTACTCCAAAAGTCACAATCGCTTCTGCAGACAGGTTGTTAATGGAGGTCTGTATAGCTTCAGCAGAAGTAGTGTCAAGACCAAGTGTTGCTTTTACCTCTGGACTTAACGATTGGATTTGTTCAACCAACGCAGCTACATCAGACTCAGCTTCTGATGTATCAGCTCCCACACTTTGCTGTATCTCAAGCGTGTTCTGGGATGACTGAAATTGCTGCAGCAAAGAGATTACACCAGCGATATCCTCTTCACACTGAGTTGTATCAACCCGCATAACGTCAGGTTGAGAAAGAAGCTGTTTCTGTGCAACGCAGTATTGGATAATAGCATTAGCTCTTTCGATATCTGTCGCATCGGCGCCAATTTTGAATTCATCCATCTCGGCAATTGTGTTATCCAATGCAGATATCTGCTCTTCTGTCGTATCAAGGTCAGATACGTCAAGTTTGATTTCGAGGTCTTCATTCCCTTCGATTGAGCGCAGTGCTTCAGCGGCCTCATTAGCCTTTATTGCAAGGTCACCAAATGTTTGTACTGTTTCGTCGCTCCAATCAAACTCTGCACCTTTTAGTTGTAGTTCGTCAAAGAACGCTTGAACAACGCCCATAGACATGCCAAGCCCTTCGGCGAAGTCCTCCATAGCTGTTTGTCCGGCAACCGTCCATCCGTTTTCATCGCTATAGTTCATGAGTCCAGCCTCAACAGACTTTCTCAAGAACTCATCGATGTTAAGCCCCTCCACGTTCCCGTCATCATCAAATGACAGGTAGCTTTGGAAGTCTGCCATATATGACTCAATTGCGCTGAGGTCATCACGGTCAACACTTTCCGGAATGATGAATTCAATGGCTGCTTCGAACTTCCTTGAGCCAAAGTTTCCAAAGATGTCAGACTCACTATCATATGTATCTCTGATATTTTGAATTGCGCTAACAGCGTCATCTTCCATGTCGCCATAGTCAGATGCGCTCTGAGCATTCAACCAGTTTTGATATGCACCAACAGCTTCCTGTAGGGAAGTGGTGAGAAGGTCATACTGTCTACACGTATCAGCAAGCGTACTGTTCTCTTCAAGTAACGCATCAATAGAATCCTGGATGCTTGCCGCACTCTCACCCTCTGCGAAATTCTTGTCTTCAATTTTACGACGGTATTCCTCAATCTGCCGAGCATTTTCGATATATTGGCTCTGCGCCAATGCCTTGTTGGTTTCGTTGATTGCAATTTGCTCTTCGGCCTTAGCCTCAGAGATTTCACGTACCTTATCAGCATTAAGCTGCATTGCCCCATTGACATATTCAAGCGCAGAGCGGTATTCTTTCATGCTCTCAGCGTTGAAGTCTTCAATAGATATAGACTGACCGCTGGCTTGAGATGAAACTACTTTTTGAGCACTCTCGATATTGGAAATAATGCCGCTTACGGTTTCGCTCAAAGCTTCATAGGACGCCGCCGTTTTGAGCAATTCCGTTTGAAGGTCTTCCAAAGTAAGACTATTTGGCTCTGCCGAAATGTTATAATATATCCGCAGGACTTCTTCGACAGTCATGTCGTTTACAGCATCGTCATATTGGTCTTGCAATAAATTCTTGGCATGTTCAATCGCCTTAGATACTTCATCGTCGAAGCCTTCAGAGTCTTCATCTATCTCAAATGCAGTCTTGATGAAGACGCGCAAATCCTCGTCTTCTATATTGTTTACATCGTCAATAAAATTCTTGACCTGATTTTGATATGCATCAACAGAAAGTGATTCACCATTCTCATCAACGCCAAGTTTAAGCATTGAACCGACATTCAGAAGGTCTTGAATCTCAGGCGTTATCTTTTCAATGAAGTCATTGATTTGCGCTTTCGCTGTATTGATTGCGTCTTCATCTATAACCTTACCACCAAAGAACCCATCTTTCGTAATGTCTTCGATATCAAACGAATCGACAAATCCTGAAATAACCTGTCGCGCACTGTCGCTAAGCTCTGCATATTTTTCGTTGCTTTCAGCAACAAGCATTAACTGGTCAGATACATCGGCATTTGCCTGAGCAAGCTCAGTCTGTACGTCCGAATAAGCGACAGCAGCATTCTTAGTTTCTTCAATTGCAGAATCAAATGCGTCTTGTGAGTCAAACTGAGCATCATCCCAGCTAATGCTATCAATTATTTTGCTGTGGCCACTTTGGATGTCTTCTGCGATTCTATCAACGTAATCATTCCAGAACCAGCTCGATTGCCAATACCCATAATCGTTGAAGTATTTTTGCAGTTCTGAATCGATGTTTTCTACGCCAAGGGCTTCCATGATTTGACGAGCCAGGAACTCTCCGCTCTCCATGTCACTTGGAATATCCCTGTCGTTGATATTAAACAATCTCCAGATAGAGTTACTGAGGTCGCTATCAGTTTTGAGGGCATCTCCACTTAATAGGTCAGAATATGTAGCAACAGAACCTGCTAATGCTTCGGACAGCTTTTCTGTGGTCGCCATGCTGCGCAGTTCAGTTTGGTACTCCTGTTCTTGCAGCTCAATAGCTCTTTCGAGAAGATTATTTTTATTGACTAAAGCGTTGTTCTCGGCATCGTACCCTTCAATAAGGCTTGGAGATATACTGACGACCTGTTCTACGATTTCCTTATACCTCTCATAATCATCTGCTGACAGAGATACATTTCGACCGTAGTTATCAACGCCTGCTGATAGCCTGTCAAATTCAGCGGACAGACCTTCCAAGGTCTGAATATTAGATTGAGTTTGCGAACGAACCTCTTGGAAAGCTGCTTTTAATTCATTAGAGCTCTCCACAAGTTCTTCCGTTGATTTATGAATACTTTGAAAAATTGTAACGCCGATAGATAGGGCGGCTATTGCAATCCCAACTACGCCAAGTGCAGTCTGAAACGCAGTTGCCCCTGCTGTTGCTTGAGCAAATGCATTTGCAATTGCCTGCCCAACGGTTACTCCAGACTGCCTGATAGCAGAGAAACCCTGGATGACAGACTGAATTGGTTTGATTAAGTTAGTAAGAAACGATGCAATTGACTTGGCGTTCAAGGCGACCATAATACCAAGAGTAACGCCCAGCACTGTATTCAGGCCGCCAACCCTATCAATGATTTGAGCGAGAACGTTCAGCACATTCAATAGACCAGTTCCAAATTCTACAATACCCTTAACGAAATCTGAATCAATCAGGGTAACAGAAAATTCCTGGAACGAAGCCTTGAATTCAGCAATCTTACCATTGATACTGTCCAGATATTTCTCGTTCTCAGCAAGGGCAGAACCGGCAGCGCCGGCGGAGGTAGCTACGATATCCTCGGCCAAAGAGAAGTTTTCAATTAAGGCAGCGACTACGTTTGAGTTGCGCTTACCACCAAGCATCTCAAGAAGGTTAGCCTGTGTGATATCCGTGAGCTCATCCCAAACTTCAGATATCTCTTTAAGAATTTGATATGTACTCTTAAACGTATCTTCATCTACCTGAATATCAACCTTGTTGCCCGTCAGTGCAAGAATCTCGTTGCGGAGCTCAGAAACACTGCTCGCCATTCCGTCCGTACTTTCGCCGGCCTCTTCAGCCTCCGTTTTTGCTGCACGAAGATACATAGAAATAGTCTTCATGGTTGTGCCGACTGTCTCCGGGTTCTGAACAATAGTGTTGGCAGTAGTAATCAGGGCGATACTTTCATCCAACGTATTGTTACCAGCAGCCAGGGCAGAGGCAGAACGGAGTAAAGCTTCACCGATTCCTTGCGAAGAAATTGCGAAGTTGTTGCCGACCTCGTTGAACTTATCGACAACCAGCATAGAGTCCTCAGCGGCAATACCGAATGCCTGCATGGTTGAAATAATACTTTCAGACGCCTCCGAAATATCTTCAATACCATCACCGACATTCTTATATACAATAGCTGCGTCGGCTAATTGAGATGCATCCTCGATATTATATCCGAGTCTGGCAAAGTCTGCCGTAGCTGTTACGGTATCTGAAACGGTAGCACCTAACTCTTTCGAACGTGATACTGCGGTATCAAGGAACCGAGAATAAGTTGCTTCGGTTTCGTCTGTAACCTTTCTCAGTTCGGTCATAGCCGTATCAACATCAATGACAGCAGTAACCATTTGCTGCAGCGCCTGATATGCACGCATGATAACCTGAGAGATAGTTAACCAAGATGTAAACTTGCCGGCAAGACCGCCAACTCGGTCTGATAGTGTTTTTGTATTTTCGCCTGCAGCACGGATATGTTCAGAAGAATCTTTTATCGAAGTCGTAGCATTGCTGTATCTTCTCTGAAAATCATCGGCAGCAAGCCCGCCAGATTCGAGCTCCGACTTAAGCTGTTCAAGATTGCGAATCTGGTTGTCGATATTGGAATAATCTCCTGAAGTTCTACCAGTCTGCGCAGCAGTCCAGTTTCTTTGATTGTTGCGCGCCTGAATCAGCGCATTATTGATTTTGGTAAGAGCAGCATTATACTCGTTTGTATTAGCTGTAAGTATTTTGCTTTGATTTGCAGAGGCTGCTTCGGCACGCGCCTTTTCTTCAGCGGCTTGACGAGCCTGTTGAAGTTTGGTGATGTTCTCTTGAATTGCTGCCCCTTCTGCAAGTAATTCACTACGGTACCCATCAGAGATGGAGGTTTTAGATGCACGCACCTCTTCGATTTTCGTAGCCCATGCTTCATATTGCTGAGTAATTTCTGCAATTGAAGCACGCTCTTCGTCAGTTGCCGCTGTATTGTTTAGAGTGTTAACCGCACGCTGGACAGCGGTCTTCTTTGCAGTGAGGGATTCTAACTGTACTTTGAACTCAGCAGTCTTACGAGCGGCGGTCGTAGCAGCAGCACCGGCCTGCTCCATCTGCGATTTAATCTCGCCAATACCATCAGCAGTTAAAGTAATGCTGGTGCCTTTGTCCAGGTTCATTGTGTTAATGACGGCGTTAAGCTGCTTCTTAAAATCAGCAATGGCACCTGCGCCAATCTTGATATTGGACACCTGGACAGAGAATTTCCCACTGGCGCTGATAGCATTTAATTTGCTTTGCAGTTGGCTGTTCCATGATTTCTGGCCACCGGCCTCAGTATCAAGGGCAACTTTTACTTTCAGCGGATTTTTATTAAGGGACGCCATAATTTGGCTAAGCTGGCTTTGAATTAAACTACCGCTTTCACCGCTTAGTGAACCCTCGCCGAGCACGCCAAAAAGCAAGGAAATATCTGCGTTCGCCATCTTTTCTCACCGTCCTTTACAAAGAAAAGGCTTGGCAAAAGCCAAGCCTCAATTGTTGATATTTAGCTATACTCATCTCCCGCAATAGCGGTCACATTGTAGTCAGAACCATAATTGCCGTTAAAATCTTGAACGGCCTGTTGGATGAAATGAAGACCGGTTCGTTGGGTAAGACCATGAATTCTCGCACCATGCCATTCGCCCCATACCTTCGCCATGCTGGGGTGTTCCCCATAGCCATTGTTTATCAAGGCTACCGCATTATCGATGCCAGAGTAATCCTTTGGAGCAAGAGAGTCACGATGTAAATCTCCTCCAAAGTAGATGTAGATAATAGATGAGCCATCCGGCATTTCGATAATAGATGATGTATCCAAAGAATCGAAGTGGCTCATAACCGATGCTGGCAGCGCATAACTCTGAGCTGTGCTCCGCAGAACTTGAATCATCTTGTCCGCTGCCATATACATGTCTTTCTCAGTAATGATTTTATCGCCAGCCTCCGTTCTTCCTTTACCCTCATCAGAATATCGTTGAATACACTCGCGCATGCGAAGTTTACCGTTTACACTTCTGCTATAGGCACCAACCTTATTCATAATAGAGGCAATATTGATACTCGCCATTATTCATCACTCGATTCAGAGCTCTCTGCTGGACGTGTTTTGTCCAAATATGCCTCTACAATTTTTCCTTCGTCCAGCTCGCCGCTGCTCAGAACATTAGCAAGCTTAGCAATATCATCCGAAGAGATTCCATTGAACATACCCTCAGTGCGAGCTTGCAGGTCATTGAATGCAGAGATAAGGTCATTGACCTGACGCTTAATCATTAGAGCGTTGCTATCGCAGAGGAATTCGACCTTCCGATTGATGGACGCAACAATCTCATTAAGTTGTGCACCGTTAATACGGCTGCACACCAAATCGATAATGTCCGTCTTATAAATAATCTCATACCGATGTTCCAATTTGTCCGGCAGAGAAAAGTTTGCATATTTAGAAAGGATGTTGCTCCTGATAGCAAAGTCCATAACTTCTGGAACGAACCCGCCATCTTCTTGAAAACAACTCAGCACAACATCATTTACGAACTCCATCATTTCAGTGAATGAAAGAGTTTTCTTAATTTGAACCTCAATACCGTACCACTGTTCTGTGGTGGTGTTTTCAAAATGCTCCTTAATAATCTTATCCATAACGCTGATGGAAATCCGTTTTTCACTCTTTGCCATCACACATTTCCTCCTTTTTATTCCTGCTGCGCTTTTCTGCTCGGCGCATCTTCTGTATAGTATCGTAATCCAGCCAGCCGCCCCATTTCTTTGAATAGGAAAGCCATCTGTACTGAATATCTGGATATCGGAACCAAAACAATTTCCGCTTTAATTTTGCGACATTGTCAGGCATACCCTTTGTGTCAATCACTTCGATATGCCCATCTGAATATTCGATATAAAAATCTGCTACGTAGGTAATCGGTAATATTGATTTACCACGGTACATGAACGAGGGTTGTAGTTCATATTTCTTCTGCAGTTCGAATCTCTTGATTTCTCCGCTTTCAACACCGGGGAGAACCACATCGGAGTAGTACCGCATTTCGAGCCGACTATCAAAAACTATACCGTCACATGTCCTTGTATCGGTCTCCTTGTCTACATTGAATTTTGTTCGCCTCATCTCACTCCTCCCCAAAATAGAAAAGGGAAGACGGAAATAATCCGCCTTCCCACAATTTTATTCGTCTTCCACAGGGTCTTTGCCAGGTGCGTTTGAATCGACAGCCTGTTCATCTGTTTTGACCACAGCAACAGTCTCTACCGGAATGTGCTCAACGGCCTTCCTGCGCCGCTCACGTTTTGGAGCGGTATGACCACGAGATTCCTCAACTTTCTGAAGATAAACTGCACCGCACTCTGGAGAACAGGCTACCTCCTGCCAGCGAAAGACACCTGCGCTTCGATTGGCACTGCGGCAAGCTTCGTATTCCTTGCCACATACTCGACACTTTTTAATCGCAGATGCCATATTACCCCCTCGCTTTCTTAGGTAGCGTCTTCAGCGTTAGCGCCAAAAATGGTGTAAGTCCACAGAGCGCCATCGGTGCCGCAAGCGCCTGCCAGAGATTCGGCCTCAAATGCGTGAACAGTCTGGTTCTCACCCATTTCAAAGCTGAACTCACCATTGAAGTCAGCCTTCGGAATGTAGAACTGAATACGGTATACGTTCGCGCACTTATCCTCAGCAAAAGCGTCAATGTAAAGAGCGCACTTGCCAGAGTACTTATCGCTCATATTCTCCAGAACATCAGCCTGAATCTGACGCATGTAGAACACGACGATTTCGGTTCCGTCTGCAATTTCTCCATCATTAAAGGCAAGAGCCTTCGTATCGGGAGTATAAGTAAACTTGCCTTCAGCAACTGCAGCATCCTGGGTCAGAGGCTGGCCAAGTGTACCGTCTTCGTTTTTGATGTACACAGACTCAATCTCATTACCGGCAGTGCCAACGGCCTTATAGCTGGTAGTAGCAGCATTAGACGCAACGGTCAGATAGTCAGTCCACATAACAGTAGTAACCTTGTTCTCAAACTCACCGCCAACCTGCAGCTCCAGAAGACCGCCAGAGACCAGACCGTTCGTACCGCTAACCGTAACGGCCTTGTTTCGCTTCAGGGAGTTCAGCTTACGACCCTGCTTACCGGTGATGTCAACTCGCTCCTGAGTCTGAGCGATTGTCGCATTCTGGAGCTCGTCCAGAGTGAACTTATAAGCACCAGTCACGATATCAAATGCATTGATTGTTTCAAGACTGGTGATGGTGATGTCATTGATATTCATAGACAATCCTCCTCCTATTTGTGTGTTAGCCAATTCAAATCGTCTTGGCTCAAATCTTTTGCGCTTACGGTTCCGGCATAAACGCCGTGCATCCGATTGTCGTAGTCAATCTTTTTAATTACTTGTCGAACACTCTCGTTAAACTGATAGATAGAAAGTTCTCGTGTCCCCTCAAACCCATAGTGAAACTGTTCCGTGTTGACAAGAGCGACTATCAACCCTTCAAGTTGCGAATCAGTGACCCGCTTACTTTGCCTGCGCATTTTTTCACGCGCTCTGCGTATCATATATTCCTTCGCATCGCCGTTTGCAGGCTTGCGATTATTCCGTTCAAGGTGGTGTATTTTTCGCAAAATGTTGGCAATTTGACCATGAATCGCACGGTCAATTTTAGCACCGGTACTTTTATCAATAAGCATCACTGTATTGTTTTGCGTATTGATTGCCGGTTGAAATTGTGACAATGACAAATCTCCAAATATCAAAGAGGTGTCCCTTTCTTTTATGGAGCCAAACAACAGCAAGAATAACTCCCACTCATTGATTGCGGTAAAGTCAACGCCTATGTCATCCAATTGAACCATCATATCAATTGGCATAGCAGTTATCATTGACACCAAGCCGTAATACTCATCCTCACATTCCAAAATCTCGCCAACACTTGGAATCCGAACTGTGATGAACTCGTTAATCGGGTGTTCCTTCTTATACAAAAGATTCAGAGTTCCCATTTAACCCTGCTTTCGGTTTGACGGCACAGGCTTACCACTCGGAGTGAACCTATTAAAATCAGTAGCCTGAAAAGTCAGAACCTTTCCCTGATAATCTGTAATAGGAGCAAATCGCTTTGCAGAATACAGGTCAAGTTCTCCAAGACCATAATACCTACTGCCGTTAATTGCCTTAGCAATTTCAGATGCGAGTTTATCTGTCCGGACACCACCTTCCGGAAGCCTGAGCTTGCTCTTGTGTGTAAACACCCAGACATACAGTACAGGAAGCAAAAACGTTTTGTTTACTGACCTCTGTACATCCACGTCACAGCATATAAAAGTCTGGCCGTGTTCCACAGTGTCAGGGATATATTCATATGGGAACACTTGATTGTAAACAAGGGTTTCTGGGTTGTTGATTCGAACACAATCATCACTTAAAAGTCGGACGATTGTTTCGTTGGTAAGTAAATCCTGCACTAACTGATTTTTATAGTCAAAAAACTCTTCAAGCTGCATTAAATCCACACCTTCTTCCCGCCCTGTTCGTTATCCTCCACAGGAGGCTCTGAGGTGCAATCACTTTCTTTGCGTGGGAAGTGGTCATAGTAATTGGCAATATGGAGCTCGAAATTATCTGTGTCCTCTGTATTGCATTCCTGCAAAACAAAGCTGAGGATACCACGGTTATCATAGCTCCCACCCAGCTTGAATGGTTTTGTAAGACGATATGCGAGAACATTTGGCGAGGCATAATCATCAATCAGGAAGCGGTCGTCTCGATTGAGACGGATAGTATATCTGTCTTTTGCAATTATCAGTGCAATCCGGGAATCGCCTCGTGTAATAATAAAATCGTTGTCCGAGTATTCGCCAGTCAGATATTTTGTACCATCCTCTACAATGCACCATCGTTCAACAACAGAACCATCATCCGCAATCCAGCGAAGGAGGTAGTTGCACTGCCGCATCTTGGCTTTAGTATAAACTTCATTGTTTGCATCCCGCTCAATGATGAGCCAACGATTGTCCATCCACTCAACAAGGCCACCATGTGGAAGGTCTTCACCCGGCATAGAACAAAGCGTCTTGATATCCAGGTTGTCAGAGTCAATAATCGCGAGCTCTCGCTGTTCACCGTCAATCACAGCATTGTGGTATGACAGGCTTCCAGGAATCTTGTCCATCAGAAATCTGAATTCCTTTTGGAGTGCCGCGCCACGTTTGTTCCCGCCGTGCGCATCTATGCGCGAACGGTACGAATCCCAAACGCTCACGATAAATCCTCCTTATTCAAAACAGCGTATTTCGCTTTTAGTTTATTGCATATGGAAATGGCCTTAAATACTTCTCGTTTTACAACCGGAGTTGGGCAAGAAGGAGTATCAATTAGATATTGCAGGATAGAGATAAGCGATAAAAACATGGGGTCTTCATGAATCGCTTCTACTAACTCTTTACACCCAAGAAGTTCTGCTTGTAAACTGCGCATATATGTATCCAACGAACTCTCTCCGCTTTCCCAGATAGGGAGTATTTTGAAAAACAAATTGACGAGGGTACGGAGATAATTATTGAGCACCGTGGCATCCATTGGCACGCCGACCGTGGTCTGAATCATCATAGGTGTAAATCCGTCAAGTCCCCGTGATTATATGAGTACTCCCTCACCATACTCACAAAATCTTTTTGAGCTTTTGCGTATGCGGAACTAATCCGATTCAAAAGCTCTGCTGGGGAATAGGTGGTAAAATCTCTTGTGTTAAGTACAAGTTCGAGATTCTCCTGCTTATAGGTGTATGGTTTCATCCACTGCACCAACATGCCTTCGGATACAATCTCTACGATTTCGTCAATATCTTCTGCTGGAATATCAACGTTGAACTCCCGAATAACATCATCCGCTGTACTGGACAAGTCGTATTGACATACGTTCTTAAACGCTGAAATGGCTCGCTTCATATATCCATCTATCAGGCCATTCCTTTCAAAGTCACGCATGTTTACAAACTCAAATTCTGTGACCTTGGATAAAAAGGCTTCAGTGAATTTATCATAGGGAACGCTCATTTGTATCACGCTCCTTATCGTTCAATTAGCTCAATGCCAAGGCATTTTTCCAAAGTGGCAATCAGTCTGTTGGAATCAATACCGCCTTCTGAAATGAGTTGCTTAGCACGGTATGCTACAGACTGTTTCTGTCCGTCAGAAAGATTTGCGATTGTCTTTTCGATTTCGGATGCCGGTTTCGTAAAGAGCTTATCGAAGTCTTGGATTGAGATAGCGAAGCGGTAGTATTTTCCCATGCCAAGGTAGTCTACAATCCACGGTTCATCGAACATGAACCAGTTATTGATGAAATACTTCTTGTTAGAGTTCCTTGCGTTTCGCAATTCACTTAACTCCATATCTTGCTCGGCTCCAAACGAATCCCAAACAAATCGTTCACCAGTTCGCTTGCTCTTGTAAACCAAACGCCCTTGGAATCCATTTCGAACAGTCACATATTGGCTTGGGTCAATATCCTTTGGAATAAGAGGCTTCTTTTCAGTTTCCTGTTGAACCTGTTTCGATTCAACAGATTCCGTTGCAGTAGTACGTTTGCTTCTGCTTCTGTTTACAGTTTCGTTTTCCATAACATCTCCCTTTCATACATAGAGCGGGGCGTTATGCCCCGCTCCAAATTCTCTAATTGAAAATTAGGCAATCTCGTAACGGCCAATACCAGCGTTACCGCCGGCCAGCACAATGCCCATGCCATACTTTTCGCCGTACAGATATTCCTGAGTCAAATCGCCGTTGCTCATCGGGTCACCCATCAGAACAATGGGGTTACCTTCATACACGCACTTAATGGGCTTGTCGTCGCCGGCGATAATAGTCAGAATGTCATCAGCCAGGGTGAACTCGGTAGAACCGACCTTATGACGCTGAGGGGTAACCACAACAGGAGTACCATAGAACATACCATAGTAGCCCAGGTTGTAGATATCACGTTCAGAGTCAGTTCCCTGAATAGAGGGCGCCAGATTGCGGACTGCCTTCTTGGTACCAATAATGGTGGCAGGCTTGCCATTAGCCGCAGCTTCAACATGTGCAATCAGGTCGAGCAGCTCGTCCTCATCATAAGCACCAGCAGCAGGGAAGTAGGTAACACCGCCGAAATCATTAGCAGTCGCACCGCTCCACAGGGTGTAGATATCATTCAGCAGTTTCTGACGGAAAGACTCGGAGACCTTATTGATAAAGTCGTTGAAGTCCACACGTCCAGACAGAACACGGTTCAGTTCTTCGTAAATCTTTACAACCTTCAGAGAGGTCGGAATAGACACTTCACTGATACCGCTCAGGCGCTGCCGACGAATGCCCTGGGTACCATCCGCAGCGTCAGCAACGATAAACAGATTGCTGTCCTCCACTAAAAACAGATTCTTGTCACCTTCTGCAACATTGCGGAAGTCAACCAGAGCATTAAAGTATTCATCACCCTGCAGACCTTCAACAACAGTGCGGGAGAGGATTTCCTCAATCAAAGTGAACAGACCGCTGCACTTGCCATCACGAATGTTCTTATAATTTAAGGTTGTGCTGCCGCCGTTTGCATCAACAAGAGCCTTGTGCAGAAGCTCCATAGACTGCCCGACAGAATACTGTTCCACATTGCCATGATAGGCATCGACAGCAACCTTCACAATGTCTTTCATATCAGCCATCGCTTTTCTCCTCCTCTTTTTAGATTTAATTAGCCACCAACGCCAGGAGCGGTTGCTGCCGTAGCTTCAGTCTTGCCAATCTTGATAGTGTAGTAGGTATACCGACCAGCCGTTTCAATGGCAACACAAGTACCAAGACCAGTGCCCGCTGCATCAATCTTACCGTCGGTACCGATGCCAACCTCTTCGCCAACGGCAGAGGGAACGGTTCCACCAACAAAACCTTCCTTGGTCACAGAAAACATGTTGCGACTGCGGGGGATATACCCACGAACAATCTGACCAGCTTCGTTGATGTACTCGTCCAGATTACGCTTGCGCTCGTCGTACATAACTTCGACGCCAGCAACAATAGCACAATCATTCAGGTCATCAGTAGAAGATGCAGCAACGGCCTTCATAACCTCGCGCTCGCCATCTTCATATCCTTCAAGCTTTACGATAACGCCGTTTTCGACAGCGGCCTGCTTGTCTTCACCATCGTAGAAACGCAGGGAGACAAGGTCTGCAGGCTGATTAGTACCGCTCATCAGGTCGGTACGGATAACTGTATAAGCCATAATCGACTCCTCCTTGTTAGTTATTTAATTATGCTGATTGTGTAAAACAATCCCATATTCTGCGAACACACCGCCATATGGCTCTGGTGTGGTGCTGGTCTTTTCGACAGCCAGCTTTGGCGTTTTTTGTTCATAAGAGAATTTGGCAGGTGCTCCCGTCCGGCCACGAATAGCGTAGCACTTCTCCTCAAGTTCCTCGATAGAATATTCTGCATTGCTTTCACGCAGCGCATCAAAAGCTTCAACGCCTGCAAGGTCTTCAAACTGTGCGAAGACTTTTTCTCTCTTTTCCTTCGCCGCAGCATTCTCCGTATCCGTCTTAAACTGACGCAGAACGTCAAGTTCAGATTGCATGGATGAAATCGTATCGGAGGCAGCCTGGTACTTTTCGTCCCATTGCGTATCGTTTGCTGTATACTTTTCAACAACCTTTGCAAACATACCGCTGATAGGGTCAGACTGACTACCTTCGTCGAACGGAACAATTGCAATCTTCATTCGCTTCTTGCTGGCAAAGTCAATCACAACGTGGTCGCCGTCCATAGAATACGTGAACCCGTAGATATTCCAGTCGGACACATCTGTTGCATAAACTTCAGACACATCCTTATCGTAATCCCAAAGCCAGTAGCGAGAATCCATTCCCCAGCATGTTTCGATTTTCTCAACGTCTAAAGCGCCATACAGTTCTTCGCGGAACTGTCCTTCCAGAGCAAAGCTCTCATTGGGGTCATCAGGATTAGCATTTGGTTCATCGGGTTGTTCCTTCATAGCCTCAAACTTTTCACGAAGCTTTTCAATAGAAAGGTCATCTATAGAAAAATCAAGGCTCTCGATATCAAGCCCGTATTCAGCGGCTAATGCTTTCTTCTGTTCCAATACCTCTTCTCCTCCTTCCGAATAATTTTGTGGGTGTATGACAACCTCATGCGAGGGTTGTACCGTTTGAAATGATTCCTTTAACTCCTGCATCATATCAGCAAGCTGTTTCTTGAAATCATCGCACGAGAACATTTCGAGCGATGCTGATTCATAACATGGCTGAGCCGTTCCTAACAGGCAAAACGCTGTAAACTCAAACCGATGAATTACATAGACGCCGTCTACCATTTCTCCCTCTTTAATAGAGATTTCCATAGATTCATCTGTAATCCCGTCTTCTTTGATTTTCTTATAAGCCTCCTGCCGTTTCCAAATCAGGGCATCTACGCATAGGTATTCATGCAATCCAGAATCATCCTCGATTTCTTCCCACCAATATTGGGCGCTCTCAGGAATAACACCAACTGGGTGTGTAATATTAACGATTCTGAGCCCACCGTCACCGTCTGATACTAACTCCATATCATGTGAACCGATGACATCTTCTTCTCGGTCGTAGCGACAAACAATAGGGCAGTTGTAGATACTTGGCATGCAGCGTTCAAATGTTTCCTTGCTGATGAAGCTGTTGTTCCGGTTCCTTCCAGTATAAGCGACACGGAGAACACCACGGTCAAATGAAGAATTCTTTTCCGTTAAATCGCTAATGCTGGACGAGAACACGATTCTCATGGTACGCTCGCCCATAAAACAGTTCACCACCTTTGGATATAATAAATCTCGCGCATTGATTGTACGGGTTAAAATGTTAGTGTATCTGACAGGGCAAACCTCATATCATCAACTGTGAATTTTTGTTGCCCGTCGTTGACGAATACGTAAATGTCTGTACTCTCATCAGCTTTCAATATGGTGAACCCAAGTGATAGCAACCTATCTCTGTCGCTCTTGGTAAAAACGTAGATAAAATTATCCATCACCAATCGTCACCATCCTCTCTGCTTTGCTCTCCGGAATCAGTCAGGTCACCAACATCTTTTGTTGGAGCGCCACCTTCATCTGTCGCACCGTTTCCATCTGAAGATGCGGCGCTCTGTGTTGAAGAACTCTGTAACGGGACAAATCGTTCTGTTAAATTCAACACATCGTTCTCCAAGAAACTCATACAGTCAACTTCGCTCTGGGACATTCCCTGGGACGCAGCATACATAGAGATAAAAGGAAGGCCATATTGACAAGCTTTCAAATACATGTCGCCCATCTCTTTTCTGTTGAATGGGCTGCAATCAAGGAATGTCACTTTGAAGTTCTTTCCATAGCTTTGAGCCTGAATAAACCGATTGACTACATCTTCGATACTTTTAACAATACCAAACGTGATGGCTTGGTCTGCCTTTATGGAAAGCAACAGAGCGTTTGCCGAAGCCTTATCATTGTTGAATAGAAGGGAAGAAACACCGGCAGCAGTAAACAAATTCTGCTCTGCCTCTGAGATTGTATTTGTATCACCGGTATTCGCTTTTTCAAAACTGATTTTGTTAATCGGCATGGGGGAGAGGACAGAGCCAATTTCCTCTGGTAACACCGAATCAAGATTTCTCCAAAACTCCTTGGCCTTATCCAAATCCATCTGCCAGTTTCCTTCATCGTCAATACCAAGTGTCATGACAAGCATTGCATAATTCTCAAGAGTTGTCTTGGTAAGCTTTAATTGTTTATAATCCTCTAAATCATAGACCTCTCTTAAGATACCTGCAAATGGTGGTAGGGAATAATCCAAAATATCATTGTTGCACTTTACCGCGAAGGAGGTGGGGGAGTCAAGCTCCTGCCATCTTTGTCTTCGGTTGCTTTGATATGTCCTGTACTTACTTTGAAACTCGGCAGGGTAATACTCCAAATATTGAGAGTGTGCATCGAAGTATGAAAAGTCAAACGTAACATTCAACACGTTACCTTCTATCGTAGAGATAGCGCAATAATCCGATGGGAGTTGCTGAATCGTAATGTTGTCGTTCGTTACCCACATCGTCCCATAAAATGTATCTTCCCTGAGACACACAGTTAGTATCTTTGGAAATTGAGAGCGAACATTCATAGCCGACATAGCGTTCAAAACTTTTCGGTAGTTTCGATTAACAGACTTTACGTTTGCGGTCTTTGGGTCTATACGGTATGGAGATACAACAAACGATAGGTCAGAAAGGCCAGTGAAATACTGGATGAGCCGTCTGAAGTGTGAGCTTGCGCCGTAGATATAAGTTACGGCACGGCGAAGCTGTCGCTCATATGTATAAGGGTTGCTGAGATACTCCGTAATATTATCCTTGGTGTACAAAGAAAATGTTGGAGTGTTTGTGTTGTTATTCAGGTCTCTGGTAATCAGACGGTTCAGAACAGCAAATCTTTCTGAGATTCCGATAGCACCATCAAAATCACCGGGAACACTTCGCTTTGATTTGCCCATGCAGGTATCACCACCTTCCTATTTAATCTTCGGCGCTTTGAACATAAAAAAGTTGCTGGAGTCAAAGTCAGCAACCTTGTTTCTATTCATCTTATTTTCAATCTGAAGCGCAACATAATAGTTATAACTCAGGCTGGAATATCTATCCTTTCGCATACCGGCTCTCTCGTAAATTCTGACGCGCCCGCCTGACTCTTCATGCTGCAGCTTTACAAGTTCATCAATTAGCAGAGTTGTATGAACATATGGCATTTGCAGCCGCGTCTTTTCTAATGGGGTTAATGAATTATATCCTCTGATATCACCGAGCAGAGTATCCGCATCATACTCTGTTACAAGCAGCCGTATCTTGCTGCTGCGGAATCCTTCTCTAAGGAGCACTGCACAATCAGAGTTCAAAGATGGTGAACCCTTGATTGCCCATATGACCTTATCAGCACCTTTGGTGGTACATCTCTCAGCCATCTCTTGATTATTACAGCATGACAGAGCGGGATATATTTCTCCGCTATCAGGGTCAACCATATCTCTTACCAGCGCATCATACACACCCAGTCCGAGGCCAGTACAGTCAAGTACGATGTAGTCACAGGCGAACTCATCATACAGCTTTCGGATAACCAGTGCTTGGTCTTCTGTGTGCATCCCCTCGAAACAATCTCCATACACAATGTTGCTTGTGTATCGTCCAGCCTTGGTCGGTAACATCTGATTGATGAAGATAGCAGATGCGTCGTTGTTATGTTTCTTGCTGGACATCAGAGCAATATCTGCAGAAAGAATTCTTTTCTCTCCGTTTATCTTTGGTGGTATCTTTACCTTCTGGCTGTTACCAAGCTTTGCTGCCATGTGGTCTGGTAGCATAGGATACTGAATTCGCCTGTTCTTCGAGATAGAATCAAAGTCAAAGAACGCACCAGCTTCACCACCAATCCACATAGCCTCCATCTCCATCTTGAACTTCAGCTCGTTAAAGTCGGGTTCCAACATGTCGCTTTCGATATCTTCTCGGAACATTCGACCCTCTTGAATAGCAAGCTCATACGGGAGCCCGCAAACAAAAGCCCCTCGGCCTCCATTTAACATAGCTCTGAAGTTAGACAGCATTTGCGCGTATGACCAATGGTCTTTGAAATAAGCAGAAGAAAGGTAAAACTGCATGTTCGGTTCTTTGGCTCGTTCCAGTTTAACCTCTTCTTTCGTGAGCTCTGCATATGGCGGCTCACGACGTTCGGTCAAAAACTTTTTCAGAACCGTGCTGATGGTATCCTGTTTCACCAGACGGAACTCATCAACAACTAAAAGGTTTGCACGATTACCACGTGCTGTATCACTGGCGGTTACAACTTTAATGTAACTTCCATTCTTAAACATGACCTTGGCATCCTGTCCGGAAAACTTGGTCTCTTTGAAATCTATCTCGTTCTTCAAATTAGGAGAACGCGGTATCAGTTCTGTCTGTATCTTTTCAAGAATTTGTAGAGCTTGTCCTCTTGTGCCAGATGTCAAAACGACTTTGCTTCCGGGATAAAGGATACAACGCACACACGAAAAAATAGCTGTGATAAATGTCTTACCCATGCCTCGTGATGCAATCCACAAAAAGATAACATTGGCATTCATTAGACATAGCACGGCATACTGATACCATTTGAGATAGGTAATATTCAAATATTCTTTGACAAAAACATCAATGTTTTCTCGATAGTAACTGCCCCATACTGCCATCCCCTCAAGCACTTGGTCATAACGAGTCTTTCGCTCACCCATTGCCATCACTCTCGTTCTTACCGGCATCGCCAAAGATATCTGTCAGGAAGGTATCGTCATCCTCCTCGGCGTATTCTGGGTATTTGACTCGATATTCGTTAATTGCGTCTTCATACATCTGGCAGTAACTATTTCTCAGTCCAACCATTTTACAAGCGTGTCCAAGGAACCATGTGGTCACGTTGCGGATAATTCCGCTTTCATCTTTCATATTGTCGGGAGTGGGGGGGAGTGGTCTCGAATACTCCCATTTCTGAATTCCCACACCGAGCGGCATATTATCCAGCTCTGCATCTGCCTCGCTCTTCTTTTGAGCTGGCTTCAAATTCATACTGCCAAGCAGACTATTCAACGCATTCACATTCTTGTCGATTGCTTTCCCATGCGCAGCATCTCTGCTGATAATAGTCTCAAGCAAACAAATTTGCCTATAAAGAGACCGCTCTGTTGGGTCAACCACCGAGATACCTTCTGTCCAACTTTTATATCTACGCTCAAGCTCTAAATAAAAATCAGGTGCATATCCAGCTCCCCAAAAATCAATTAGTTCTTGGTCAACCTCTATGTTGTCATCAGAACCATCTTCTGTATCTTCTGGTCTCTCTGCAAAGGAGAACGAATCTGATTTACGCCCGTTCTCTGCTGCCTGGGCTTCCTCATATAAAGTGTCATCGAACGTCTTGTCAATGTACTTCATAATATTTGTTTTGCCAATGTAGTTACGTATGCGCGAATGTACACCGGCAGTGCGTTCAACCATTGCGTAAATATCTTCGCTCCAGTACAAATCAAGCTTCATACAGATTCTACGCATAGCTTCTTTATCGTCAGCCAACATAGAGCGATACTGTTCATACAGTTCTTCTATGCAGTTGCTGCATATTGGGAGGTACCCGCTCCCACGATACATCGGGCTATGGCTCACTGGGAAGTATCCCTTTTGTCTGCTGTATGCAGTTCCACATCTGCAGCAATAATATTTATGATTGCTGACTACAACAGGTTCTGAAGTCTTCTCAAGTTTCCGTCTCTTGGGGGTATCTGCCATTTACACCAACCCCCTTTTCTCGTTATCCTCCCATAGCTTTACTGCACGCCGCATTTTGTTTCCAGGATAAAACCTTGGAATCCAATGGGACGGAACGATAACTTTTTCACCGGTTTGAGGGTTTGGACAGCTACGCTCCTTTCTTTCAAGAATATCAAAGCATCCGAACCCATATATGGACACAGCGTTCCCGCTTTCTAAGTTATCCAAAATAATGTCTGTAAAGTCATCAACAATACTTGTGGCAGCTTTCTTTGTATAGTGATGTTTGTCCACAAGCTGCTGGATTAAATCTGCCCTTTTAATATTCATCCTTTATCTCACCCTCTATTACAAATCCGATAAGGATTTCTGGACGTCAGCTTTGATATCACCATTTTCATCAAAGTATTGGGATATCTGTTCTTCGGCGTTCAGGTCTTTGTATACACGAACCATATCAGCAGACTCCCAGCCTACAATATCCTGAATGATATTATCCGGCAGTCCAAGTTTAGAAAGGTGGGTCGTAAAGTAGTGCCGTAAGCTATGCCAATAGAAATCCTCTCCGGTCATTCTGCTGAACGTATTTGCCCAGCTATTTAATGTAGTTTCGCTCATTTGCTCATCGTTATTGTCTGGAGCGGGGAATAGCCACACACTGTCTATTCCTTTAGCCTTGCGCTCCGAAATCCATGCATCCAAATATGGGCGAAACTTTTTCGCCAGCGTGTAGCAGTAGATGTATTTTCCAAGACCAAACCCCTTCGTCTGGATAGGCTCACTCGTCTTATATAAAGCCCCACCACAGATGAGGTTGTCATCCTTAAAGTCATCAACCTTAAATCGGCAAAGTTCAGCCTTCCTACGTCCACTGCACATAGCAAGCGCCAAGGCACATGCCTTCTTATGCTGTCCGGCCTCAGTCAACGAATCAAGTAGGCCGTCAAGCGCCTCATCCTCCCATACAGTCTTCTTGCGAACTTGGTGCATAGCAGGATTCTCAATTTTTCGTACAGTAGAACGAAACCCCTCAAACTCAGGGTCATCATCGCAAATGTTCTCAATAAAGTTACTCATGGAAGAAATTGCAGATTTTAACCTTCTGACACGAGCGGGAGAGTTTCCGTTTTCGTTGATGAGCCAATGTTGATATGCAGCAAAATCTCTTTTAGTAACTTTGGGGAAGAACTTGTTTCCGTTGTGCTGCAAGTTCCACACCCAAAAGATATCGAGGTCATTTGAATACCCAGCGATTGTTTTTGGACTTCTCTGCACGGATTGTAAATAAGAAATAAAATCTTCTTTCAGACGCATATTGTCTGGATTGACCTGACTCAAAAGCGCGGGGCTTGTGATGTCGTTCTGCTTGGTCTTTCTCGGCAATACAGCCACCTCGCTTTCTATTGATAATGTTTGGTTGCGGGGAGGAGATTCGAACTCCTGACCAACGGCTTATGAGGCCGCTGAGCTACCGCTGCTCTACCCCGCAGTATGATGGTGGGAGAGGTGTGAGTCAAACACACTCAGCCGTCAGGCAACGGTTTTACAGACCGCCCCAGCTCTCCGACTCTGGCGCTCTCCCATAGTGGTGAGGTCGGAGGGAATTGAACCCATCGCTCCTGCCTTGAAAGGGCAGTGTCTTAACCACTTGACTACGACCCCAGATGGCTCCTCCTGTTGGACTCGAACCAACGGCCCTACGATTAACAGTCGTATGCTCTACCAACTGAGCTAAAGAGGAATGTATAAAGGGCTACCCTAAATAGAGTAGCCCATTTTGATTATTGAAGTGGAATACCGTAGGAACACCTAACACCGTTTTCATCGCAGACACAAACCATTTGCTCCGCTCTTCCAACGATTCTTTTCTGGACACAATAATCATCCATGCCAAGGAAACTACCTGCCATAATTGTCTTCACACCTTGCACCTCATCAATTTTATTATGATGAAGATGTCCAGAAAGAACGGCATAGATTGGTCTTCCTGCCATTGCTTGTAAAGCCTGAACCTTAGAAGCACTTCCATCAAAGTCACCATGCACACCACAGTAGGTCTGGCCACGTACATCAACCAAATAAATTGTGTGGTCAATCTTCTCGCCACCACCGATTGTGACGTTCTCAAAATTCTGAAGACGTGCACCGAGATACCATTCAACTAAATCATCCAAACGCTCACTGATGAGCGCACGGTCTTTGTTCGGCTCGATTCTACTATGATTGCCGGCTACACTTACAAACGTAACGTTGTTGAAATGCTGACTCAATTCTGCAAGAAACTCGGCTATCAGTTCAGATACACCCTTGATTTGCTCAATGACATTCTCTTTATTTGTCACAGCAATTGACTGGTGAATGTTTCCACTGATTTCATCCCCATTTGCCCACACAATGCAATTCTCGCTCCGATGTGTTTCTCCGATAGAGATAATCCGGTCAAGGTATCTGCACATCATTTCACGGCAAACATCAGAATTATATGTATTCCAGAAGTTAGACACATTAGCTCCGTAGTGAATGTCGTTCAGACTTACCAACAAGTCATTGTCAGACGGGGCAATGTCAAACCTCTCATAGTGGAGTTGTGGCAGATTTCCAGACTTAACTGCTTCCACCAAAATCTCATTCAGTTCTTCCTGCCTGGAGCGTTCACGAATCAGGCGATTAAAGGCATTACGCTGGTCGTAGAATTTCTGCCGTTCCATTTGCAGCTCAATCTTCTTCGCATCAAGAGCAGATAATGTATCCGCATCACGGATAGATTCTTCTCCATCCCGCTCGATTGCCTCAATGATGGCTTTCATGCCATACATTCGTTTTCTGACCTCGCTGGCACTAAAACAGTTGCCCTCACCAAACAAGCGTTCACTTAGTTCTTCGTAATCATCGTCAATGGTGCGGTCAACCAATTTACCAATCACGATGTCACGCATCTCTTTGTAGCTTGTTGTATTGGTAATGGCTTACACATCCTTTCTCCTTGGTGCCGAGTTCTTCCCGCGCAGCGCATTCAACATACGCATGGGAGCAGCGGCTTCGACCATATAGTAGTGATGGCGCTTAGAGTCCTGCTTCATCGTTCTTACGATATGGACGTTGGGGTATTTCTCACGAATCGCATTTTTTTCTGCAAGGTTAATAGCAATCAATTTTCACTCATCCTTTATTTCAAATTTTTGTTTTATAATAATGTACCAGTAATATACCTTCTCAAACACCCCAAAAACCGTTGTGGCACAACGGTTTAAGGGTGTTCATTTTTGTCAACATAATCAACTTTTTAGTGCGTTGCGATGCCGCATAACAGAGTCCACTTTCTGCTTTGTGTGCAATTCCACTGCGCAGCTCGGACAATACTTCTGCTTGCGCCCACGTGATGGCTCCTGAATCTTTGTCGTGATTCCACAGTTGACGCAATCGAAATAAGGCTCTCCATAGTATTTTAGATACTGATACCCAAGGTTGCGAAAATCCTGAATGTGTATTGCAGTTTCACCCGGTGTCATAAACAGCACCTGTACATTGAGGTTATCAATCTTCTTGGAGAAACGAATGAACCCGGCATTGCGAAGTTCAGCAAACATCAGACTCTGACGCTTAATTGATGTTTTGATGTTTGCCATCTGCATGATTTCCTTATCAGGGCTGTTAACCCAATGGTTGTTTTGCTCAGACACACAGTCCCAATATTTCGCAACGCACAGTAGGGTGAAGGCCAACCGGCGAATCTGTTTACCGCCAAGCATCTCAATTTTATCCAGTTCCGGTTTGGAAATGTCGATACCATCTAACCGAATCAAAGGGTATTTCCCAGCGTTTTTTGCAACCTTATCAAGAACATCAGACCAGTGTACAAGTGACACCTGCGGGTCACACTGCATCATGAAGGCATCCAGCAGCTTTCGAATTTCCCGTTTGCTGTAGTGATTCTCAAGATAATATTTCGATACACGATTCAACGTCTCGATTGGTTTCTTCCCAAGGTCGTGATTGTTGATAGCGCGTTCCGCCCAATCGTATTCATTGAGAACTATACTCATCTGATTCCTCCCATCTATGTTGATTGACTGAAAACCGGTTGCCGCAATACTCAATGTCTCCATTCGCGTCCAGAGTAGGGTAGGAGATAACGCCGTCATTCCTCTTGAGTAGATTCTGGATTATCTCTTCTCCACACATTTCCCATGCAAATCGCTTTGTGGAACTCCGCTGATAGCAGATGTCTAACACAATGTTGCACAGAGCAAATCGGTCTGGACATTCCTTTGTGCAATCCTGAATAAATTCGTTTCGCATCTCAAGCATTCGGGCGAAAGTATCGTATTCATCAACACGTTCGTAATTGGCAAACACGGCATAGTTCCGTAGCCTCTTGTTGTAGTTCTCATATAACTTCATGATGGCATTATACTGTGAGCGGCTATACTCAGCATCGCCCTTCATGATGGTATAATCAAACTCTGTGTCCGCGTTGTGACGTCCAAGATATCCATCGAACTCCTGTTCGAATCTTCTGCAGATTCGATTCATCACACAGTCATTGTTGCTGACCGGCATTCTGCTGTGGTAGTACCGGATAAAGTCCTTTTGGCGCTCTGTCTGTTCGGATGCTGGGATTGCAAGCAGTTCATCAACGGTCATCTGGAATTCACGCATCGCATTTTTATTTGTGTTTTTTATGTATGTGTTGTACTGCTTCATCAGAGCGGGGTAGATAAGCCGCATGAAGTACGGCTTTTTGTCCGCGACAAGTTTCAGATAAAACCTGCGGGTATCTGCATCTTCAATCAGGTTTACACTGTGGCGGTCGTGCCACTCCCTCGGCATTGGCTTAGCAATAATCCCTTTGGCTTTGTCGATGGCATTTTGCTGGAAAAGCTGGCCGCATTTGATTCGATAATCAAGTTCTTCATACTCGCGGCTGCCTTTGGCATATTGTGCTTGAACATCAAACATAGAAGTAATCCAGTTCGTGGTCTTACCGATATCGTCGCCAAAGCTGTCGATGTTCGCTTGGATGAAGTCTTCTTCACTTACAATCTTTTTGCTCGCCTTACGCTGAACACACATCAAGGCAGGGAGGACTTTTAAGTTCTCTACCAGCACCTTGTTGTCCGTTAGCATAACGAGGTCACCGTCTTTATCCATGCCGTTGAGCGCATGTGCTGCAGTATCCCATGAATTGAAAAGTGTGCAGGTCGTCATGTAACGATACCAATACTCCGCTTTCTCGCTGCGATGCGGGTACACAAGGCGTATGTTATTGTGGCAAGTCATTGGTGCTCGGAAACAGGCCAGCTTATCTGCAGCCTGCTTACACCAATAGCCATTGTATATCTCGCCGGCTTTCAGCAACCCAGTAACTTCAAGCCCAAAGATATGCTGGCAGAGTGAGAATGGGTCACCGCATACGATGGAATAATTGCCGTGGACTTTTAGAACACCAACCTTGGCCTCGTTGATACGGTTCTTAATCATCTGATAGATGCAGTTCTGGACATATGGGTCATCAATCATCTTCGGCTCAATCATCAAAGCCTTTGCAAAATCATTGTCCAGCCGTCCGATATTATCCTCGTTCATGCCGGCACCTTTCAGAAAAAGAACTGTTTTAACTGGGTCGGCATAGAGCACATCCTTAATTTCATTCATGGTCAGGCGGATAAGCTCCTCAATATCATCGTCACTCAAATCATAGCTCTGAATAAATTGATAGTTTAGCGTCCGCTCCTGTTCAAGTTCCTTTGGGCATGTCTTGGCAATTCCAAAGGTGTATCCGTTCGCCAAACAGTTTCGCACGTAGTCTTCACAACTATCGTAGGAATCCCACAGTTTTAGCATGGACGTGGTAAGGATAAGTTCCACATTCCGGATATCAACATCGTTTCCCCATGCATCCTTCACCATGTAGGAACCAGCAACCTTCTCCGCAAAGTCCAGAAAATCAAACGTGAATACCATACCCTTCTCCCATGAGAACCGGGTATTTACTCCGCTCACCAGGTAATCAAGCTCAAGTTCATCGCTCCACCGCTTGGCGAGCGATGGTAACATCAGGCCGTACCCATCGGACTCGTTGAGCTGTACAGGAACTTGCATACGCTCTTCCATAACCGGTTCGCCGTCTGCCTCATCGTTCAGGTAAATAATGTCGGAAAGGAATTCCGTTTCACAATCGCTGACAACAAGAATCCCGTGTGGCATAGATACAGGAATAGAGGCACTGCAAGTCAACGCCTTATAAGCCTCCAGTTTTGCTGGCACCATTTCTTTGTCCATATTACGACCATTATCAATTCGCTTCTTAATTTCTTCTGCATGGCGGTCGCTGATAAACACAATGGTCTCGTTCTTAACGCCACCATTGGTGCCGAGTAGTCGCTGATACTGAATTCCATTGATACTGAACCCACGGCATGCCCGGTGGTAATCTTTTTCTTTGTCTATGATGACGCAAAGATAATCTGGTTTGAATTGCACATCATCCAAGTCAGCATATAGCTGCTTGATTCTTCTCCTGTTCTGCACACTGTTTGGCTCTTTGCGAAGCCGGCGTATCTCCGTCTTAATTTCACGAGCGCGGTTCTCGGCATCCGTAATGCCGTTCAATTCGTCAAGCCACCGCAACACCTGACTGTCTGCCAGAGAAATTACTTCATCGTTTTTCCTTGCCTCTGCTACGGGTAACGTCAATCGCCACTTGGCTTTTCGTAACCGGCTGCTATGAAGTTTGAATATGTATTTCTGGCACACTAACTGCTTAGCCAGTATCATTCACCTCTCTTGTAGATTATTTAATTGGGTTGATAGGGCTAAAAAATAAGGACTACCATTCAGACGTGTATCGAAACCATGCGTCCCGGAACTCAGCTCGTCTTTCTTCTATGTATCGGTCAATCGTCTCATCATCATCAAACGGGGTATAGCGGTCACAATCTTCTTCGGAGCAGCATTTGTCTCCAAAGAGGCAGGTTATGCATCTCTCATTGTTCAACTGATTGTCCTCCTTCGCTGGTACTATTCATCCAGTCAATCAGCAGCTCTCTCATTCTGCTGCTTGGTATGTATAAGTTAATTGGCTTGTTGTCACGTATTGCACTTCGCCATATCCACTGGAGCATCTCGGATAACGCGAAGTGGTCGGAATTGATTTCAATATTTCGTTCAGAAAAGAATTTAAGTAAGTTCGGGTCAACGAACCGATTTGCCATGTATGCGATATCCGTTCGGTCGCGGAATTCATTTGTCGCTCTCGCGCTGACCTGCAAAAAGTTATTGCGAAATCTTCCGGTACGCCGGTCAGTCAGTTTATCACGCGCATCCTTAAATGATGTCCAAAGCCGCGAGTCATGGTTGCCGCCGGGAACGCCTTGGAAAAACTTCTTCAGATTATTGCGCAGCGCACGGATATCCGGGTGGTCATATCCTCTACGGGTGAACCAGTTCTTGGACAGGGCAAATTTCCCGTCTCCAACCTTGTTCATAGCTGGGGTATCTACAATGTGAATCAGACTACGGTAGTCCAAGGGTGGGGGTGAGTCTGGGGCATTAGAGAACCGGTATCCGTCTTCGTCCAGCTCAACACCGATGATTCGGTAGTCAAATCCGAAGAAGTCCAAGTATGCCTTTTGATACTGCCCATCGAACAGGTAGGTCAGCATGAATACTTCGTCAAAAGAGCGGAGCATATCTGGGTTCATTACGTTGAGCAGCGCACTGTCTATCATGCGCAAGGAACCGGCATCGGCAAGTTCCTTGTAGTCGCAGAATCTTCCGTCATACTCTTTATCCTTCCAGCGGACAACACCATTCTCGCTCACATCGGCAAGCTGGCTGATGATAAGCGCGAAGTCCTTATCGGTAACATTCAGCCGTTCGATGACCTGGATGCTCTCATCGATGATAAGAGAGTAGTGATTCGCACGGACAAGTTCCAGTGCCTCCTCGTCCATCAGGTAAAAGAGGGAATGGGTGGCCGCTACGTTTTTGCCATGTCGGATATGCGTCTTCAGCTCAGCGGACTTACTCATGTAGTCGCTGTCTGATTGGTCAAAGTCGCATTGCTCACAGATGCGGTCTACCTCATTCAAATAGGGTGTTATGTAAAGGAACCGCTTGGTTCCCTTGTATCGGTTCATGTACCGTATGGCAGCAGAGGACTTGCCTCTACCCATACGGGCGTCAACTACGGTGATGGTGTTCACGTCCAAATCACCGTCCAGTCATAGTGAAATCCAAAATAGAAATCACATCCTTCCTTTGGATTCGGGTCTTCCAAATATTTCAGGACACACGATTTTTTGTCCGGTTCGAATCCGCTTGCGCTCCGTTCACACTACGCTCTCGCTCCTTAAGCTGTCAGCAGATTTGAGCCGCTTTTTACGTGCTTATATTACTTTATAAGACGAGGTGCCAAAAACCGTTGTGAGACAAGGCTTTTTTGAAACGCCAAGGACACACGGTGTGTCCTAAAGCTGTTTTCGTTGAGTGTTCAATATGAGGTTGTCAAGGTGCAGGGTGAATGCCGTTACGCCGTTACCGGGTCACTCTCCATCAGGTTGCTGTCAACCAAGTAGTTGCAGGTGACGCTTCCAAGGTTGAGGTTGCGGTACGCTTCGTCAATCTCTTCACTTGTGATGCCGATGTAGTCCAGAGTCTGAGCGGCAGTGGAGTGACCGAACATCTTCTGGAGTAGCAGAAGCTTACGTGGGTCATTACCGCTCATGACCATTTGGTGGTAGGCAAAGGTCTTACGCAGCGTGTGGGTAGACATCCGATTACCAAGTCCAATGTCTCTCGCAATACCTTTTAGCATGGTGTCAACAGACGCACGGTGAATTGGCTTGTTGAGGTTAGCTCCGTTATTGGACTCACTACGGAACATGTAGTCACTGAGTCGAACACCAGGGGTGTTCTCAAGGTACAGGGTAACCGCTTCGACTACGGCCGTGTTGATGGTGATGTAGCGGTTACGACGACGAGCCCTTGTGTTCTTGGTCTTCTTTTCCAGAATGGAGAATCTGTCTCTAAACGTGCAGTCATCGTTGATGATGTTGGAAAAGCGAAGTGAGATGAGGTCGCTCACTCGGAGGCCAAAGTTGATACCTACGATGAAGAGCATGTTGTCTCGGTAGCGGCGCTGTCCAATCAGGAACTGTGAGATACGGATAATGTCGTTCATATCCTTGATGGGTTCAGCGGCGTGCTCACTGGCAAGCTCCTGCTTGACCTCTTCGGCAGCGGGGGCGATGAGACCAGCCTTGAGCTTACGGCAGCTCTGCTGGACGGTGGCAATGTCGATGACGCCGCTATTCGCTTTTGCAAAATCAAACTGGATAACCTGAGCCATAACGATTCTCCCTTCTGTTCTACACGGTCTCAAGTTGTTTATTTTATTATCTTGATTATACCAAGATTATAACACAAAATCGGCCAGAACGTAACCCAGTTTGATGAACAAAGAAGAAAAATAAAAGAAAATCAATAAAAAATAAAACACAAATAAAAGGCTCCTCGGTTAAGCCTTTTTCTTTTTTGTCGTCTTCATTTTGTTTGAAAAAGCAGCCACGCAAAAGGCTTAACCATTATTTTCTTTCTGGACATTTTGAAGCCAAGAAAACCTATGTGTATCAACGGGTTTCATTGACGGGATGGGGCAAAAGTGAAAAGGGGAAGGGGAGCGTGATGAGAACCGACTACATAGTATTCACGGCGGCAAGGGGGGATAAAATACCATAACCACGCCCCCAACATTACACAGCGTGAAAATGTCGTGTTGGCGAAACAGGGGGAACAGGTTGCAGGGGTTGCCCCCTTGTGACTATGGATGTACTACAAAAAATTAGTGTTGACATTATTCCGCCGTTGTGCTATGCTGTCATTGTCGGACAACGGCAACGGCTACACCGTCACACACCACACGGACAGCCTACACGCCGTAAATCTCAACCGGCAGAAAAGGACGGTACAAACATGAATACAACCACAACCGAAACCCGCAAGGACTTTGAAACAGTCAAGCGCAACTTTGAACAGGCTTTTGCAAGCGGCGAGGACTACTCCACGGAATTGCTTGACCTGTCAACCGCCGTTGCCTATTCCGTTCTAAACAAGTGTTTAGACCCGCAGCGCAAGACCGCGCCGCAGCGTGAACAGGTCAGCGACAACGGACAAAACCCCGCCTTGCTTGCGGTCAAGCGGGGGATAGCCACAGACCGCCGTACACTGGACAGCACAAGCACACTTGCAGACCGTTCAACCCGTATCACGTTCAACGCAGACGGGGACAGCGTAACAGTGACAGCAGACAAGGAAGCAGAAAAGGCGCTTGCCGTTGTACTGCGTGAACGGTTGACAGACGGTATAGACCTTGTGCAAGAGGCCGCCGCCGCTATCTTGGAACAGGCCGCCGAACACGCAGACCCCGCCGCCCCTTGGCTTGACAGTAAGTACACAGTGCGCCGCTTGTCCCGCCGTGTTTACATTCAAGCCGCAGACAGTGCCGCATATGCGGACGCAGAAACAACCCCCATTCAAGAGATATACAGGGCAGTTAGAAAAGCCGTACAGGACAGCCGCGCAACGCAGACAGACCCCCGCAACGGCTATACTTATCTTGAAGAGCTCACCCCCGACGGGCTGGAAACGATTTATAGGCGGCTTGGCAAGTTTGCAGACCTTGGCGGCTATGATTGCAACGGCCTTTACAACGCAGACGTGCAGACCGTTGCAGACTATGACGCACTTGTTGAAAAGTTAGAATTGACAGACCGGCAAGCCGTTATTGTTCGGTTGCGTATGCAGGGCAAGGGCAACAAGGCGATTGCGACATATCTTGGCGTAACATATCAGGCCGTACAAAATACGCTTGCCAAAATCCAGCGCAAGGCCGCAAAAATCGGATTGACTCCCGCCGGATATGTTCCGCAAGACGGGCAGGACGATTGACCAAAACAGAACAGACAGACCGCACAAGGCGGGGGCAGACAGCCCCCGCCCTTTTCTTTTGGACGTAACAGGCAACCCCCGCCGCGCCCCACAGACCCACAGCGGCAGGGGGTTGCCCCTCTGCGGTTAGGGTTGCAGGGACAGCCCCACAGCCGCCCCGCTTAAAGAGTTTTCCAAAAGCGCAAGTTTTCAGGTATTTGACTTAATGCGGCCGTAGTCGGTCACAAGCCCGATTGAGAAACGCAGAGTGAGTCTTGCTATGGGAATATAAGCGGAGATGTCCGCCACTTCCGAGAATTAGCAGACAAGTCCGACTGAGGGACGATAAATCGCAGTTTTGCGGATAAAATCCGCCGTCGCCGGTGCCACGGAGTTAGGCTGTGGGCTGAGGCTATGAGAATAGTTCTCAGGGTACGAGATTGTGAAAATCCCCGGAGGTTTGTGCCTATGAACCTAAGCGCGGCTTGCGTAACGGATGGCTATACGAGAAAGACTTTTGATGGTTATTAGTATCGTCCGAGTTTTCCACCCAAGGGTGTTGCGCTCCGAGGAGCCGAAAACAAGGGCATCAGGTATGAAACCCAGATTTGGTTGAGTATTGCGAATGTAAGACAATTCTCCATGATGGTATGAGTATTAGGAATGATACGCACGCCGTTAGATACTGCAACGGTCATTTGGGGCAGTATGTTCCCCATAGTCCGAGTGTAGAGCCGGCGTCATGCTAAATGGGTTTATCATTGATTGAGCCGCCGAGGTTTTTCGCCTCGGCGGTTCGCTTGAGTGATAAACCTGTTATCACCCAAATCATATGAAAGGGGATTTCAAAATGACCAGAGAAGAAAACACCGCTAAATTGGCACAGTTGCGCTCTGATGCGGAAACCCTTGTCAAAGAGTACAACGAGGCAATCCAGAATGGCAAGTATGAGGACGCAACCAAAGCGGATACCAAGCTGACCGATACGGTCAATGAGTACACAGCCACTGTCCGAGATATGTGCTTTGAGGACTGCAAGAACACTGAAAATCCCATGCTCACCGCTGTCACAACGCTGATGTTTGTGACTATCGGCGTCAAGGACGAGCAGAAGGGCGATGACAAGGTTCCTGTTCGGAGTATCGTGGACAAAGAGCGGCAGATTGACCTGCTCAAGCTGCACAAGTATTGCGGCTCCATCGGCGCCAATGAGAATTGGAGCCATATCGCGCAGAAGATGAACTTCCTGCTGACTGCGCAGAAGTGTGTGGATTTGGGTGTTGACCCGAAGTCCGTCAACGACAGTTATTCTATGAGCGAGATTGCCCGTGAGTTTGATATGGGTAAGAACCCGACCAGCAAGACCAATTTGCTCAAGACCCTTCAGACTGTTATCACCGCCATGCTGGGTGAGGGATATAAGGCAACTTCCCACGATGTGAATTTCCTGCTTTCCGTGTATGCAAAGAAAAACCGCAAGGCGCTGACTGTGACTTGCGCCAATCACCGGTATTTCAGAAACTATCTGGCTGAGGTTTGCCATCGCATTGTAACCGGTAAGTCTTATGAGGTGGATTTCAAAACCAAGAAAGATGCTGCATGAGTAACCGCCCTGATGAGTCTTTGAAAATTAAGACGAAACCGCCCTAAGTGGCGGTCGGTGGGTTTTTCAAAATCTGCCCGCGCCCCTGCAACTATCGCTAATCCGTTGAAGGGGTTATGTTTGGGTTTTTGATGCGCAGGAAATTCAGACATAACCGCAAATGCGGCAACCTTGCGACAGGGGATACTGCCGGTGAGAGATGAACCGGCTACACCGTGTGGGGTTTTTATAAATAAAGACCGGCGAGTGGCTGGACGCTTACGGAAAGCGCCTCCATGCGGGAAGATAAAGTCGCAATCTGTGGCTATCCAGCCATCTCTAATGCAGCTCATCATGGTTTTTGATGAACGGTTGCAAGCCCGTGGAAATGCAGAGCAGAGAAAAACCGAATAAGGAGGCGCAACTGTGACAAAGTTTGAGCAGGTCGGCGTGGAATTCCAGTATGATGCCAGAAATAAGAAAGAGGCGAATCGGAGTTTTCAATATTCCTGTCGGGTTTGCTGCGAGCGCGGAATGCACATTGAGTGTGACAGATGCGCCATCGCTGCGACCAATGCCATTCTTGTGGCGGCTTTTGATACTGAGATGACTTCTCGCTCTCGGCTGATTATCCATCATAGCTGAGTCTGAGGTTTTTGAAATCGTTTTGGTACGCCGTGGGTAAAAGGGAAATTTGGCGGCGTTAAATGAGGTGGGGAGCCAAGGCGGTTTACCGTAATGCAGCCTTTGACGGTCACAAGCCCGTATGAGAAATGCAGAGTGGGGAATTTGAAAGGCAGGGGGGTTGTTATGGCAAATACATATAATCGGACGCAGCATGACTACCGTCAGAGAAGAAAGTCCAAAGGCTATTACCAGAAGTTGATTATCCAAAAGCTGATGGGGCTTGTTCTGCTGGCGATTTGTGGTCTGGTTGTTCTCATGGCCTATCACGGCCAGACTGTGGAAGATAGAGATTGCACAGCGGTTGTGCTTTTCGCGCCGATGGCATTCTACCTGCTTTTCGCCAAAGAAATCGTGATTTACTAAACCTTGATTTTCATTCTGCATTACATCGCCGCCGAAATCTACAACAAAATTAACTTTGAAGAATACGAGATTTGCCGGACGGGATATGGTGCGGTTTGAAAGTCGCCGCTGAAAGGAGGTTTTGCGTATGGATTCGATTAAGCTGTCCCCAAAACACGGAGTGAATCCGACAATTCCTGTATGTTTCTGGTGTGGCTGTGAGAAGAATGAGGTCGCCCTCATGGGGTATTTGAAAGGCAAGGGCGGTGAGGATATTGCTGCCCCGATGCACATGGTAATTGATTATGAGCCTTGTGACGAGTGCCGCCAGAACATGGCACAGGGTTTTACATTGATTGAGGCAACCAGCAAACCAAACGCAACTTCCAATGTGGAAATCCAGCGCGGAGTTTATCCAACTGGCCGATATGCGGTTTTAAGGCGAGAGGCCGCTGAGAGAATCTTCAACAATTTGAATGGCAGAGATAAAGGATTTGTCACGCCGGAGATTTTTGAGCAGATGATTTCCTGTGATTAAGCGGTTTGGGATACCGGGATTTATAGAATTCCGAAAGTATGGGTTCGGCGGGACTTACCTGATTATCGGTCAGGTTTGGTTCACGCTGAGGCGAGGTTCGATGCCGTAAGGCTGGCACGGTACGATTCCGTGGGGCGGGTTTCCCGCCTAACGCTTAGTCCCCATACCAGTGAAGGTAAGTGAGGAGGCATCCAAAAGCTGAAAGCTGATATGGGGCGCCGCCGACTGCGAGAGTGTCGGGGTAGGGGCCTGATTCTTAATGTGGTCAAGCGGGGGAAATGCTGCCTCTGCGTGGGTAACGCTTCGGCGTAGATAAAAGTGCATCCTTTGGGGGATTAGAGATGGAAAATAAAATCGGAGTCATGACCGGTTTTTATTGAGGTGAAATCCCTCCCCATTAAAAAATCAAGGAGGCTTTCGTATGATGGTCAAACTGTTCGCAATGTTGATGGCGCTCCTTATGTCGGCCGGGGTTTCCAGTGGAGAAATCGACCCTGGTCATGTGGATTTGGACATCACAGACTATGGTGCTCAAATTACATTTGAAGATGGTACTGGGTATTGGCTGGAGTTCAGGCAGACGCAGAACAGCGCAATCCGTTTGGAAGAGGTGGATTATCTCGAAACGGAAGAGCTTTTCCTTTCGGAGATGGAGGAAAATGGGCTGACGGATTATGAGCTGTATGATTCTTCCGAGCTAACGGTAGACATTTTGGAGTCCAGAAAAGGAACCACAATCATTGAGCGTTGCATCGGGTTTGTCACAAACGGGCAGACCGGTGATGGCGCAATCTTGAATGCCGCCGATAAAAATTATAACTATATCAGCTACCGTTCCATTGACCAGGAGTATTGTGATGGAACGGTAATTTTGACCTACCTGATTTATAACCCAGACAACAACTACATCGATGATATCACGGAGCGGTACGATTTCGTTATCAGCCGCGAGTGGGAAGATTGAGGTGGTCAGTATGTATGAGTTCCGATATGTAGATGGGCATATCGAGGTTTTTCTGAATGGGCAATTTCAATTTTCCGCTGACACTATGCGGGAGGCAAGAAAAGAGCTTGAACAATATGTGGAGGTTTGACTGTGGAAAAGCGTTTGAAATGGTTTGGCTTTGCTGTTGCAGCCACTTTACTGATTCTCGGCACATTGTCAGGTTGCGGAAATCGGCAGTTGTTTGATACGACCTACACTTTTGACAGAGCAATTATCTCCATGCCGGATGGTTCGATTGTTTCCGGGACTGTGAGCTCTTGGAAAGATTATGAAGACGGAGACCAGATTCAGGTAGTGATTAACGGAACTACTTATCTGGTTCACAGTTCTAACATCGTATTGATAAACGAATAATTCAAGGATATTCTGCTATGAAGGAGGTTCCAATGAATAAGGATGAGATGGTAAATATCCTATCACAGAGAACAGGATTTATGAAAAAGGATTCGGAAGTCATGCTTGATGCAGTTTTCCAAATCATCACTGAGGCGCTGGCAGCCGGCGATAAGGTTCAAATCGCGAACTTTGGAACCTTTGAGGTAAAGCATCGAGCGCCGCGAACCGGCAGAAATCCAAGGGCAAATGTGCCGGTTCCAATTCCTGCGAAACAGGTTCCAAGTTTTAAGCCTGGAAAGGTTCTGAAAACTCTTATCGAATCAGGCAAGTGAAATCAATTGGTGCGCCACTTGGCTGGGCGGTAGCGAGTTTGATTTATATATGGGGTGGCCAATAGGCTGCCCTGATATGGGGATGTGGCGAAGTCGGTAACGCAGGTGGGCTATGCTTATCGGGTGTAGTATATATTGTGGTATTTGTAGTATTTCTATCTCCTTCTACAGGGATACCCGCTGTGCTTTCATCAGAATACCCCGCAGAGTATCCTGCCTCATCGTTGGTTCAAATCCAACCATCTCCACCAGTGGGAACGGCATTCGTGTTTCAGACATCGGAATCTGGAGCATATCCGTGTTATCCGAGACATGGAAGTATGAGTGTGGGGAATGCCACGCAGCGGAGTTGACCTGGAGTTTTAAGCTGCACTTTTATGGGGATATAGCTCAGTTGGAAGAGCGATGGCTTTGCAAGCCATAGGTCGTGGGTTCGAGTCCCATTATCTCCACCAGCCCCACGGATTTGCCGTGGCGGGAATTCCGTAACCACCCCACTATTCGGGGAGAGGTGCGGGATAGCTGATAGCCCTTCAGCGATTAACGGTTACCACTAAACCGAAAGTGGATGGGTTAGCCAAGAAATGCTGCTTGGCGCGGGGTTTGGTTTCCACAGAAGGTGGGAACTTTTATATTGTGCATCCTGCTGGTGGAGGTTGGTGAACCAGCAACCCCGTAAATATTAACATGGAGGTGCGCCATGTATCAAATTGGAGATAGAGTTCGTTGTCTTGTAGATAAGCCTGAGAATAATGGCTATATTGTCTGCGGAAGCACGGGAACAGTTGTCTATTGCGAAGGTGATATAGTTTTCGTAGAGTGGGATAACTACGTAGATGGTCACGATTGTGATGGCCACGCTTCTGAGTGGGGATACGGATGGAACGTTCTATTCAGCGATGTTGAATTAGAAGGTGATGATGCCCAATATGAGTTTGACGAGGATGAGTTCAGAAATCTTATTGGTATCTGAAATGAGGTGACAATTATGATGTGTCCAGATAATGTGATTTTGAACCGCACCTGCGCCGCATTTCCAGAACAGTATGATGCGTTTGATTCCCACTGGAATCTCATTGGATATCTTCGCGTTAGACATGGACTTTTTACAGTAGAAGCGCCTGATGTTGGTGGAACTATTGTTTATAAGGCAATAATATCAAGCGGTTTGGGATACTTCAACGATGAGGAGCGTCTGGCCTTTTTAGACAAGGCAAAAGCAGCACTGTCTGATTTTTACAACAATGTTCGCTCAGTATGACTTGGAGGGATTTAGATATGATTTATACACATGATGAGGCAATGCTTATTGTTGAGATGTTCGAGGATATCCTTATACAACACAATATTAAAATTCCAAGCCCGGAAGATGATGAGCGAGAACTTGATAACGATGCAGCTCTTTATGGGAGTACATACAGCGACCTTCTTGATAGTGTTGAAGATAAACTGATTGAGATTTTGAAACGGCATACCTTAAATACTAAGGTGATTCGTGATGAATTCTCAGGGACGGTATAAGGCAGGTGACTTGAGTGTGGGATAAACCATTAGAAATAGAAATGTTGGCTAATGAAAATGGCGTGGTAATCAATTGCCCAACAGTAGAAGCGTATATGGAAATGGCCAGGGTGCTTGATGAGAATGGGTTCAGGTTTGGCAATGGAGTAAGCCCAATTGACGAGGATGTTGACTGGGATGAACACGGAGAAGATTTTTGCTTTTATGCAAAAGGAAGCAGAATTTACTACGGGCCTAAGTATAGCACGGAAGAGGCACCTTGGAGTAGTTACACAAAATGTACGTTTTATGGCGTGACATCTGACTTTGAGCCAGCAGATGATAATGAAATGAGCAAGTTCTTAGGGTTCTAAAACATACGAAGGGGGTATTCACGTGGGAGTAGATGTTCATATCCCAGCAAACGAAGTTTGGTCTTTCTTCCAGAAAAATAAAGACCGCTTAACCGAGGAAATGGTGGCCATTGCCGAGAATACCGATACGGAATATGCAGTCTATCTCACAGAGGATTATGGATACCCGACGTTCTTTGTATGCAAGGGTGACCTGCCTCCTGAATACGAAGAGGGTGCAATCAATCCAAAGGATTGTGAGCAGACAGCAAAGAAGTGTTATGCGCAGTACCTTTATCCGGTTCAGGTGAACTCCGAGAAGTCGTTCCCACCGTTCCCACCCGAAGAGGATGACAGCAGCTTAGCCTTACAGAGAATGAAAGATGAAGAATATGAACGAGAGGACGAGTTGCGCCTTGCACTATGTGACTTTCTCCAGGTTGTAATCATTGATTTGGAAGATGGTGTAGATATCGAATCATATTACGGCCCCGGTATAATAGATGAGATTCTGGATTATTTCCTTGAGTATCTTGGTTTTGAGCAAAGGCTCCCGGTATATCGGCCTATGTTTATCACAGATGATGAAACCGGAGAGGAAGTATATACAGAGTATCCGTATAATATGGATGGGGTGTACGAATGTGACGATACTGATGGGGAAATTCAATAATCCCCATCATATTTGGCGAGGTGGTCGAGTCTGGTTTATGACAGCGGTCTTGAAAACCGCCGTGCGTGAGGAGCGCACCGTGGGTTCGAATCCCACCCTCGCCGCCATATTTGAATAGAAGGAGGCTTGCGAATATGCCAGCGTGTTTGGACAGTTATCCTTGGCAGTCGCTCAAGGGATGTGGGAGTATGGCGCCGGCCATGTTCAAAGTCGGTGACTATAAAAATGCGTGTCTAAAAGATGGCACCAATGTCCAGTTTCGGATTATTGGATTCAATCATGACAGGGCAAGAGGCGGTATCGTTGTCCCTATGACATGGGAAATGGTTGACTGCATGCCGAAACGATATCCGTGGAATCAAACCGATACCAATGAGGGTTCATGGGAGAAAACATATCTCCGTTATCTGATGAACGACCCGGCTGGTGAAGTATATAGATTACTTCCGGATGAAATCGTTGAGCTTGCGGTTCCGGTTATCAAGCAGACTGCCAACACTTATGATGGCTCCAACGCCATCATCGAAACAGAGGATAAGTTTTGGATAAAGTCTGAAAAGGAACTCTATGGACGGAATATCTTTTCAGCGCCTGGGGAGGGACACTGGTACGAATATTACCGTCAGGAAGATGTGCCTTGGGGTAAGAAAAGAAATGGCAGCGATGAATATACGCTGTTGCGTTCCCCTAATTACTACAACAGCGGCACCTTCTGCTATGTGACCGCGTACGGCAACGCGGACTACACCAGCGCAAGGTATTCCCGTGGGCTCGCCCCGGCTTTCTGCCTCTAATCCCTGACCAAAATAATAAGCACCACGAAAGTGGTGCGAGAGAAAACAAAGTTGAATTCATGAGTTAGCCCGTTAAGGAAACTTAACGGGTTTTCTCATGCCTTTTAATATGGTGCCGTAGTCAAGTGGCTAAGACGCCGCCCTTTCACGGCGGAGGCGCGGGTTCGATTCCCGCCGGCATCACCAGGCCCGCAAGGGTACACTAAATAAAAAGGAGTACATAACTATGGCAAAAATCGTAATCGCAGGGGACGCAATCGTCGTTACTTCCGCTATGAAGCTGGAGGACATCAAGACCATTGAGAAGTATCGTCCCAATGCCCTGACCCTGATGGGTGGTGAGGATGGCAAGGAGCCTATCTTTGCTATCGGTACTACTGAGGGTTGTGGCAACATCAATCAGGTTGGCGCATCTTTCGGCCGTGAGTCTCACGATGATGATAAGTACGCCACCATCACTATGGTCGCCGGTTGTGCTACCGATGGCGACATCAAGGAGTGGGTTGCTGACCGCATCGGCACCGCCATCATCAACCTGAACAAGCTTGAGGAGAAGCTGCCCGCTGTCCTTGAGGAGATTGCGGCTGAGAAGGCCGAGGTCATGAGCAACATCACTGTCGCTCAGTAAGAAGTGGGGCGGCTTTGCCGCCCCTTATTCTTAAAAAATCCAACACCAATTTTAATGAATTAAAGGAGTATTGATTATGATTAAGGTTACTGTAGGCAACAATGTCAAGCGCGAGTCCGTTATCATCGACGAGAACACCACCCTGCGTGCCTGCCTTGAGGCCAACGGCGTGGATTATACACGTGGTGTGATGCACCTCGATGGTTCTTCCCTGAATCCCGGCGACCTCGATAAGACGTTCGCCAGTTTCGGTATCACCGAGAAGTGCTTCCTGCTGAACGTGGTCAAGGCTGATAACGCCTAAGTTACATACCCAAATTGAGCCGCCTTCGGGCGGCTCTGTTATGGGGGAGTGACGGAATAGGCAGACGTAGCGGACTTAAAATCCGCTGGGTAACTCCCGTGCCGGTTCGACCCCGGTCTCCCCCACCATGAGAATATAAAGTGAGGTGTTCCTATGTTCAAAACAAGCATTGCGTCAACCCCGCTGACAACGGATGCTGCCAATAGCTATTTTCGTAACATCGATGGCGAGCGATTTGGCAATGACAATTCTTTTCTTGCGACGCTTCGTGCATTAGTTGCACCTCGCATGAAAGACGGGGAAAGTATTTACCTTCGGTTCGGAAGAAGTAATTATAGCTCATCTCAAATATCCAATGCGTCTGTTGATGCCGCAGCACGGGCGATTTGCAACGCATATGATTTGGGAGATGCGTCCAACCAGGTTGTGATTCACAGTTTTACTGCTGACCAGGAAAGCAATTTGGCGAATATGCGTGTGATTGAGAAGTTACCCGCTTGCTATCCCGGTTATCACCAGCTTGATAAGGTAAAGGCGTTTTACCGCAAGTCTTTTAATGTGGATTGTTATATCAATCCAGAACGCAAGAATGTGATTCTCTTCATCGATAATCTTGACAATAAAAAGCTGCATTATTTGCAGGTGTCTATTCTTGCGTTCCTGCCGTGGTACTTTAACCCGGAAGATGGTGTGTCCGATATCGAAATGCAGCTCATCTATTCTCTGCGTGAAAGTTCTCCGGACAAATATCAGGACTGTCTTTCAAAGATTGCAGAACAATATGATTTCAGAACCGCTCGCATTCGACAGTTGCTCAGCGGGTTTGAAACCAGATACGAAAAGATTGAGCGAGATAAAGTACGCAATTCGATTGCGGCAACAGACGATAAAATCAACCAGTTTAACAATGAAATCGGAAGGCTCTTTGGCCAGAGAAACGAGCTGTGCATCAAGCTTATGGGGCTTGAGCGCAAAATCGAAGAGGGCGGGGAGGACTCCGAAATCATGGAATACTTCCTATGCAATAATCGCCTTGTCCTTGAGGAAGTCACAGACACGGATATGTATTTCTGTGTCAAGGATTATCTTACATATTTCGACAGGGAGATGGCTGAGCAGTACATCAACAATGAGCGCAGCTTCGTTTATAATGGTCGTCATGGTGCCTCTGCTGAGAAAATGAAAAAGCTGATGATGGAACTCTTTGTTTCGGAGGAGCCAAGGCTGAGAATCAAAGTGTGTGCAGCATACCGGTTCAATCTGAATGGAAACGTTGGGACGCAGGGAGGACATACATTTTCCTATGAGTTTTCCGACTGTATGCCGAATCCGCACATCGACCGTTGGAACTGCATTGGTAACTATGAGAGAACAATCAACCAGCTCCTGATGAATCGAGATTACATCGGAGCCCTCGAACAGTGTGTAGCGTCCTGTAAGAGTTTGAACTGGGGAGATAGCACTGTAATGGGAACGTTCATGAACACCATGTGGAATAGCGGTGGCGATGGATACAACAATAAGTGTATTGAACTTCCCGATGGTCGAGTTGTAAAGCCGGCCGAGGCAATCAAGTGGCTCGAACAGCAGGAGGAAAGCGATGAGCAGAAGACGGAGGAGGCGCAAGATGAGTAAGCCTATTAAGATGACGCAGGAATATTTGGATGAGTGTAGACGTGACTTTGAAAAGGCTTTGACGCTGACAAAGATGGCCGACGGTAAGCTCAATTTTACCAAAACATTCACCCTTGGTGACCGTAAAGCGATTGTGTATTTCACAGCAGAAGCGTGGGCAAAGATGGTGATGCTCATCAAGGAATTTGATAAAGAGGTCGCGTGGCATGGCATTGCTAAGCGTGCGGATGATGAAACGAAGGACGAGTATATCATCTCGGACATTGTGGTATATCCGCAGGAAGTAACCGGTTCCACAGTGGAAATGGATACAGAACAGTATGCGGTGTGGCTCATGCAAAATGATGAAGATGAGCGGTTCGGCCACATTCATATGCAGGGTCACTCGCATGTGAACATGGCGCCAAGTCCGTCATCGGTAGACCTGACACATCAGGAAGAGATTTTGAATATGCTTGGCGATGATGACTTCTACATCTTTATGATTTGGAATAAGTCGTTCGCCAGCAATACCAAAGTATACGACATGAAGAAGAACGTCCTGTTTGAGAATGCGGATGTTACTGTCAAGATTATTGGTGCCGCAGAGGATTTGGATGAGTTCATTAAAAACGCCAAAGACATGGTGAAGTCAAAGACATATACTCCGTCCACCTATCCCAGAACGCCGGTCACCCCATACAACCCATTGTCCAGTGCCAAAAAGGATGAGGAAAAGAAACAGAGTAAAGATGCAAAAGATAAGCCGAGAACCAGAATCGGTGCTGGTTGGAGCGGCAAGAATGCCAGCGGTCAGGGTTCGTTCTTTGACCAATACGATGATGAGGACGACATTTACGGATATTACAGAGAACACTTCGGGAGGTAACATATGGATTTATCAAAGAGTTATGAATACTTCCAGCCGGAAAAGCAGAAAGACCGCATCCATATTATTGGGTGCGGTTCTGTTGGCTCCACAGTTGCATATATGCTGGCCAGAACCGGCGTAACCAACTTCACCTTGTGGGATTTCGATACGGTCGAGCCGCATAACCTCGCCAATCAGATGTTTCGCCAGAAAGATATCCATAAGCCAAAGGTTGATGCGCTTCTGGATATCATCTGCGAAATCAATCCGGAGATTGCAGACACGGCAAAGCTTAAGCCGGACGGATGGAATGGACAGCAGCTTTCCGGGTATGTGTTCCTGTGCGTGGATAATATTGACCTTCGCCGGCAAATCGTGGAGATGCATATGGACAACCCGTATGTCAAGGCGATGTTTGATTTCAGAACCCGTCTTGAGGATGCGCAGCATTATGCTGCAGACTGGTCGGATTATAAGATGAAGAAAGACTTCCTCAACTCCATGAATTTCTCCCATGATGAGGCGAAGGAAGAAACGCCGGTGTCCGCATGTAATGTTACCCTATCTGTTTGCCCTACGGTTCTTGTGATTTGCGCCAGAGGTGTGGCAAACTTTATGAACTTCTGGAATGGCAAGCCGCTAAAGAAACTTATCCTTGACGACGCATTCAATTTTGTCTGCGACGCATTTTGATTTTGATAACTCGGACGGGAGGTGAATTGCTTGGAAACGACTGTAGGAAAACTTAAAATTGGTGCTCCCCTTGTGATGGGTAGGTACAGTGTCAGCAAAGATGCTGACCCGGCGCCAATCGTGTGGTTGAAAGGTACTCCAAACAGTGATTTTATCACGGAGTTTGCAGTAGATTACCTCCCGCTTGATGCGTTAGAGCGGGAGAGCGAAAATATAAGACATAGGTACTCTGGAAACCCTGACTACAACAAGAGCAATCTTCTTCAATTCCTGAACAGCGACCAAGACGAATGGTATTCTCCAACACATCAATATGATACACCTCCCGTCCGTAGCAACGTCAACAATGGTTATAAGGATACATATTACGAACACTACGGGTTTCTGTATTACTTTGAAGAATATGAGGTTAGCTGCATTGATGGTGACGCCGGCACGAAAATTCATCTTCCTGTATATGGAACTTTTCATGGTGAAGATAGACTTCAACTCTTTCGCAAGAAGGGAATCCGCGCTAAAGCGACAGAAGATTTTGTAGCAAACAAAGGTGTTGGCTTTAGAGAAACATCTTTCATTCCTATCTGGCTTGCAGATGAAAGCGAATATAATGATGAAGCTCGCATTATGGGGCGTAACGGAGAAGTCAATTACCAACGCCCAGTATATTCTTGCGGTGTTCGTCCGATATGTGTTGTTAAGCCAGACACCATTGTTGTGTGCGATGACGATGGGTTATACCATATCAAACCATGTGTTGTAAGTGTAAATGTGTGTACTGACGAAGAACTGTTTGAACTTTTGGGCATGGCACAGCCCTAAGTGCTAAGGAATTGTAACGCATTTCTCCATAAGGAGAGCTTTACGCCAAAGGCTAAAGTAACAAATTGTCGGGGAAGAAGGAGGGTATCCGCCGGAAGCGATGCAGCAATACGAGTTGATGCAACGTCGGTAGACGGCACCAAGTCAGCAAAAGCCCGATGAGATTATCTCGGTCATCAGATTTCCCAACAGAAGTGACTTCCACCGTGCACAAAACCAACCTTAACCCACTGGAAAAGAACCCAATATGACATCACGCCCAGTAAGACCCGACGACTGAGTCGTCCCTTCAATGGGCCCCGACATCCATTATTCTATGTAGGTTACAATTCACGTTTACGGAAAGGGGGATTTACCTTGGTGTATATCACAGTTAAACAATCTCCAATTTATCATCAGATGACACTGGAAGAGTTTTTATTTCAGACATTTCAGGGGCCAGCGGTCATCAATGAAAACATGACGAATACCAGAACATACGAATTTGAGAGTGCCAGCGCGCACTTCACAAAGAGTATTGATGTTGACTCTCTTATTTGGACGTTGGTGCGATTCAATCAATCTACAGAAGAACTGAGAGAAAAAGAACGTATCTCGTTATACAATACCTTCTACATCCCTAAGAAGTCGGGTGGACTTCGTAAAATCAACGCCCCAAATCCAGAACTAATGAATGCGCTGCGACGACTGAAGACAATTTTTGAAGAGGACTTTAAGGCATTATATCATACGTCCGCTTTTGCATATGTGAAGAAACGGTGTACTGTCAACGCCGTGGAGCGGCACCAGCAGAACAATAGTAAGTGGTTCGGTAAACTTGACCTCCACGATTTCTTTGGAAGTACTACGCTGGATTTTGTTATGGACATGTTCTCAATGATTTTCCCGTTCAGTGAAGTTGTGAAGACAGTGCGAGGGAAAACCGAGTTGAGAAAGGCGTTAGAGCTGGCATTTTTAGATGGCGGTCTTCCGCAGGGGACGCCTATCTCACCAACCATCACAAACATCATGATGATTCCGGTGGATTTTAAGCTTTCAAATGCATTGAGGGATTTTGATAACCAGAAGTATGTATACACCAGGTATGCAGATGATTTCATCATATCTTCCAGATATGAGTTCGATGTTCACAAAGTCGAAGAACTCGTTGTATCTACTCTGCAAAGCTTCCATGCGCCGTTCTCAATTAACGCATCCAAAACAAGGTACGGTTCATCCGCTGGACGGAATTGGAATCTTGGCCTTATGCTGAACAAAGACAACGAAATTACTGTTGGTCACAAGAAGAAACGCCAATTCCAATCTATGCTATATAACTATATTACAGATAAGAAAAGAGGGATTGAATGGAGCCGCGAGGATGTGCAGACAATGCAAGGACTCTACAGTTATTATCGCATGGTGGAAGAGAAGCCGATTGATGCAATCATAAAACACATCGACGACAAAATGGGTGTTGATGTAATTCGCATGATAAAAAAAGATTTGAGATAAGCCCTTTGACGGTAGGAGGTTAAACCGTCACTACTAATTCATTTGCAATGTATAACATTCTATTTTGAATGTGCTTTGCGCCAAAGGCCGAAGTAACAACTTGATAGGGAAGATAGGAAGGCGGACACGCGGGCCTCCCTGAAGGCGCCTGCTAACAAAGAGTTTTTTATTCTATAACTTAGCTTCCGTTTCCGTCATCCATACCCATCAACCATTGTGCCACAATAACACGGTCACCAAATGACTGTAAGTCCAACCAACTTAAGCTCCTATTTTTAGCCTCAAAGCCTGGTTCCTGAGCTGCCGGCACGCAGCTATTCCTATGCAGATTGCGAATGAGAAAGGATTACTATGATATTTGTTACAGGAGATACACATGCCAATTTGGACATTGGTAAACTGAGCACAAGAAAATTTCCAGAACAAAAGGAATTGACCAAAGAGGATTTCCTGATTGTGTGCGGTGATTTTGGACTTGTGTGGGACGGCTCTGCCAGAGAAATATACTGGCAAGACTGGTTATCAGATAAGAACTTCACCACACTGTGGATAGATGGCAACCATGAAAACTTTGATATCCTGTACGAGTTCCCATTGGTAGAAAAGTTTGGTGGTAAGGTCAGGGAAATTGCGCCGGACATTTACCATCTGGACAGAGGGCAAGTCCTGACCATTGACAACCAGAAAATCTTTGTCATGGGTGGAGCACGTTCTCACGACCGTGAGCATCGGATAGAACACATTTCCTGGTGGGAGCAGGAAATGCCAACGTCTGCGGAAATGGAACGCGCAATTGAGGCGTTGGATAGATGTGAATGGGAAGTCGATTATGTTATTACACATTGTGCTCCAAAAAGCGTACAGAAAATGGTATGCAGTTGGTATGAAAGCGACCCCCTTGTAAGTTTTTTGGAACGTGTTCACACAGACCTGAAATTCAAACGCTGGTATTTTGGTCATTATCATATTGACCGTACATTTGGGGAGCAGTTTGAGGCGCTATATAATCGAGTAATCCCAATGGAATAGGAGGGTTCCGAATGACACGAACGGAAAACGATGACCGATATACTCGTTGCCTAAAAGAGCTGCGTTCTTTAATTCCTGATGACGAGTACCATGAGGTGATGTCACAGGACATGTGTGAGTTGGATTCTGAATTCCTTGGATTTGTTGATGTGTATAAGAACCTGAGTAGGATAATTCCAAAGGGAAGTATTGTAATTGACTTTGGTTGTTATCTCGCGGCGCAGAGCTATTTCTTCGGGAGACATAAAATGTATATCGGCGTTGATGTAGTGAGCATGCGGCGATTTACGCCACCAAATTCAGTACATTATACAATGAGCATCCAGAACTTCATTCAGACAGAGGTGCCCAAATTGTTTGAGGAGTATGACGAGCTAAAACTCTGTGCCATCTGCTCCTATGTCCCAGATTTTCAAGCAACAGAGATGGTAAGGAAAACATTCCCCAATGTGTTCTGCTATTATCCTTGTGGTGTGTAAGGCACGGAGAGATACCCAAGTTGGTGAAGGGGCAAGTTTGCTAAACTTGTAGGCCGGTAACGGCGCGTGGGTTCGAGCCCCACTCTCTCCGCCATATGGGAGTGTGGTGTAACGGTAGCACAGCGGTCTCCAAAACCGTATGATGGAGGTTCAAATCCTTTCACTCCTGCCAGTTGCCGGGTAGCGCCCGGATGATGTGAGCGTGTGAGCAGGAAGCCTCACAGAGAATGACAATGCTCGCTGAAAACTGCAAATCCATCGTGAGATGAAAACTCCTGGCCAGTGGATTTGTGTGATAATCTAAGCGAGAACTGCTCCAAATGTGGCATTGGTGTTTAATGGTCAGCATATCGGTCTTCCAAACCGAGGGTGCCGGTTCGACTCCGGTATGCCACTCCACACACCCCTTTAGCTCAGTTGGTAGAGCAACGGACTTTTAATCCGTAGGTCATGGGTTCGAATCCCGTAAGGAGTACCACTCTCATGGGGTGGGAAGTTGTGAATACCCCGCCACCAGAAAAATAGGTGGTTCACAGCCCCATGAGATACCACTGACACCAAGGAGAGACTTGGCGGGAGTTAGCGCACTTGTGGAGAACCGATAAATAAAAGCGCACAATATGGGGATGTCGCCAAGCGGTAAGGCATCGGACTTTGACTCCGACAAGGGCTGGTTTCACCACCCGCTCGTAGGTTCAAATCCTACCATCCCTGCCAAATGTGCTGGAATAGCTCAACTGGTAGAGCGGCGCCCTCGTACAGCGCAGGTTCTCGGTTCGACTCCGGGCTCCAGCTCCAAGTCCCTATTGGTCATGTTCACGTTTGTGCGGTTCAGCTCATTACTTTACTGCTATCTCTGTGAAAGACACAGCCGGGTGCACACGGTGTTCTTCGGACGTAGGGTTTGCCGCTGCGATGCGTCGTGGCGGCATCTATGTCGATGTAGCTCAGAAGGAAGAGTAACCACGGGATGGTGTGTTTCTGGTTCAAATCCAGTCATCGGAAGAATCGATGTAGCTCAAGAGGAAGAGCAACCACAAGATGGTATGTCACTGGTTCAAGTCCAGTCATCGACAGATATCTTTGCTCCAAAAGCCACGGAGCTGACGCCTCGGAAAGACGAGGGCATGCGCTGGCATAGCTCAGTTGGTAGAGCGCCGGTTTTGTACTCCGGATGTCGCGGGTTCAAGTCCTGTTGCCAGCTCCATCCCCATGAAAGGTGAGTGAGTTTACGGGACTTCTTACCGTCCAATGTGTTGGGTTTCATATTGGGCTGGGGAACGCCGTCCTTTTCGTCTGCTGCCGTGTGCATATGCCGCTAAGCATAAAAGGTGATGCTTTCGGTGAAGATGGTTCGATTCCATCAGGGGTATATGTGTGAGCGGCAAAGAACCGTGCCCTATCTGGGTGTAGCGCAGTTGGTAGCGCGCTTGCTTTGGGAGCAAGATGTCGGGAGTTCGAGCCTCCCCACCCAGACCATAATAAACCACAAAAGGAGGAAAGTAATATGCCAACCGGTTATACTGCTTTTATTGAAGATGGTGATATTACAACAGGTCGAGAATTCCTTCTGTTATGTTCGCGTAATTTTGGAGTGGCCATTGATATCAGAGATGAGCCTTTGTCTGTGCCAACTCCTACAAAGTTTGAACCTGACCCATATTATAAGAAGTCATACGAAGATGCCGTCAAAGAACTTGAAGAAGCGAAGGCGCTTACATTCGACACGGCAAAACTACGCAGACGGTCAGAGTATGAAAAGAAAATAAAACGTGCTAAAGACGTTGCTACTAAGATGGATGAGGTGAACCAGCGTTACCAAAAGGTTCGCCGTGAGGTGGAATCATGGATTCCTCCGACCGATGACCACAGCGGAATCAAAAGATTTGCTCTGGAACAGATTGATATGTGCGTCAAACAGAACAATGATATGTTTGAATATTATCAAAAGATACTTAATGCTCCATTTGATGACAGCGATAAGGCTATCCGGACGTATATGCAGAATAGTATTACTTTCTGTGAGGATGCGGTCAGACGAGCAAAAGAGAGATATGAAGAAGAAATCCAGCGAGCGAATAAAAAGACGGAGTTCATGCAAAGCTTTGTAACAAGCTTAGAGAGTTTGTGAGCTGTTGGGAAATCCCAAATGGGCAACAAAATGTGAATACTAAGGAGGAGCTACCATGACCAGAAATGAATTTTTGGATACCGTAAATGATTGGTATGAATTGATTGAATTCTGCAACGACGTGGGATGCAGCTATTGCGATGATGTTTACTCCGAAGAAAGCATGAACGAGGATATCAATGAGCGTTTGACAGATTGGGCGCAGGAATGCACTTGGCAAGAGTTATATTCCAGACTGGACGACATCCCCAGCGGGTACGATTATTACAGGTGTGATGATTACGGTGACTGGGAAGGTCTTGACGATTCTGATTTTGACGAATACAAAGATGACATCCTGGAATGGATGGACAATAATGCATATTGGGACGAAGATGAAGATGAAAATGAGTACGATGATGACTGCTTTGACGATGAGCCTATGGAAGATTGCGATGATGAGGTTGCTGAGGAAGAGGATTTCTCCGCTACCGAACTGATTGGTATGTGCAGCGCAGCATTTGCTGTCATCCAGCAGGAAAGTTTGCAAAGAATCCAGAAGGAAGAGGAACAGTTCAACAACTTTGTCAACCTGAATATTCCAAAAGTTCTAAAGTAATCTGGTCATAACACGAAAGTGTTTTGATATGAGCTGCTCGTGGAGATTGGCTCTGCCTACATATACACCAAAGCAAAATGGCATAGCATCTTCTCGCCAATGGCAGAAGAACGAGTTTGGGTTCTACATTTTTATCCACGCAAATTGGACTGTATATTTTTGTTTTCAGCGAAAACAAAAATATCCAGCCAATTATGCTCGATAAAAATGACACTCTGTGCACACACCTCGGTTAGAGAGCAATAACCTCGGTGTGCAGACGGGCAGCTCAATAACTCTCTGGAGCGGGTGGTATTACATCATCTGCTCCTTTATAATAGTAGAAAGGGGCGAGTGGTATGAACGTCTATACAGAGCAGAATGGTGTCGTTGGGGATGGCGTACCCTTTGAGCGCATCCGCCGTATCACCGGATATTTAGTCGGAACACTCGACCGTTTTAATAATGCAAAACGTGCTGAAGTACAAGACCGTGTGAAACATGATATCCAGAAAGGCGTGGTGAAATGATAGAGCTGCAAGGAAAATTCGCGGCCGCAAAGGTATTTACGAATGTGGTTGACAATGAGTCTATCTCACAGGTTATCAATCTCCTGAACCAGCCCTACGTTTCGGGGAGTAAAGTTCGTATGATGCCTGATATCCATGCCGGCGCTGGGTGCACAATTGGAACCACCATGACTATTCGAGATAAGATACGCCCAAACCTGGTTGGCGTTGATATTGGATGCGGTATGGAAACTATCCGCATCAAGGAGTCTTATATTGAGCCGCAGAAATTGGATAAGGTAATCCGCAATGGCATCCCGTCTGGTTTTGAGATTCGGTATTCGCCTCACCGTTATGCGCAGGATATTGACCTGTCCAAACTGCACTGCGCAGAGAAGGTAAATGTGGACAGGGCTTATAACAGCATTGGAACTTTGGGCGGCGGCAATCACTTTATTGAGGCAAACAAAGATTTGGATGGTAACATCTATATTGTTGTTCACTCCGGTAGCCGACACTTGGGCTTAGAGATTGCCAACTTCTATCAGGAGGCGGCTTATAAATCTCTGACCTCATATAGCAAAGAAGAAATTGAGGCGGTTATCAAGAGCCTGAAATCCGAGGGGCGGCAAACAGAGATTCAAAGTGTGCTAAAAGATATGAAATCGAAAAAATCTCCCGTACCAAAGCCCTTGGCATACGTGGAAGGGGATTTGTTCGAGCAATATATTCATGACATGAGAATTGCTCAGCGGTTCGCAGAGCTGAACCGTCAAGCCATGATGGATGTTATCGTCAAAGAGATGGGGTTCCATGTAGTAGAGCAGTTTACAACTATTCATAACTACATCGATACGGAGAACATGATTTTGCGAAAGGGTGCTGTATCTGCGCAGTGTGGAGAACGACTTTTGATTCCTATCAACATGCGGGACGGCAGCTTACTTTGCACTGGCAAAGGCAACGAGGATTGGAATTTTTCTGCTCCTCATGGTGCTGGACGTCTGATGAGCCGCAGCGCAGCGAAAGAAACATTCACAGTTTCAGAGTTTAAGAAACAGATGGAAGGAATTTATACAACATCTGTCGGTCGCGGCACTCTGGATGAATGTCCGATGGCTTATAAGGGAATGGATGACATTGTAAATAATATTGAACCGACTGTTACAATCGATGCAGTTATCAAGCCGATATATAACTTTAAGGCAGGTGATGGGGAGTGAAAAGAACATTTACAAAAACAATGCTGCCCACCACATATGTGGTTGGTATTATTTTCGCAACCCTTTTGTGTATTCTGTGGCCATTATTTTCGCTTCTATACCCTGTCATTTTCGTTATGTCATGCATTTCAGATTCAATTGAGAGGCTGTGATTCATACGGTTGTATATGTTTTATATCGATACTGGGATTCACCAGATAGCGAAGGCTCAGATGTGCTCGGAGTATTTCAAAATGTAGACGATGCGATTTCATATATGAAGTCAGAGGCTGAAGATGTAAAATCTTATTATCCAGAGGATTATTGGGAACCGGATATGACGTGGGAAGACGATGCGGAAATTCATCTGGGCAGAGATTCACATACACGATATGAACTGGCCACAATCTACTGTTGGACAATCTCCAAGATGGAAGTGAAATAGGAGGCGGCTGTATGTGGAGCTCCATTGAAAAAGTTCTTAAACTGCAGCACGAAAGCAGTACACTTAAAAAGCAGGAAATTTTGCGGGAGAACAAGGATGATAAAACATTCTGTAAACTTCTGTACTATGCGTTAAACCCCATGCTGACCTATAAGATTTCTGAGGACACATTGAGAAAGTCCGTGAAATATCGTTCAGATATTACGCTGACTCTATGCGATATCTTCGATGTGTGCGAAACGCTCTCCCAGCGCAAGGCTCTGGACGATGCAACAGTTTATCAAGTGTGTGCCTTTTTGCAGCTTTGTGAGCCGAGAGAGGCAGAGTTTTATACAAAGCTGCTTGCCAAGACACTACGGCTTGGTGTGACAGCTAAGACCGTCAACAAGGTTATATCGGGACTCATTCCAGAATGGGAAGTACAGCAATCCTATCCTATTGAAAAGTATCCCATCAAACCTGGGACATGGTTTTCGCTGACGCAAAAACTGAATGGTGTGCGAGCTACCTATTATAAGGGAAAGCTGTACGCAAGGAGCGGCGTCCCATTTGATGGGCTTGAGCATATCACCAAGGAGTTTGCTTGGGATAAGGAAAACAGTTTCGTTTTTGATGGCGAACTGTTGTTGAATGATAAGGGCAGTATGAGCGACAATGAGGCGTTCCGCACTGCAACTGGAATCATCAATTCAGATGGTGATAAAACACGCATTTGCTACACGATTTTTGACCTCCTTTCCACGTCAGATTTTGAAAGAGGGCAGAGTACGGGAACCTATCGGGAGCGCCGACCAGCACTCGATGCAATTCAGACAACCCTAACTAAAGATGGGCCGGTCAAAATCCTACCTGTCCTGTACAGTGGAACTGACCAGTCCAAAATCACGGAGCTGTTGGAGCAGATGGTGCAGGAGGATAAGGAGGGGCTGATAGTCAATCTTGATGTTCCCTATAAATGTAAACGGCACAATGGAATCTTAAAAGTAAAACGTTTCTACACAATGGACTTGCCCATCGTTGGGTGCGAAGAGGGGACAGGACGACTTGCTGGCACATTGGGCGCGTTTGTCCTCGATTACAAAGGAAACGAAGTCCGTGTTGGTTCCGGGTTTACCGATGACCAGAGGACTCTATTCTGGAAACAGCGAGATTCTCTGACCGGCGTGTTGTGTGAAGTGAAGTACAAAGAAATATCAAATGATAAGAACACCGGAGCAGATTCTCTGCAATTCCCGGTGTTCATTTCTTTGCGCACAGATAAGACAGATATGAGCTATGGATAGGAGGTTATCCGGTGGTAAACCTTGATGTTTTGGCGCCCGGTGTAAAAGTAAAAATTGTTGATGAATGGGAAGCTGGGTGCGGCCAAAATGTAGATGGCCTGATGGATAAGTACCTTGGGAAGATTGTCACTATTTTAGATGTTGATGTAGATGAAGATATGGCCACTATCGAAGAGGACAGTGGAGACTGCCGCTTCCGCGTTGGTGGGCATTGGGCTTGGAATTCTTACTGTTTCGACTACATTGTAGATTCTAACGAACCGGATTTTGAGCCTTCATCAGAAAGCGAAATTTTATCTTTCATTCTTAAGGAATAAGCCCAGCGAGTTTTCGGAGGTGATGCTGTGAAGAAAAAGAGCAAGCCGCAATTCTCACCATATATCAGTGAGTTTTGCAGGATAATGGAGAACGCTCAGAAAGATTATGCGTGGAACTACGATGAGGTCAACCGAATGGACAGGCTCACACAGGACTACCTCCATAAATTAGAACTGGACAACCTCGATTATAAGGAGCGGGCAAAAGTGGCCACGCAGCTTGCACACTGCCGGCAGCAGCGCCGTGAGTGCAAGGATACCGTTGAGGTTTTGGAACCGCTGGTTCAATTTTTAGAAAGCGACAAAGGCAAAAACCTTTTGAACTTAATGCGCGAGGCGCTTGGAAAAACAAGAAAGGTCGAAGAGCGCCTGGAAACCCGCACCTATGTACCACGAGTTTTGCCACAGGAGGATGAGGCATAACTTGAAAAAATTACATACAAGGAGCGTATTGAATGATTGCACTGATTATTATCGGTCTTCTTATTATCATCTTTAGTTTTACGATTCTGACGGTTGCTGGCCGGTACTACGTCAAGAACGGAGACAGCTATGAGCAGAAACGCGGAGCCTTTATGAAGAAACTCCGTTGGATGATTTCTGTTCCCGTTGCCGTCATCATGGCAGTTGTCCTGCTGGTTTCCGGCATCCGGATTGTTGATTCTACGGAGGTTGGTGTAGTCCGTATATGGGGACAAATTAACCGAGAGATTGATGCAGGATTTAATCTCATCAATCCAGTCAGTGAGTCTGTACAAAAGTATGACCTGCGCGTTCATGTGCGTCAGGCATCCTTCGCTTCCTACACAAAGGATGCGCAGCCATTAACTGCTGCCGTTGAGTATCAGTATGCACTCGACCCGGCTCATGTCATGGACGTTGCGCGTGAATATGGGTCGTATGAAATCCTTGAGACAAAGCTGGATAATGTAGTTCAGGAGAAAGCTAAGGTCGTATTTGCAAAATACAGTGCAATGACATTGCTGGAGAATCGTTCCACGCTGTCCAATGAGGTTGCGGAAGAGGTGAAGACATTAGAGGAACTTTACCATGTGAACTTCACGTCCGTCATTGTGCAGGACATTGATTTCTCTGATGCTTTTGAGGCATCTGTAGAGGCAAAGATGACCGCTGAGCAAGACGCTCTGCGTGCAGAACAGGAAAAGAAAACCGCTGTTGTGAAAGCAGAGCAGGAAAAAGAGGTTGCCGCTATTGAGGCAGAGGCTGCTATCGCTCAGGCTCAAGGTGAGGCAGAGGCCATGCGAATTACTCGTGAGGCACTTCAGAATATGCCTGAAGCATACATTCAGCAAATGTGGATTGAGAAGTGGAATGGAGAACTGCCGACAGTGTCCGGCTCAGATATGGGAACCATCATGAACATCGATGGTTTAATGGAATAACAGATAAATCCGACAGAACAATACCGTAGCTTGCCTATGTCGCTTTGACTGTCGGGTTGCAAAGCAGCGGCTGTGCGTTTGTAATTGTTTCCTTACAAACGGCATGGCCGCTTTATTTGTAATGCTATGTTTTGAGGTGATGAAAATGCGGATAAGCAGTTGCCAGTATAACAGCATGGTTGAGTGTACAGGATGCGGAGGTTGCGCAACCTGTGGCTGGAACCCTGCTGTAAAAGCCGAAAGAGTCGCAAAGATTTTGAAACAGCGCAAGGAGGTTGAAAGATGCGTAAATTAGCTTCAATCAGAGAGATTTCAGCCATTCATCCCATCCCAGGCGCTGACCGTATTGAGGTAGCGCAGGTGGACGGGTGGGAGTGTGTTGTCCAGAAGGGCGAGTTTCAAGTCGGCCAGCACATTGTTTATGTTGAGGTGGACTCAATTGTTCCAGAGGTACCGGAATTTGAGTTTCTGCGCCCTCGCAAGTTCAGGGTTAGAACTATCAAGCTCCGTGGTCAGGTAAGCCAAGGTCTTGTGTTGCCGCTGTCGATTCTTCCGGAAGGAGCGCCATGTGATTTGGGCGATGATGTTACTGAAGTGTTACACATCACCAAGTATGACCCGGAGGCTCAGCAGGAAGCCATGCTGACAAAGCAGCCAAAGCAGCCGACGAATCCAATTGTTAAGTATCTGATGCGTTTCCAGTGGTTCCGTAAGCTATTCGCAAAGCCAAAGCGTAAGGGCGGGTTCCCAGACTGGATTGTTAAGACGGATGAAACCAGAATTCAGAATCTCCCCGTGCTCTTTGAAACGGAGCGGGATAAGGGGACGAAGTTCTCTGTTACGGAGAAGATGGACGGTCAGTCTGCTACATACTTCCTGCATCGCCTATCCAAACGCAAGTTCGAGTTTGGCGTGTGCAGCCGCAACATTCGGCTTGGTGAGCCGGACAACAGTTCGTATTGGACGGTTGCCAAGAAATATGACATTGAGAATGTTCTCAAGAGTATCATCGGCATGCACCAAACTGTCGTTTTACAAGGAGAAATCTGCGGTAATCAAATCCAAGGGAACAAGTATCACATCGGTGGTTATGAGCTTTTTGCATTCAACCTGATTTTCCCTGACCACAAATGCAATACCCATGAAATTGCCGATATCCTGTCCCCATTTGGAATCAAAACTGTCCCAATCCTTGAAGATGGCAAGGTTCTCCCGCAAACTATCGCTGAATTGGTCGAGTATTCCAAAGGTAAATCGACAGTTCGGAAGGAGCAAAAGCGGGAAGGAGTGGTCATGCGAAACATGGAGAGGAACATTAGTTTCAAAGTTATTAACCCGGATTTCCTGTTAGCAGAGAAGGATTGATGTTATGGGTAAAGCAGACGATTTAACAGGCAGAGTCTTTAACAACGGTATGATTACCGTTCTCCGACGTGCAAATAGCAACAGTAGAAAATCGCGGTGGCTATGTTTATGTGGTTGTGGAAATACATTTACGGCGTATGGATTTAATTTGAAGTCCGGGAAAACGAAGTCTTGTGGGTGTATGGGCAAATCGGAGCTTGGTGAAGGGCAGATGAGACGTCCGTCAATCAGTTTGTACAGACTGAAGAAGGACGATGACGACCCATATCGAAACCTTGCTAATGCCATTGTCGCAGTAGCAGCGGACGATTATCGAAATGCGCTCCAAAATGATGATGACGATTTAGTCAAGAGCTTGGAACGTTTCTTTTACTCTGACTGGTATAGGCTGCTTACAAACTTGAACCCAAACATTCTACTGGAACTACTCCATAAAGAAAACGGTGGGAACCTACCCATCGTTTACATCTAATTTGCCATACGTAAATCGATAGGGAGGAACTGACATGAACTTAAAAGAATCATTCAGATATCAGAATTTTCTGGAGAACATGCTGGCTTATGCTGGCAACAGTCTCACAGACAGAGAACATAGCCTGACAATTACAAAGAATCATCTTCGTAAGAAGGCGAATGCAGAAGCCGAAGACATGATGGAGACTGTTGATGTAGGAGAGTTTTTCAAGAATGATGATGTACTAAAGTTTATGACCATGCTGGTCGAGGAGCGCAGCAAGCTGACAAATGCCATCGGCAAGGCGAAAGCGTCAATTGGGTTTGACCTGGATGCCGCAATTGAAACAAACAAGTTTCGTCAGGCTGTTGCGAATCGGGTAAAAACGATGCTGCGGTTTACTGCATCCAAGAGAACAGAACGGGGAACCGATTATAAGTTCAATGTGGAGGGGAATCAGACCCAGTATTACTACGATATCGAAGTAGAAGCCAATGAAGCTTTTGACCGCAGTGCTGCAAAAGACACCATGCGAAAACTGATTCTCGAAGCAGACAAGGTTTCTGCAGAAATTGATTCCGCAATGATTAACACGGTGGTGGAATACGATGCACCGTTCAATGTAAATGACTCTTTTGAGGATGTTATGACAGACTTTTTAGCGAAGGAATAAATCCAATGGAGCCGTTCGTTCGGCTCCCTGTTTTGGGCAGAAATGAGCTGATATGATTTTGAGGTGGCGTTCGACAGAACGTATCTGTCCACGGCAGCGATGTCGTGTGCCTTCGAGTAACCTTAACATGATGGCTTCGGTCAAATGTGGTACTTAAATATAGAATCAAGTAATTCTAAACCATTCCGTGTTTTTTGGGATGTGAAGAAAGTTTAAGGACACAAGGCGCCTCATCAACCAGAACTCGTGAGCACGCTTCTGCATCAATGCAACACTCCAAAAATCAATTCATCAGTTGCGGCGAACAATCATCGTGAGTTTATTACCAGCCGTCAGTGTCGCTGCACTTCTTCTGGTTATCCAATAACCTCCATTATATAATTTTGAAACAGTTTACACGTATGTGTAATGCACAGAAATTTCCAGTTCAAAATTGTTGATGTGATTTTCTGTCCAAACCAGAGAGCCGAACAAAAAAGAATACCGGGGAGGTGGTTGCTTGCCCGTAAGCATTAGTAAAGGGAACGCCAAAATGGGCGCTATTCAGAGTGTATCACTCCCGTCTGGAGTCACATGCAGAGTATGTGAGTGCAACAAGAAATGTTACGCCAGACGTCTGGAGAGAAGACGAAAGAGTGTAAGAGAAGCGTATCGGAATAATCTTGAGATACTGACAACCGAACCGGACACTTATTGGCGGGAGGTCGAGGCAGCAATTATGCTGTCACGATACTTCCGTTTCCATGTTTCCGGTGATATTCCTGACGCTACTTATCTTTGGCGCATGGTTGAAGTGGCGAGAAGGAATCCACACTGCGAAATTTTGTGTTTTACAAAGAAGTATGAGTTAGTGAACGACCTGCTCCGAAATGCTGTCCAGCTACCGAGTAACTTACATATAGTTTTCAGTGCATGGAGAGGGTTGAATATGGAAAACCCATTTAACTTGCCAGAAGCGCATGTCCGCTACCGTGACGGAACCACAACCGCACGGCCGGACGCCAAGGAATGCGGTGGAAACTGTGTTGACTGCGCCATTGTGGATGATGGCTGCTGGTCTTTGAAGGCGGGCGAACAGGTTGTTTTCAATGAGCATTAAAACTGGAGACAAACAATGAAGGATTATGTTGTTGCTGAAATTCAACCCAAAGATGGCGTTCTGAAAGGTGTTCATGAAGAAATGATTGGCCGTCCTGCTTACATCATTGAGCTGGAAATCGGATACCCAGGCGTCTTAAAAGTGCTGCCTGAGTATGACGATAGGTACCACACAATCAGAACCACCAACGTCCTAACATTTACTTCTTTAGATGGAGAGCCGGACGTTGTGGAAATCGAAACAAGGAACACGAGATATATGTTGCGTGCGAAATAAGGTGGTGACAGTATGGAAGAGCAGATTGTTCGGCTGGAGTCTGGACTGATGAACTGCGAATACAAGATTGATGAGTTGCGTTCTGAACTGTGCAGCATGATTAACGAACTATCAGAAGACCTAAGAGGAAGGATATCGACAAATGGTTCCAGAATATCTTCGCTGGAAGAGATTGTCGATGCGGCAATTATAACTGCAGTCCATGAGCTGATTGATTACCTTCGCCACGATGACATTCAAGCATTAGATGAAGCCGAGTTTGCCGGCAAAGTAAAAGAACTTATATTCGAGGCAAGGGATTCCTTCCCATTCTAAGGAGGAACTTATGTCAAAAAAGTTTTATATCGCCGACTGGCATTACGGACATGCGAACATTATGGCTTATGATAATCGCCCATTCACAAGGGTAGATGACATGAACAAGGTTTTGGTAGAACGATGGAACCGTGTTGTGTCCCCTGGAGATATCGTATATGTGTTGGGCGATATGTTTTGGGTTCCGTTTGCCGAGTCGATGCCTGTGCTCGACAGTCTGCATGGGCAAAAGTTTTTGATAAAAGGTAACCATGACCGCTGTAACGATGGACGATTTCTAAAGAAATTTGTAAAGGTAATTGAGTACATGGAGGTTGACGACGCGGATAGGAAGGTGGTCTTGTGCCACTATCCAATCCCGTGCTTTAAGAATCATTTTTACGGATGGTATCACCTCTATGGGCATGTTCACAATTCGTTCGAGTTCCACATGATGGAGCATGACAAGATGCTCATGCAAGAGTTATATGGGCATCCATGTCAGATGTACAACGTGGGCGCCATGATGCCTTGGATGGACTATACACCAAGGACGTTGGATGAAATCGTTGCCGCTGTGTCCCGTTAAGTGAAATCAGGTATCCAGTATACATACTTTCGCAGGTATGAATACTTAACTGGAGGATACCACAGTGGCAGAAAAGTTAGACAAACAAAAGCAAATAAAAGATGCTTTTGAAAATCGTGTGGATGTGGAATACATTCCACCAAAAGCTAAGCAACAGGAAGGTGAAGATGAGCACAGGATTCTACGTGTTGCACCATACTGCAGAGTAAGCACAGACACAGAAAACCAAAGGGCAAGTTACGAAACGCAAATCCAAGCTTATAAGGAGTACGTTCAAAAGCACCCGGATTGGATTTTGGTTGACATCTATGCGGATGAAGGTATATCTGGTACTTCTCTCAAAAATCGTGACGATTTTGCACGTATGATTGAGGACTGCAAAGCTGGTAAAATCGATATGATAATTACCAAGAACATTTCCAGATTTGCACGGAACGTAGTTGACTGTGTGGTAACCGCAAGAATGCTGAAGGCATTGACGCCGCCGGTCGCAATCTTCTTTGAGGATGTCGGCATCAATACAGTGACACAGACTGGTGAGCTGTTGCTGGTTGTCCTTGCGGCCATAGCACAAGGAGAGTCTGAAACAAAGTCAGCCAGCGTAAAATGGGGTTTCCAAAAAAGGTTTGAGGCTGGCCTTCCCAAGATATCTCCACTTTATGGGTACATTAAAAACGGAAGGAATCTTTCAGTCAATGAGAGTCAGGCAGTGGTCGTTCGCTTGATTTATCAAATGTTCAAAGATAGATATTCTATCTCACATATCTGTATGGTTCTAAATTCACAGTCGGTTCCTTCTCCAAAAGGAGTCAGTTGGACGTACTCCACCGTGAGAAATATCTTATCCAATGAGAAATACTGTGGCGATGTGATTATGCAGAAAACTGTAACAGTAGATTTGTTTACTCATAAGTCTGTCAGGAATGATGGTAGGGCTGCAATGTATAAAGTGCGTGACCATCACCCTGCAATTATCAAAAGGGAAGATTGGATAGAAGTGCAGGACAGGCTTCTTGCGCTGGCAGAAGAACAATATACATGGGACTACTGGCTCGCCGATGAGACAGAAGGAAGTTCGCTTACAGGGTTTAACCTGATGCGCTTACATCATAAGGGGGTTGGGAAATGAGTATTCTGGATAACTTTGATGTTGTGGAGGTGCCTCGCACTTTTAGTATCGCTGAGGTTCGTATACTGAAAAATAAAATCTCGTTCAACGTTTCCGCTGCGTCCGAGCTTGGATATCCGGCGTTTGTCAGAGTGTTTATCAGCCATGACAAAACCCAGATAGCTCTACAACCATGTGATAAGACAACTCCAAACGCAATGAAGTTTTTTACAACTGACAACACAAAGAGAAGAAAGAAACGCACCATTGGTGTGGGGAACAAAGCGCTGGCTGCTTTGATTAAATCTGGTATGGGCTGGGATATGGCACAGCCGGTTATTGCACCGGGTATCAGATTCTCAGAAGAGAACGTGATTATCTTTGACCTGAAGCAAGCGAATCTGTCCGGAAGAAAAGACTCGTCCAGCAATGGCTTGTGTTTAGTACCAAGGCCGGCAGCACCATTCTTCCAAGTCCCATCCGAGTATTTCTCGAATGATAAGGTGGTAGTTGTTGATACAGATGGTCGAGTGATTAGCTCGTGATTTCTGAACCTGTTGACAAAAAAGAGCCGTGAAAAACGCATGTGGCACAGTTACTTTTGGGGTGCTTGATGCCGTGTAGTAATGCATCTCTATAAGAAAAAATGAGGACGGTGATTCCAATGATTTATCTTGATTCTGCGGCGACCACAAGAATTGCGCCGGAGGTTCTCAACGCAATGATGCCGTACCTGACGGACGAATATGGGAATGCCGGCACGCTGTACCAGCTTGGAAAGTCTGCTGCCGCCGCAGTTCAACACGCCAGAGAGCAGACAGCAGGGTTGTTCAACTGTACGCCGGAGCATGTGATTTTTACTTCCGGTGGAAGTGAAAGCAACAACACAGTGTTCCAAGGGCTTAGGCATAAGCTATCCGAACTTGGCAAGAAACACATTGTTGTTTCGGCAATCGAGCATGACTCCGTTCTTCGGGCTGCAGAAATGTTGACCAAAGACGAGTTTTATATCACTTTTGTCCAGCCAAACGAGAAAGGCGTGGTCACAGCAGATGCTGTCGAGGCTGCAATCCGGGAAGATACCGGGCTGGTTTCCGTGATGTATGTAAACAACGAGACAGGCGCAGTCAACAATATCCATGCAATCGGTCAGATTTGCAAAATTCATTCCGTGCTTTTTCACACTGACTGTGTGCAGGCCGCAGGGCAGTTTCCGATTGATGTTGATGCGGACTATATAGATTTCGCATCCATATCATCTCATAAGCTTTACGGCCCCAAGGGTGTCGGAGCTTTATATGTGAGAGACAAGAATTTCTCTCCCCTTATTTCTGGTGGAGCTGAACAGGAATTCGGGTTACGTGGAGGTACCGAAAACGTATATGGCATTGTCGGTTTCGGAAAAGCGTGTGAGCTGGCAAAAGAAAATCTCAGAGAAAACAACATCCAGCTTTCTATTCTAAAGCAGAAATTCTATACGCAGCTTATGAACGAGCTACAGGAGCTTGGTATCGGACGCGAATCTGTTCGTGTTAACGGCAGGCCGGTTATTGAGAGTGGGAAGACATTGAATCTATGTTTCAGCGGCGTTGACGCAGAGACAATGTTGCTGATGTTAAACACAAAGGGTGTTTATGTTTCTGCCGGCTCCGCCTGCAGCAGTCATGAGGCAAAGCCGAGCCATGTGCTTCTTGCGATGGGGCTTACGCCGGAAGAGGCGAGAAGTTCTCTGCGGTTTTCCTTTTCAAAATATAATACAGATAATGAAATAGAATGCGCGGCGCAGATTATTGCGTCGTGCATTTTTGCATTACAGCGAATTGCAAGGGAGGTTCCTGATGAAAACATGGAGGATTCCAGTGACTTGGGAGATGTGCGGTGAAGTTATTACAGAGGCTCCCACGTTGGAAGATGCAATGATTTATGCCCGCGATGATAACGGTGTATTGCCGTTACCGGATGACCGCGAATATGTGGACGGAAGTTGGCGCCTTTCCTATGACATGTCTGAGATTGAAGAAGTCAGGGAGTGCTGGAATGATGGTCAAAAGGATGACCCGGTATCCCATTACAACAAGGTAGTACAAGAGTACGAAGAGGTTTGTAAGGAAATCTGGCGACGAGCTGTTGGAGGAGTCAAGATTTCAGATGGGCTTCTCAAACGGCGAGATGATTTGGAAACCCATCTCTCTTGTGACCATGTAAAAGACGAACCGTGCTGGCGGCAAGGACATCGCTTACCACGAAGGACAGATGAAATCAGGGGATTTGCGGAGGAACGAAAACGCTATGACAATTAAGGAAATCGAGACTGAAATTCAACGTCTCCGAAATCTGCGTGACGAACTAAGCAAACAAGAGATTGCGGAGTTTAAGGAACATGCGATGGATAACGTAGGTCGTTGCTTTATTGTAAATGGGAGATACGTGAAAGTTATTGGTATTCCACAGGAACAATGGCAATTATCTGGCAGGCCGATTTTTAATCAGTACCAATATCCAGCACTGTATCTTGGATACGATGAAGAGAATAACGTGATTCCGTTCTACTACGATACACTGTTTTCAGGTGTCTGGGGAGACGGCCATGACCCATTAAACAAAGAAGTTCAGGAAATTTCAAACGCCGAGTTTATGGAGGCGTTCGAACAGAAGATGCAAGAGTTCAAGCAGCGCATAGATAAAGCGAACGGAAGTGAACGAAAATGACGGAGTATCAAAAATATCAGCTTCAATGGATGATTGACCACGGGTATTCCTTAGACGATTTGATTCAGGAGCTCACAACCATGCAGTACGATGACCCGGAAGACAGCGACAGAATCTCCACTCCGATTTCAGAACTCTATGACGAGTGGGTAGTGGATGTTGGATTCGGCTCTGAAATCTGGGTTTGTGAAGATGAGTGGAAGCAATGTGAAACGATTGATAAATATGCTTGCCCTTATTGTGGGAGAAAAATTGACGAAGAGATTGATACTTCATCTGCCGATGATGATGGATATGGAACACTAAAGGTATATATGGCATGCCCATATTGTGGAACAGATATCACAGCAGAATATAGCGGAAGCGGATATGACTTCATTGGGTTTTCAATTTAATTTTTCGGTTTAGCTAAGGGGGAACACTATGAGCCACTGGACATATATTTCTGGCATTGTTGAGGTGCGTCCAATTGGAAATACACAACCTCAAAAGCGGTATGTCTTGGACACTGTTTTAGAACATCTGCCTGTTGTGAGCGGTTCAGAGGACAATATGAAAGTCCACGTAGTTCAGCAGTATGGGTATGACTGTTCTTCGAGTTGCAATGAGTTTGATGAGCCGTTATGGTATCGTCGTGACGCAGATAATGATGGGTGGGCGAAGATACAAAGTTCCTACACACTGGTTCTTGAAGCAAGGCTGAGAGATAGAGAATTTGATGGAACGAAACACGAGCTTAACAAATGGCTGAACAGGCTTGCAAAGCGAGTGCACGTTACAGATATCCTTGTGAAGTTGAGCGATGGATATAAGACGCTGGTGCTGGATAACCCGGAGCCATATTCAGATATGACCGAGCTGTTTTCTTGGGATGAATCAGGTGATGGTGAGCCAGCATGGGTTGAATATCTCTTATGGGACGCTGCAAAAGATTCTCGATATCCAATGAAGCTGATGTACAAATATTACGATGACCCGGAAAACGACCAAGAAGTAGAACGGAGAATGGCGTATGAAGTGTAAGGTCTGCAATGGTACAGGTTTTGTCGGCATCGGCCCCGGCATCCGTGGAATTAAAAAGTGTGATGTTTGCAATGGAGAGGGTGAAGTAAATACGCCTGAACGTATTCCAAACGATGCATGTCCAACATGCGGAACGCTGTTTCCGACAGATGACAGGGCAGATTATATCCCGGTAGAAGAGATACATTTTTGTTATTACTGTGGTGCGAGGATAAGATGATTACATTCGCCATGAGGAGATGGATGCATGAAAATCTATGAAAGAGAGCTACCACAGAAACAATATCACTGGGCAACATCTGGAGATTTCCATGTTCCGCGAGGCCACAAACCCAGTTCTGGAGACCGTTACATAGGGAGATGGGAGACATGGGTGATTGACAAAGTACAGTATCGCAAAGGTGAATTGCTGCTCTACTGCACAAAAACCTGGAACGAAAAAATGGAAACGAACGAGCGTTATGTCTCTTGCAAGAAAGAATAATTTTATATGAAGGTGAAGACTGTGTATAAGTTTCGTATAACAATTGGTGACTGGAGTTGTGATGGACATGGGCGTTCTGAAGACTTCATTGTTTCTTCTAATATGCCCGTTGAATCTGTTCGAGAGGCGCACTACAAGATTAAAGACGCGACAGGGATAGACATCGAAAGTATTTGTTCCGAATATGAAGAAGATGAAATCGACGAGGAGACTGTTGATATTCTAAAGAGCATGGGATTCCAATTTGAAAACAGTTCTGGGATGGGGATGGAATTGTAAATATTCCAGAAATGGCGCGGCTATGGATTTTTCTCCTCCAGAAAGCAGACCCAACGCTGAAGCTAAAAATTGTTGATGACGATATCCCAAGACTACAGTTCTATGGGTTCGATGAGAAAAGGAGACATATCGGCGGTGTCGGGTATGGCTTGTTCCACGAATAAAAGATTAGTTTGATGAGGGAATGTTGGCTTAGAAGCAGCCATCATCTAAGGAGTGTCGAGAGGAAGAGATTTGCACGTGAAAATCTCAAGAGCCACAGTATCGGTTTGTCTGAACTGTGCAACAACCTCACGGGTTAATGGTGTTTCGGTATTAGCAGTTGGAGATGGCTACCGACTTCTATACTTGAAACAGTTTTGCCGACTGGTTTGCCCAGTACCGTCAGAGACTTTGGCGTAATAGCACACCCTCGTATGAAACAGAACTTCTATACGGTAAGTGAGAAGCGGCCAACACTCCCGCATGAACGGAGGAACACTATGGAAAATATACGAGAATGTGAACGGTTTAGAAGCACTAATACGTGGGATTGGGGAGACTATCAAGATTTAATAGATACATTTGGGTTCGAGACAATGATTTCTGTTGATGCAGGTTCCTACAGTGGCGACACTTTCTGCATATTGAGAGATGGTGAAATGTATGGATACCTTGAATTCGGATGGGGGAGCTGCTCTGGGTGCGATGCTTTGCTGGCTTGTAATAATCATAATGATTTAGAAGAACTGCAGATGAGCTTATATAACGATATCAAATGGTTTGATACTCTGAGTGAGTTAAAAGAATACTTTCGGACTCACGATTGGGAGGGAGACTGGTGCTGGCACGAAGAAGAGCATAAGGTATTCCGAGAAAAGGTGCTTAATTTGACCGACGATTCTCAACCCTATGAGTTTGATGAAGATAGTTTTCGAGAGCTTATTGGCTGGTGATGCAATGACTGCGCAAGAGATTGAGCGGGCAATCATAGATAATGAAAAGTTGGTTTACTACGCCATACATAGATTCTTTCCTGATTTTCAAGACGATGAAGATGTTGCCCAGGCAGGGTTTATTGGTCTATGGAAAGCATGTATTAGTTACGATGATTCCAAAACTAAATTCTCGACATATGCTGTCAGATGCATTATGAATGAGATAAGAGCAGAGCTCCGTCACCGAGCAAAGCTTTGGAAGTTTGGAGATATCGCCTCATTGGACGAGCCCGTTTATTTCGACAAGAATGGTAGCGCTGTTACGCTTGCCCATCTCGTACCGGATTCCCACAACGATTATCACGTAGTTGATTATGACCTTTCATTTCTGAATAATAAGCTCTCTAAAAGAGATATCGTAGTATTCAAACTCAGTATCTATGGATTCACCGCCACGGAAATAGCCAATATGTTTGGCTACACAAAAGCTTGGGCGTCCAAGATTATTACAAAAGCACAGGCGCTTTGCAGAAAGTTGATGGCTAATACGTAGCAGATGGTAGGCGAGAGGAGTGTTTACATGATTACAAAAGAGTTAATCAAGTCCGGAATTAAAGAGCGCTTAATTACGTTTGTAGTAGACCCGAATATGGAAAGCGGAACTGTCTGCCGCATCGGTGACAGTTGGTTCTACTTTGGCGGGCAAACAGCAGAAGAAATGAACCCTGACGATTATCTGAAAAATGTTCCGATGGATGACATCATCAGGGAAATCTATGAAGTGTTAGACGATTTCGACAAAGACGAAGAGCTGAGGGATGAGTATGCCTACTATGAGGCGGTCTTAACATACTGGAATGGGTATAGCGGATATGGAATCTAAAGAAAGGTCACACCGCTGCTCAGGTTTATTAGAGCAGTAGCGGTGAAAAATTAACTCCATAAATAAATGGCGGCCTTCTGAACCGTTGAGGCTTAATTCAGCGGTATCCCATACCGGTTGCCCTGAAGATTTGCTGTTTACATATAATTAAGTCCAGCAGCTTTTCGCCAAAGGCAAAAGTGAGAGTTTGGTTCTTTGTTCCGAGTCCGGCAACCCGCTTCGCGGGTGGGATTCTTGACTCGCATCGCATTGCAAGCAATGCTCGCGAGTCTTGCCGGCCTTCGGAACAAATACCTAATGCACATCGGCTACACTCAAAATACTGCCGATGCGGAGGGCAACCGGATTACTATATTATTTTGAAAGGGTGGTTCGATGTTGAAACGATTGCTATGTATGAGTACAGCCGCCCTGCTTATGGTTAATGCACCTATGGCAGCGGCGGCTATGGAAGGTACGTCCACTTATATTTCGGTCACTGGATATGATGCTAACGTGGATTATACGGCGCAGATTTACGAATGCCTAAAAGATGGTAGTCCATATGCGATTGAAGTTGGTTACATATATGAGCAGCAAAGGAATCTGAAGATTCGTGATATGGGTTTATCTCAATATCAAGAAACGGACTACTTCAGCAGGTTTGATAATGCAGACGAAATTTTGAACGCTATGGAGTCTGACAAGGAAACACAGAGCAGCAGTGAAGAGCATGACACCCATCCTACCTATTCAGATGAAGATTTATACTGGCTTTCCAGAGTTGTGTATGCAGAGGCTGGGTGTAACTGGTTCCCTGATTGGGTTCAGCAGGCCGTGGCGAGTGTAGTTGTTAACCGTGTGAATGACTCCAGATATCCAAATACAATTCAGGATGTCATTTTTCAGTCTGGTCAATATGGCTGTGTTAACAACGGAAGTATCTATAATACTCCAACAAGTAAGGTGGTAGCCAATTGCAGATATGTTCTGGAACATGGGTCAACTCTACCATCTTATGTGATTGGGCAATCTGGAATGGCACTTGGCCCGGTGTATACGTCATATTATGACAGCGTTCTTGGCACGACGATTTACTTCTTTTCGGTATAAAGAGATTGAAAAAGAACATTAAACTGATGGGAACTTATGGGGTATTATGCCTTGGCACCTCTGAGTTCCTTTTTGATGTGGAAGACCTTCCGCTGATTGAAAATAGAGATTGGTATCGGGATAAAGACGGATATCTTGTCAACTGCTATTATTACAATGGCCGAAGAAGGTTCACCAGATTTCACAGAATTGTGATGCATGCGAAGCCAAAGCAATTTGTTGACCATATCAATCGCAATCGAGCAGACAACCGCAAGCAAAATTTGCGATGCTGCAAATACGCAGAGAACGATAGGAACCGTGGAATATATTCATCCAACAAATCCGGCGTTGCCGGCGTGTATTACGATAAGCAGCGTCGCAAGTGGGTGGCCAACATTTCCTATAACCGAAAGCGTGTATTTCTTGGCAGGTTCGAGTCAAAAGAAGACGCTGTTGCTGCGCGTCTTGCCAAAGAGAAAGAGCTGTTCAAAGAGTATTCCCCACAAATACCAGTCGTGGAGGTGTGAAATGGATTATTTAGACGAGACTATGCCTTATAAGAAAAAATCAAAACGACGTGCGCCTGCCAAGGCTAAACACAAGCATGATTTTCAACCATGTATCTTCGAGTACGAAGGTATCCAGTTTGACGCTGCACACGGAGTAATTCCAAAAGAAAAAGAAATGTTTGGAGACTATTGCGTTGTATGCGGAAAGATAGGGCATCGTTCCGGTAACCGATGGATGGAGCGTGTACCCACTTCAATAAGGGGAGTATTTAGTTTCGAATATACGGAAGAGGCAAAAAGAGAACTCAACCGAGGCACGAGGACTCTCCCTACATTTCGCCTGAAAGACATCTGGACACAGAAGTTTGTCCAGATTGAGCGGTGACCTGTTATACATACACATGAATTTATGAGTGGTAAAAGAGATTTTATATATCCAAAAGGCGAGCGGGTATGGGTTGGGTACTACAACACTAATCACGAACTGATTTTTATTCTGACGAGCAAAGAGTCCAGAGATTACTACTACATATACGAGTTGGTTGACGGGAGTTTTAAGAAACTTGGGCGAGCGAGGTCTCCTGTGGAACTCGAAGAAAGGTTTGAAGTCAATAAAAGACTGGTGGTGTCACCATGAATGATTTTGAATTTGACTGCCTGCAGAAAAAGCGCCTTGCTCAGCAGGCAAAGTACCGTAAGCGTGGAAGCAAGAGCAAGAAGTGCCCTATGTCTACCGACCATATGACAAAAAAACAATGGATAGAAAGGTGCGGAAAGATTGTGACAATCAAGATGGATAGCCCGGTATCATGGGCGTCATTCAAAGAGTTGTCAAAGCAAACACAAGAAGAGTATCTAAAGAACCTTATGGAAAAATATCATATCAATGCCAGCAGTCTTGCGGAGATGTTTCATATCACACCAATTACGGTGCGACGCCATATTGCTACTCAAGGGTTAGCAGTTTCGTTCCCGGTTGGTCACTCCATGAATGCGGAAGATAGACGTGCATGGGAGCTTTTCCTTTCTGGAGACACTGTTGAACAATCTGAGAATGAAGCTATCGTGGAAAACGAAGAGATGTGTGATGGGGAGCCGATGTCAATGTGCAGTTTTTCGCTGAGGTTTAGCGGCAAAATTGATGTCTCCATGATTTCGAACTCACTGATACGTATTCTTGGAGACCATTCTGTGGGTGAGATTGAAGTAACCTGTAATTTAGCGCCGTGATAGCCTTGTTCTGATGGGTGATTTATGATAGAATTTCTTCAAAAGGAGTGGTTTGGTGGAATACGGATTTGACAAAACGTTTTTGACCGATGAAGACCTTGAGCAGAGCATGGATGATTTCATTGAAGTGATTAGCCAGGAGCTCGAAGCCGAAGAATGGAATACTACTATGCTTGATTTCCAAAAATCTAAGCAAATTCAGTTCGCTTATTCTGTTTTGAAATATCTGACACGCGGGAGCGATGCCATTATTTCCTACAAATTACATGAACCATTTAAGACAATGGGGAGCGTATCGGTAGAGGGCAAATCTATTGAGTTTTACCAGCCGGAATGGTTTGCACGTGTTGCCGAGTTCGCCAGCAATACGGAAGTATATCCTCTGGCAAAAAACCGGGTACGGCTTACATTCACGTTCCACGGTTTAACGAAATCCATTGACTAAAGGAGGTGTGGCATGGAATATACGGGGTGTTTTGATGCCGTCGAAGATGTTGTAAGAGAGGCCACTGAACAATATGGTGGTCGTTATACTTTGAACAAAGAACTGTATGAGAAACTCCCGGACATTTGCCGTGGAGTTGATGAGTTGTTTGAAGAGATTGAATGCCTTTGCTTGGATGTCAGCGTATACGACGTACCGTATAAGAGGGTTGCCATAGAAATCATTTGCGAGGAAATGGTTTTGCAACACGGCAGAGAGCATGTATTCTTTCAAGTGATTCAGATGTTTGATTCCTTCTCCTTTTCAAAATCAAAGGACGGGAATGTGTGCATATCTTTGAATCTGGACAAAATGTGGGAGAGGTCGAATGAATGAAAAGCGAAGAGGGCAGCTTCGGAACGCATTGACTATGATGACAAATGCTGCATCTATTATCGATGCAGTATGCGACAAAGAGCAGGATTGCTTAGACAATTTTCCAGAGAACCTGCAAAGTACAGAAAGATTCGAACGTATGGAAGATGCCGTGGATAGTTTGAATGATGCGCTGGAAAAAATTGATGAAGCAAAAGAATGTATATCCATCGCTATAAAGTAAGGAGGTGTTAAGCTTTGCCGCTTTTGATTGCTGTAATTCTTGGTTTGGTTTTGTTCTTTATTAAGAAAGACGACAGTGCAAGAAAGGCTGAGAATAAAAAGGAGACAGACAAGGAGTGGAATCTAAGACAGGATTTCCGTGATGAGTATACGAATCGTCAGTTTGAAAATCAGGTTTTAGCTTTTATTGAGAATCCGGAGCATAGAGAACAAGTCAATCAAGAGATAGCTGAAGCATTGTCAGAAATGTGTTATCAAAAGCGGGGGCATCAACATCTTTCCGTTCAAGATAAGCTGGATATTTTGCTTGCGAATCGAGGAAAGGTCAGCAGTAGAGGGGCAGAACTTGGATATTGGATTGGATACCGGAGCGATGGAAAAGGAAAGGGTAAAGGATATGTTCGAGATTTTGATAATGAACTTGAACAATATGGATTTATGGTATGGCTCCAAAGGGCTTTACAAAAGCATGGCAAAATGGCAGAGCTCGTTGTAATGAAAACAGGAGCAGAGATACCGTTTGGGTATGCATGGAAAGGTTCTCCGTATGAACGTCAGTATTCCAGAAAAGGTGAAATCAAAACCAGATTGAATGATTACCAACCACTAACATGAAAACGGGGCGCAGTAAAGCGCCCTGTTTATCACAGCGATTATTCGTCAAAGAGATAGTCGGGGAGTTCAATACGTTTTCCAAGCAAGACTTTACCACACGCTCTCACAGAACTGCCGCTGTCTGCCGCAACGAAAACATTGAAGTTCCTACGTTTCGGGTTTGCAGAGACCAGTATAAGATTGTCGTTGTCGTCAACGTAGTATTGCTTACAATACATGGCTCCGTCAACGCAGAAGATGCCGACATCTCCTATCTGGAGTTCGGCGTCTTTTTTTACATAGACCATATCGCCATCATTGATATACGGATACATGCTATCACCCTGAATATCAACGGCATAATCGGCTTCGTCTGGAACAGAATTATTCACGAGCATCATTTCAAAATCAGCACCGTCAAGCGGAACATTGAATCCGGCGGCGGACGGAGAGGTATAATGCGGAATAAACCGTTCGCTTGGTGTAGGAAACTCAACAACATTGGAAGAAGACTTCCTTTCTGCTTCTATACGCTGTTTTTCTACTCTGCAAATCGTATCGACCGCTATTTTACCGTGCTTGTCAAGAGAGTTATAGTTATTTAACAATGTCATTTCGCTGATAGAAAGAACGGGCTGGCTTACATTGGTGGTAGCGACACCGACAAGACTGTCTATGGATATATTCAGGGATGTACTTAACGCAATCAGCATATCCATCGTTGGCTTTCTGGTTCCACGCTCCCAATTTCCAATACATACGGTTGTTACTCCGATAGAAGAAGCGAGCTGCTGCTGTGTCATATTCTTTTTTTCACGGAAATGTTTTAATCTATGTGCAAAGTCCACGAGATGACCCTCCAAAAAAATGTTCGATGATTGCTGTTGACACCGGCGGTTGTTTGTGATAGCATTATCAGCACAACAACTGTTTGCAAACGTAGGATAACACAACCATCTGTTTTTGTCAACACAAAGAAAGGCAGCCCGCCATAAAGACGGACTGCCCGGACGGTGTGCGTCGTGCATGAATACAAAAGGACACGGCGCACAATTGCACCTGTTTCTACAGGTGAGGATTACAGTGACACCACTCACTATACTCCTGCCTGTAGTATACCACCGAGCTCGTCGTAAATCAATGGAGGTTTTTGCTGCAGGATGAAAAAGAAGTTATCAGTGAGAGAGTTGAAGAGGTACTGTGAGGAACACAAACCTCACTGCATTTATTTTAAGACGGAGAATCAGGCTTGGTACAGGGCGTCTGACCCATGTAAGTTAGACATGGCCTTCCCAATTATGTTGATTTGCGAAAACCCAAACCTGATTTGCCTGAAGTCTTCTGGAAATACTCTGTCTTTTGACCGAGTAAAATCTATCGAAGTAGATACCGATGCGTCAATACTCGGAACTGTCATCACGATTTTTTGTGGGGACTTTAATACTGCAGGGTATGATATTACATATAAGCTTGTTGTAGCCTAAAAATTTTTCGCGTGTTGTTCATTTAATTGAGTTGACACGGGAAGCAAAGCATGCTATACTCCAAGTATCAACATAATTGTTTCGAAGGAGTTATAGCGGTGAGTTATCAAAGAAACGGGAAAACCCCACAAATCGGAGAAGTATACCTAATGAAGTTCAGCGGCAGCGGCAGTGAGCAGGTCGGATGGCGTCCTGGTCTCGTATTCCAGAATAATGTTGGTAACTCGCACAGCCCCAATGTTATTGCCCTTCCTCTCACCAGCTCGATAAAGAAAACGTCGCAGCCCACACATGTATTTGTCAAAGCATCCGATGCTGGCCTCAAAAAAGATAGTATGGTACTATGCGAGAATCCGCAGCGTATGTCCAAGGACAACGTAGGAAAGTATCTTGGCAAGCTGTCAGATGCCTGCATGCGTAAGGTTGCGGAGGCGAACCTTCTTGCCTCCGGTGCCATTTCCTATCTGGATGTGGTTTCTCTGGTCACGGCATGGACGAAGGCCGTTGAGTTAAATGCCGTTACATCAGCGTAACGCTACATATCTGTAGGAGGTTTGCGATGTATAACGAGGATTTGAAAAAGCGGTTTGTCCGTGACTATACGGGCAGTTTGAATACCGCCAACGTAGCTGCCACCGTATTCAATGCAGTTGAGAAGTATGAGACAGAATGGAATGCGGACTTATGTACAAGAAGCACAGAAGAACTTCAGCCGGTTATTGATGAGATTGTCGGACTGCGTTCCAGAAGCAAGTGGATGACGCTCACGATTCTCAAGGAGTACGTCAAGTGGTGCATCGCCATGAAAGTTCCCGGCGCTTGTGACGGAATGCTCCATATCGAAGCGGTTGGGCTGGATAAAGTTCGTCATCAGATGGTCTCCAGCCCCCTACATCTTCAACGTTTTATGGATTCGATTTTTGACCCAGAGAGCGATGAAACAATAGACAATATCTATCGCTGTTATTTTTGGATGGCATATGGCGGTATAGATGAGGATGATACCATTCTCATACGGAATAAAGATGTGGATTTTTCAGAAATGATTATTCGATATAAGACGATAAGCGTTCCGATTTATCGCGAAGCACTCCCGGCTTTTCGAAATGCTGTCAATCTGACAAGTTTTGTCTATAAACATCCCAACTATTCCAAGACTATTCGCCGTGATAGAGTCCCAGGCGATACGATTATGCGTGGTATCAAAGCCGTAACAAAGACCTTCACAATGCGTGCTACACTGTCCAAGCGGAATATCAAAGCAGTTGAGGAAGGGAAGACCGACATGCAGCTCAGCTTCTACCGAGTCAGGATGTCAGGGCTTTTCTATCGTATATATGAGATGGAACGAGCCGGCATTGCCCCGAATTTTTCTGATGCTGCACTTCGGGTTATGGATGGAAAGACATACTCCTTGAAGGGTAGAGAAAAAATCGAGCATAAGCAAAACAGAATCGAGCGGGATTACATGGAAGATTATCAGCGATGGAAACTTGCGTTTTCTATCTGAGAGGTGAATATGGTGTTTGGTATCTACAAAAGGAAGAAGTTCCTCATCTTTTTGATATGCATGGTTTCCATAGTTTGTTTCCTAACCGCATGCAATAGCTCTCCACAAGGGGCTGTAGAAGAAACACCGTCCAGCGCCCCATCCATATCTCCCCAAATCGAAGTTGTTTTGGATATTCCAGAAGACTTTTTAGATTTCCAAAATTATATTGGGGAGGATATTTCTCTGTTCGGCATGGAGGAAGGGCTTGAAGAGTATGATGGTGGCATAAGTTCTTTGTATGGGCACAAAGGAACTGTAACGGTTGGAGTTGGATGGGACGGGAAGACCATTACACGCGCCGTGCTTACCTTTGACGATAAAGAAAGCTTTGTAGAAGAATATGAGGGAATTAGCAGTAATCTTGAAGCGATATTTGGAGAGCCTACAGTTTATGATTCTGGTAGCGTAACAGATTTTTCTGGAGAAACGGATTTTGAGTTTGGACTGTCAATGCGGTCTGGGAAGGCATCCATTAGCTGGAATGAAGAAAACAGAAAAGTATATGAGAGTGAAAACCCAAACGCAGCAGAGAAAGAACCCTCCTCGTCTCCAGGCGCAAAAGTTCCCCCTGCCATTGGAATGACTGCAGATGAAGTACTTGCATCCACATGGGGAGAGCCATCAGACATTAACCGTACAACCACGCAATATGGTGTGTCAGAACAGTGGGTTTATAAATCTGGTTCAGAAATGAAATACATTTACCTTGATGACGGTATTGTAACAGCAATCCAAGAATGATGAGAGTTGGTATTGCAATAAAAGGAACTCGGAGGCGGGTTCTTTTTATTACCATGTCAACATAATAAAATAAACTACAATGCCGTAAGGCTTTGTATAAATTTATGGAACGGTATTTCGTTCCGGGAAGAAAGGTGATATGCATTGTGCAATGAGGATTTTGTGAACGAACCCAGAGATACGTTTCTCGAAATCTACCAGAGCAAAATTAAGCGTGCAGGTTCTGAGGAACTTCTGGAGTGGTTGACCTCTTCGGATTTTTTCACTGCGCCTGCATCAACAAGGTACCACGGCTCATTTGAAGGCGGATTAGTCACACATTCTGTGAACGTATACCGCTGTTTGGCAGAAGAACTGGAGCTTTCTGGCTTGTCTGACGCCTACACAGAGGAGACAGTAGCACTTGTTTCGTTACTTCACGATGTGTGTAAGGCTAACTTCTACAAGAAGGGAACCAGAAATGTCAAGGAGAATGGTCAGTGGGTAACAAAAGAAGTTTTTGAGATTGACGAGAAGTTCCCGTGTGGGCATGGTGAAAAATCAGTTATTATTCTTCAGAACTTCATCCATTTATCAGCGGAAGAAATCTTTGCAATCAGAGCGCATATGGGTGGGTTTGATACCTCTGTGAAAGGTGGCGACTACTTCATCGGTAAGATTTTTGAGAAGAGTAAGCTTGCGCTCCTGCTCCATGTAGCAGATATGAAAGCAACTTATTTATTGGAGGGTTGATATGGCAGAACAGAATCTGAATATCTATCAGAAGCTTGCTAAGATTCGCAAGCAGGTGGAGGTTATCCAGCGCAATAAAAAAGGTTATGGATACACCTACGTTAGTGAGGATGAAATCCTTGCAAAGATTTCCGGGTTTATGGATAAATACAGTTTATCTCTGATTCCCAGCGTCATACATAGTAGCGCAGTTGTCGCTCCATACCATACAAAGAAGACCAAGTCAACTAACAAAGGCGAAATCTATGAGGAGAATGTCAACGAGGTTCTCGTAAGTGCAGACATGGTCTTTACATGGGTAAATAATGAGAACCCAGACGAGAGGGTCGATGTTCCGTGGATTTTGGTGGGGCATCAAAGCGACGGTTCACAGAGCTTTGGGTCTGGGTTAAGCTATGCAATGCGGTATTTTTTGCTTAAGTTTTTCAACATTGCAACACCGGATGATGACCCGGACAAATGGAGGAGCAAGCAGAAGGCTGCAGGGGCAGCAGAAGATAAGATGATTGCAGAAGAAATCATCGCCAGCTTCGACACAATGGTTAAGGAATTCTTGGCAAGTAACCAAGATAAGACTGAAGAGGTCAAAAAGTTTGTTGCCAAGTATGTAAAGGGCGGAAACTATTTCGCAATCACAGAGTCAGTGCTTGCCTCGAAGCTTCTTGCTGACTTCAAAGAAACTTTTAAGATTAAGGAGTGATGAATAATGGGATTTCGCACAGGTGCTTACGCTAAGGTATGGGAAGTGACCCCTATGAGCGATACCAGTACGAAAGTACGGATGTCTGTCAGCCGTAAAAATAAGCAGACAGGTGAATATGAGCAGGATTTCTCCGGGTTTGTACTTTGCATCGGTACCGCCGCAGCCCGGAAAGCTATGCAATTACATGAGGGTTCCCGAATTAAGATTGGTGATTGCGATGTGACGACAAAATACGATTCGCAGAAGAAGATTACATATACAAACTTTAAGATGTTCTCCTTCGAAGATGCAGACGGTGGAGATACATCGACAGACGTTACAGACCCGCAGCCAGAGGTTGGCGACGGTGAACTTGATGATAACCGGCTCCCATTTTAAGGCGGTCTGCCTATGGGAGAAGTCAATTATGCACCGATAATCCAAGAGATGACTTGGAGTTACTCCCGCATTAAGGCTTTTGATGATTGCCATTATCGGTGGTACCTGCAGTATATCCGCAGGCTGCACGGAAAGGACATGTTCTTTGCCAGCTATGGCAGCTTTATGCATAAGTTGATAGAGCTGTACTACAAAGAAGATAAAAGCGCCAAGCAGCTATGCGAAATGTACCTGCGAGATTTCAGAAGTCAGGTAGTGGGATGGGCGCCAAGCAAAACGGTGTTTGGCAACTATTTCAAAAGCGGCCTGCAATATCTCAAAGGAATTCAACCGTTCCCATATAATATGGTGGCAATTGAAAAACGGGTTGACTTCAATCTGTCCGGTATTCCATTTATCGGATACATCGATTTTCTTGGTGAAAAAGATGGAGACTTGTATGTCGTAGACAACAAGTCCAGAAACTTGAAACCGAGAAGCACACGCAGTAATCCGACGAAATCAGATTTGGAATTGGATGAGTATCTGAAGCAACTCTACCTGTACTCTGCAGCAGTAGAGCAAGAGTATGGGAAACTCCCTAAATCACTTTGCTTTAATTGTTTCCGAACCCCAGTTTTTATTGAAGAGCCGTTCAAGGAGCAAGCATATGCTGAATCCAAACGATGGCTTTCCGATAAAGTGGAAGAGATTACAAGGGAAACGGATTTTCTGCCAAGCGTGGAGTATTTTAAGTGCACATATCTATGTGAGATGCGGGATTTCTGTGATTATTACAGGCTCTCACAGAAGAAGAGGTGATGCGCTATAAGAGCAGAAGACATTACACGCATCGACAGCGAAGCTGGTGTGATTGCCTCTCTTGTATATCACCCGGAGTTTTCGTTTTATTCCGAAAATCTGTTGCCCAATCACTTTTTCAACAAAGAGAATCGTTATATCTATGCTGCTATCTGTAATCTGGCGCAACGCGGTGTACAGCACATTGACCCATATAGCATCCTGCAGTCTTTGCAATCACAGGAGGCAACTGCAAAATACGCAGATGAAATTACAGTAGCTCAACTTAACGACTTCTTTGATACCAGCGATAGCCTTGCAAGACATACCGTAGAAGATTATAAGCTGTGTGTAGACAATGTCATAGATGCGGCTTTTAGACGGGATGCACTACAGAGCCTAAAAAAGTGTGAGGCAATGTGTTTCAACGAGTCTATCAAAGATATCGAGCAACAAATCTATCGTTCCCTGGACGATGTGATGATGGAGTTTTCTGCAACAACAGAAGTTCCGGCTTATAAAGATGTGATTGATGAGTGTTGGGCAGAAATTGAAGGCCGTCAAGGGAGTGGATATGCGGGTATCCCATTTAAGTTCCCAGCCTTGAACGATTACGCAACGATTGAACGTGGAGAGCTTTTTATCTTTGGCGCAGAGCAGAAACAGGGTAAATCCATGATGCTTCTCAACTGCGCAGTTGATTTGCTCCAGCATGATTACGCAGTTCTATACTTGGACAGCGAGTTAAATACCCGATTGTTTACCGCAAGAATTCTCGCACACCTAACAGGGATTGAGTATAAGCGTCTGACATCGGGAAATTATAGCGAGGAAGAAGAACGACGAATCATGGAGGCCAAAGAGTGGCTAAAGACAAGAAAGTTCACCCATCTTTATATCCCAACATTCGACCAGCATAGCATTTATACTGCGGTCAAGAAGGTGAATCACACACAAGGACTTGACGTTCTAATTGTGGACTACTTTAAGGGAAAAGGCGAGGGAGATGCTTTCGATAGTTATCAAGAGCTCGGAAGGTTTGTGGATATGGTGAAGAATCAGATTTGTGGTGAGATGAATATTGCGGGAATCGGAGCTGCACAGGCCACTGTAACAGGAAAGCTGGCCGACAGCGCCAAGATTGCACGCAACGCATCCACAATAGCCATGATTTCAGACAAAACTCCGGAAGAAATCGAGGCAGATGGTGCAGAGTGCGGTAATAAAAAGCTTCGAGTCACGGTAAATCGGAATGGAATGCAAATGGCACAGGGCGAATACATAGACTTGCTGTTCGATGGGAACCACATCTTATACCAGCAAGCCAAACAGCATATCCCACAGACTCCGTTTTAATCAATCAGCATAATTAAATAATCTGCGAAGGGAGGGGACGGTGTGGAGCTTTCAGAACTGATTGAGTCCGTTGATATTCTGGAGTATATCTCACAATATACAGAGTTTACAGAGAAAAATGGAGAATATTGGGGGCTTTCTCCGCTTAAGGAAGAGAAGACACCGTCCTTTTCCATCCGAAAAGAAGAAAATAATTTCTATGACTTCTCTTCTGGCGTTGGCGGGAACGTGCTGACATTCATCCGATACTACAACAAGTGTGGTTACCAAAAGGCAATCGAGATTTTGAAGGAGTATGTCGGTTGTGATGGTGATGTAGCTCCTCCACACAAGAAACTTGCTGCAACTGAGGTCGCAAAGCGGTTTGCTAAGCCCAAAAAGACAAATAAAATCAGCAAGGTGACTGCGCTTCCGGATGATTATATGGAACGGTACGAAAAAAGGCAAGATAAGCTTGCCGTTTGGAAGGCAGAAGGTATATCTGACGCTTCTATGAACAAGTTTCAGGTGTATTACGACAGTTTCTCCAACCGTCTCGTCTACCCAATCAGAAGTCCAGACGGAAAAATCATCAATGTGGGCGGCAGAACCCTTGACGAAGCATGGAAAGAGAAAGGTTTACGTAAGTACACCTACTTCAAGCCTTGGGGAGAGCTGAATACACTCTATGGCCTATATGAAAACAGGGAAGAAATCCAAAACAGACATGAAATCATCCTGTTCGAAGGTGCCAAGTCCGTTATGTTGGCTGATACATGGGGAATCCATAACACAGGGGCAATTTTGACATCTCACTTGAACCCAAACCAGATGAAAATCCTTGCGCAGCTTGGCTGCAGAGTGGTTTTTGCGCTGGATAAAGAGGTTTGCATTCGAGATGACCATAATATCAAACGGTTAAAGCAGTTCGTAAAGGTTGAGTACATCTGGGACAGAGACAATCTGCTGGATGCGAAAGATGCCCCAGTCGATAAGGGGCTTGAGACATGGAAAAAACTCTACGAAGGGAGGTTGTCATGGCGATAGATAAGCAATATACCGTTTACCATCTGCATAGTGACCTCAGTAACGGTGTTACAAACATCGACTCGGTCACAAAATATGGAGAATACATAGAAAAAGCCAAGGAACTTGGAATGAAAGCGATGGCTTTTTCAGAGCATGGCTCTGTCTTTGAATGGTGGCACAAGAAAAGTGCCATCGAAGCAGCCGGCATGAAGTATATCCATGCTATTGAAGCGTATATCACTGTGACTTTAGACGAAAAGGTGAGGGATAACTACCACTGTGTGTTGCTCGCAAAGAACTATGATGGATTTTTAGAACTAAACAGACTCGTATCGAGGAGCTTTGACCGTACAGACAACCACTTCTACTATGTACCACGTATCACCTTTGATGAACTGTTCGGTACATCTGACAATATTCTGATTACCACAGCCTGCATTGGCGGTGTATTCGGGAAAGCAGATGCAGATGTTGAGTCGAGGTTCCTTGAGTTTCTTCATAGGAATAAGCATAGGTGCTTTTTTGAGGTCGGACACCATATGGATGAGCGACAGGTCGAGTACAACCAAAAACTGTATAGGCTTAGCGAACAAACTGGTATCCCATTGATAGCCGGAACAGATACTCATGTACTCAACGAGGAACATGAGAAGGGGAGAAGTATCCTGCAGGCGTCCAAGAACATTCAATTTGACGGGGAAGAGAAGTGGGATTTGAAATTCAAGTCCTACGATGAGCTCGTCTCTGCTTATAGGAAACAACGCTCACTCCCAGAGGAAGTGTTCTTAAAGGCTATTGAGAACACAAATGTTCTGGCTGATATGGTGGAAGAGTTTACCCTTGACCGTGGTACAAAGTACCCGCACATCTACGAAAATCCAGAAGAAACCTTTAAGGCAAAGATTGAGGACGCACTTCAGCATCATCCATACGCCTTGAAAAATCACGATGAAGCGGAACTCCGTAAGGTTGTGGATGAAGAGTACGATGTCTACAAAACGACTCAGTCCATTGACTTCATGCTTCTTCAGACCTACCTCAGAGAATGGGAAAAAGAGAATGGAATCCAGTGCGGATACGGTAGAGGCTCTGTTTCTGGCAGCATGATAGCATATCTGCTTGGCATTACACAGATGGATAGCATTCGTTTTGGATTAAACTTTTTCCGGTTCATGAATCCTTCCCGTGTTACCAACGCCGATATTGATACGGACTACTCTGGCAAGGATAGAGAAACTGTGAAGCAATTCCTCCTGCGTGACAAGATGAACCTGCCGAATATCAGGTCTGCTGAGATTATTACCTTCAACACCATTGCATTGAAGGGCGCAATCCGAGATGTGTGCCGCGCTTTGTATAAGGACAGGCAAGACAAGAACTATCTGCAAATCGCCAACTATATTTGCAAAGAGGCAGAGATTCACGAAGATTCTGTCCGCAAAGAATATCCAGAGGTCTTCAAATATGTGGACATCGTAAACGGAACCATTGTCTCCATCGGTACACACCCAAGCGGTGTCCTTATCAGTGACTTGCCAATTGAACAGACGGTCGGTCTTTGCAGCGTATCTACATCAGATTACCCGGTGTCCATGATTAACATGAAAGAGCTGGATGACCTGATGTACGTTAAACTGGATATCCTTGGTCTTGATAACATCGGCGTTATCAATGATACGTGTAAGAAACTTGGAATTGAGCGGCTGACACCGGACAACACGGATATGGAAGATATGAATGTTTGGCGAAGCATCCGTGACAACACAACGCTGATATTCCAATGGGAGTCTGACAGCGCCCAGCATTACCTGAAACAGTTTATGTCTGACGAGACGTTGGAAATCGCAAGGTCAAAGATTCCGAACTTCTCCATGCTGAAGTGGATGTCGTTTGGAAACGGTCTGTTAAGACCAGCCTGTGCCAGCTTTCGTGATAGCGTAGCCAGAGGCGAATTCTACGATAATGGTTTTGATGCACTCAATGAGTTTCTCGCTCCAGAGGCAGGACGAATTGCCATGCAGGAGACCATCATGCAGTTCCTTGTTAAGTTCTGTGGGTATTCTGCAGCAGAGTCGGACAATGTTCGCCGTGCTATTGCGAAGAAAAAGGGAACAGAAACGCTGCTACCGGAAATCGAGAAACGGTTCATTGACTATTCATCTGAGCACTATGACATTACGAGAGAGCGGTGTGAAGAGGTTATCAAGCCTTTTCTGCAAATCATTCTGGATGCATCGGCCTACGGGTTCTCGTGGAACCATTCTGATGCCTACTCATCCATTGGATATATCTGCGGATACTTGCGCTATTACTATCCGCTTGAGTTCTTGACGGCAGCACTCAATATCTTTGGGGACAACATGGACAAGACTGCGGATATTACGAACTACGCCACAAGGGTAGGCATTAAAGTAACACTACCAAAATGGGGATTGTCAAGAGGGAAATACTTCTTTGATAGAGAAAAGCGAATCATTGCCAAGGGGCTGACCTCAATTAAGTATATGAGTGCCGGCCTTGCGGACGAGCTGTACGCCTTATCCAAAGAGAAAGAGTATACCAGCTTTATGGAACTGCTCTCTGACTTGGACAAAAAGACGAGTATCAACTCAAGACAGCTTGACATTCTGATTAAACTGGACTTCTTTTCAGACTTTGGGAATCAGAGAGAACTCCTTCGAATGGTAGACCTGTTCTCCAACACATTCAAAAAGGGTGACGCCAAGAAAATCAAAAAGTCCGATGTGGACGGAACTCCGCTTGAGGACATTGTAAAGCGATACGCGGTCGGCGTTACCAAGTCCGGCGGGGTGGCAAAGAGCTACACGCTATTGGATGTCATGTCGATTTTGAGAGAAGCGGAAAAAGTGATTAAGAGCGTAGGGCTGGAAGACTTGAGCGATATCCTCAAGGTTCGAAATTTCTACGATGTGATGGGGTACATCGGGTATGTGTCCGGTAAGGACGAGGATAGGCGTAAGCTGTATGTGACCGATGTGCGACCTTTACATAGAAAAGCTGATGGAAAATTGTTTGGGTACAGTATCTTTACAAAATCCATTGGCAGCGGAAAGGAGAGTCGTTTTACGGTATTTTGCAGGGTATACGATAAAGACCCAATCAAATCAGGGGACATCATCTACTGCAAAGGTTATGAGCGTGACGGTCAATATTTTAAGCTGACCGCCTACAGCAAGGTAATTTAAGGAGGTGGTGTCTATGTGGGATTCTTGAAATTATGTTTCGCAGACAATTCTACATTATATAAAACGGAAGTTTTATGAATAAAAGGAGCGTGCATAGTTTGACACAAAACCTGATTTGCAATCACTGCGGCAAGGAGCTTGATTTCTTTGACCTGCAGAATGACTTTTCTATACATAAGAGAATCGGATACGGAAGTGTCCATGACGGAGACGATGTGCATATGCGCCTCTGCTCTGAGTGTTTTGATAAGCTCGTAGAAGAATGCGAGGTCTCACCAATTGAGGAGATGGATGGCTAATGGATAGAGAACGATATACAGAACTGGTTGCGGATGCAGTCGGGAAAGCAAACCGGCTGCTCGCCGTTTCAGATGGACAGAACAGTGTGGTGCTCGTGATGAGTAGAGCCATGCGGAATGAAATCTTAGTGCAAGAGGGCGCTAATTACACCATGCGAAATGGCGATTATGTCGAGGAGTATTGTGGTTATCGTGTTGGAATCGTCAATGAAATTGATGATGAAGAGTTCATCCTTCCAGCAATGGTTGGAATGGCTTATCACCCTGGGATGCAGATTGACGATGTTATCGTTGTAGACGATGAGAACCGGTTGTTCAGGTTGGAGAATACAGACCCAGTGCAATTTGCCGACATGGGTCTCACTGTAAGCTTCGGCCTGTATGTAGATGTTGCTACTACAGCTACTGCCGATAACGTTGCTACTATTTCAGCAGACTTAGCAAATACAATCGCAACAACTGCCAATACCGCTACCATTACTATTGATGACTTCGTGGGTGCTGTCTCAAACATCACATGGGATGGCGTTCTGAACGCAGGAGCTCAAACTGTTACCGCCACTGACGGTATGAATTGGTGGCTAAGAGACACCCATCCGATTCCCGATTACTACTCCCGCCTAGTAGAATACTCTCCTCCAAAACGAAAGGCGAGGAAGAAGGAAGAAGAATTAAGCGCCGGGGACACGAAGCTTCTGGATGAGTTTTTATCCGGATTTGCAAGAAACGGAGCGTGACCGGTAAACATACTGTGTAGGGAGCCCGGAGTGAAAACTCCGAGCTCTTTTCGCAGACAGCAGAGAGGTAAAACAATGCGGAAATTATTCACTATCTTCCCGTTGTGCATCGTGTTATGCCTGTTAACAGGTGGATGTTTCACCGCAGATGCGAACGAGGAAAATTATGAAGAAGAAATTGCCACGGTAAGCTATGACAACAACACTGACTATATGTCACTGATGGTTCAGTATGCTGCTGCCGGCAATATGGATGCGTTGGGTGCCGCTGTTACAGCGAGAAATGAAAAAATAGCGAACCAACAGTTGGGATATGAACAGTTGAGTGTGGATGAGTTCTTAAACGATTATGAATCCTACGCCGGATTTTCCTTAGATACCGACTACATGAGCCAAATGGTGTCATGTTGCTTGAGTGGAGATGTGGCTGGCGGCTTGGAGGCAGAACGGTTAAGAAATCTGAAAATCGACACACTCAATCTGGATGTTACAAAGGTCAGCTTTAACGATTTGTATTTGCTGTCCAAGATTATTACATCAGAGGCCGGGTCAAACTGGCTCTCTATGGAGTGGAAGATGATGGTTGGAGAGGTACTTCTGAATCGTGTTGCATCCCCAGAATTCCCAGACTCGATTGAAGAATGTGTCTATCAGACCGGACAGTATTACAGCAGGGGAAACCAATACTTTGCGAACCTCTTGCCGTATGAAGACTGCGTTGAAGCTGCTTTGCGGTTGCTCAATGGAGAGCGTGTCATCAACGATGGTTCGGTTGTTTTTCAGGCAAACTTTCGGCAGGGCAGTGGCACGTACCTCAAACTGTATGACCAGCAATTAGGATATACATACCTCTGCTATAGCAGTTATCCAGAGTTATACGAAAGTTGAGGTTAACAATGGGAAAAGTAATCATTCAACAATATACGACAAAGTGCCCCATCACAATGATTGGTGAAGAGGCAGGAACCTGTTGGGGCGCTGACACAAGTGACAGCAGCAAAAACTATAAGCGTGGCCTTGAGTGCCTTAGCAATGAACACGGGAGAACAACTGAGTATCCAGATGTCTACATGATTTTGGATGGATACTCCGCAAGAGTTATCCGTGAGTGGTACACACATATTGGCGGCTCTCCAACGAGGCTTCAGGCAAGCACACGGTATATCGATTATGAGCATGGTTTTGACTTTGTCGTACCTCCAACAATTCAGAATAACCCACAGGCTCTCAATGTCTACACTGGAATCATGGCAGATATCGCTGACGGGTTAAAGGAATTAGACGAACTGGGCATCCCTCGTGAAGACTCCGCGCTTGGCTTACCACTGGGGATGACCACAAGAATCGTGTGTAAACACAATGCGCGGAACTTAATGGATATGTCACATCAGCGGATGTGCAACAGAGCGTACCACGAATACCGTAAGCTGTTTAATGATTTATGCGATGCGCTCCGAGCCTATTCGGAGGAATGGCAATACATCGTTGACCACTACTTTATGCCCAAGTGTAAGTATATGGGTTTCTGTAAAGAGAAGTACACTTGTGGATTGATGCCACGGAGGGAGGCGCCCATGTGAACATCTATATATTGCTTACACTGGTGACTTTCTTCATTTTGATTCTGTTGCTAAATAACGACCGTGGCTGGCCAGTGTGATGCCTATGGACAGCAAAATTAGAAACCCATATCGGATGAGACAACTCATCGATTTTACTGGGTTGGAACTCGAAGGTGGTATCTATCCAACCGATATAGATGGGTTGATTGAATATCACGACCAAGAATACATACTGATTGAAGTCAAATACGGGAAGACCAAAGTCCCATTTGGGCAAAGGTTAGCGATAGAGCGCATGGTTGATGATTTCACAAAGATAGGAAAGCCTGCGGTTGCCATCGTATGCGAACACACCGTAAAAGACGCAGATAAACATGTCGTTGCAGCGGCGTGCAAAGTGCGTGAAATCTATTACGGTGGTGAACACAGGTGGAGGAAAACTGAAAAGCAAATGACGGTCAGAGAGTTCGTTGATAACTTTCAATCATTTCTGACAGAGAAGGAGGGATTAGTAGAGTGCAAGTGATTGTGATTTCGGGAAAGGCGCAGCATGGGAAAGACACAACGGCTGGGTTCCTGAAAGATGCTCTTGAGGCCGATGGATATTCTGTCCTTATTGCCCATTACGGCGACTTGGTTAAGTATGTCTGCAAGATGTACTTGGGGTGGAATGGAGAAAAGGATGAATACGGAAGGTCATTGCTGCAGTATGCAGGGACAGATGTTGTTCGTTCTCAGAACGAGAATTACTGGGTTCAATTCGTGGGCGACATGCTCACGTTCTTCAAAGATAAGTGGGATTACGTTTTGATTCCCGATTGTCGGTTCCCAAATGAAGTCAATTATTTAAGGGAAGTCGGATTCAACACAGTCCACATCCGTATTATCCGTGATGGATTTATTAGCCCGCTGACAGAGCAGCAGCAAAATCATCCGTCTGAAACGGCGCTGGACGATGTCCAGGCTGATACATACTTCCACAACGATGGAACACTGTCAGACCTGAGAGAAAAGGTGGTGTGGTGGGTAACGGAACACAACGGGCATCACCAGATTACCTTTGAAGAAATTATCAATTAAGGGAGGCGGCCGCCATGTCAAAGACGAATCCGAATAGCTACTATGATATTGAGTTTGAGGTTGAAGAAGTTCTTTTCAGAAACGGGCTCGTTGAAGATATCTTCTATCTAAAAGACCTGAAACAGCGCAAGCTCTTTATTGCAACCAACATCAGTCAGGAGACAGTTGAAGACGCTGTGAGACATATTATGCAATTCAACAGAGAGGACGCAGACATTCCTGCGGAGGAACGAAAGCCAATCATCCTCTACGTATCCTCTAACGGTGGAGATGTAGATGCCGGTTTTGAGTTGATTGATGTAATCATGAACAGTAAAACGCCTGTCTACACCATCAACCTTGGCTACCAGTACTCGATGGGATTTCTGATTGGGCTTGCCGGACACAAGCGGTACGCAATGCCAAATGCAAAATTCCTGTTGCATGATGGGAGCAACTTTGTGTTTGACTCTGGTGCGAAAGCACAAGACCGTATGGAGTTCAACAAGAAAATGGAGTCTCGTATTAAGGATTACATTTTGTCCAGAAGCAAGCTGACTACCGAAGAGTACGATAGCAAGTACCGTATCGAATGGTATATGTTCAGCGATGAAGCAAAGGAAAAGGGCTTTGTCGATTTCATTATCGGAGTAGATTGCGGATTGGATAAAATTGTGTGAGGTGTTTCTATGCAAGAGTATTTTGGATTCCGTGAGGCCATTATGTCCGATGATGAGATGTCAGCGTTCTATGGTGGCGAGCGGGATGAAAATATCTACGGCTGTCTCCAAAACGAATACCTCGTACTGAAGAATATGGATGGGGAAGTCTGTGACCAGTTCAAATGGGATGGTTCTCACTACATAAAGGTTCCTTTCAAGCAAATCAATACGAGGTTCATCGGAAAAGTAAAGCCAAGAAACCTGCAACAGCAGTTAGCGCTGGATATGCTGTATGACCAAGATATTACTGTCAAAGTCCTCGTAGGAAAATTCGGAACCGGTAAGGATTATCTGATGACATCTGCGGCCGTTGACCAACTTGAAAAAGGGAAGTATGACAAAATCGTCTGGGTAAGAAACAATATCGAGGTAAAGAACTCTAAACCAATTGGACATCTGCCAGGCGATTACAAAGACAAGCTTCTCCCGTTTGCGATGCCTTTGGCTGACCATCTCGGTGGTGTAGAAGGGCTTGAATATATGCTGGGTCAGGGCAAGGTCGAGCTGGTGCATCTGGGTTTCATTCGCGGAAGAGACATTAAAAACTCTATCATCATGTGCTCAGAAGCGGAGAATATGACAAAAGAACACATTCAGCTTTTGCTTGGTCGTGTCGGGGAAGGTTCATCACTTTGGATGAATGGCGACTACAAACAAGTGGATGGCGATGTATTCCTGAAAAACAGCGGTCTGATTCTCGCTGTGGACAAGCTCAAGGGGCATCCACGTTTTGGCTTTGTCAAGTTACTCAAAACAGAGCGGAGCGAAACTGCAGCTATGGCAGACCTGCTGGATTAGACCGGAGGTGTTATGAAAAAACTTACAATACTGATTGATATGGACGACACGCTGGAAGACCTGCTCGGTGCATGGGTTTCCTATTTGAATACTCAATATGGCACCAACGTACATAAGGAGGACGTCAGGCAGTGGGATATTTCCGTGGCATTTCCGTCTTTGTCGAAGACCCAAGTCTATGAGCCAATTCTGTTAGATGACTTTTGGAAGACCGTCCAGCCAAAGGATGGCGCAGTAGAAGTTGTGCAGAAACTCATTAGTGATGGACATCGTATTTATGTTGTGACAGCGTCTGCCTACGAAACGCTTCGAACAAAGATGGAAGATGTGTTGTTCCGTTATTTCCCATTCTTATCATGGGGCGATGTCATCATCGCCTCCTGTAAGCAAATGATTAAGGGTGACATCCTGATAGATGACGGCGTTCATAATCTGCTCGGTGGCGAATACACCGGTGTCTTGATGGACGCCCCTCACAATGCTGACTTTCATAATGAGGACGTGGGAATTGTTCGTGTCCACTCTTGGGATGAAATCTACAAGGTGGTCAGAGAAATCGCAAAGAAAGGCGGGTAATGCGTATGCTTGTACTTTATTCAACCGGATGTCCCAAGTGCGGGATATTGAAAAAGAAATTGGATGAAAGGGGAATGCAATATCAAGAAAACACGGCGGTAGAGGAAATGCTTTCGCTTGGAATCACATCCGTGCCTGTGCTGTGTGTGGATGGCCAGATGATGGATTTTGCTAACGCTGTGAAATGGATTAACAATCAGGGGGATTGATGACGAATGGACATTACACTGAAACTTTCCAAGGACTTCGAGCGGTGTTTGGAGGATTTGAAGAAGAAGTACGGTGAGGACTTTGAGTATATCAATGGTCTGCATCCAAGTCAGCTCGACTTTTCAGAATTCATTGATAACTTTGTAGACAAAGACACGCTGGCAGATGCGTCTATCGACCCCAATGCCAATGCAAATCATAAAGACATTCGCAGCTTTATGACGGAAAAGGCCAAGAGCGAAGATAAGCTCTTTGGCTTGAATAAGATTTTTCTTACTATTAAGAAACAGTGGGGACTGCGTACCGCAAAACAGTGGCTGGAACAGGAGTTCAGTAAAGGGTTCTACCTGAATGACAGTACAACTGCGAGCTACTTCCCGTACTGCTGGGCAAACGACCTGACCCGTTTAGCAACTGAGGGTCTGTTCTTCCTAACTAACTACAACCATCAGGCACCAAAGCACCTGACTACATATTTTGATGATGTGATTGAGTTCGTATCGTTCCTGTCTAACCGGCAGTCCGGTGCGGTCGGTCTACCCAATGTACTTATCTGGGCATGGTACTTCTGGAAGAAGGATGTGGACGCTGGCTACTGCATGAAGAACCCGGACTACTATGCACGTCAGCAGTTCCAGAAGTTTATTTACCGCCTGAATCAGCCGTTCCTGCGGATTGACCAGTCAGCATTCACTAACGTATCCATCTTTGACCGGCCTTATCTGGAGTCCCTATTCGGTGGTGTAGAGTTTCCGGATGGTGAACTTGCTATTGACCACATCGAAGACTTCATTGATTTCCAGAAAGTCTTCATGGAAGTTGTGAGTGAAATCCGTGAGGAAAACATGTTTACATACCCAGTGCTCACCTATTCTCTGTACTACAAAGATGGTAAGTTCCAAGACGAAGAGTTTGCACGGTGGGCGAGTGACCACAATATTAAGTGGAGCGACTCCAACTTCTTTGTCAGCGACAACATCGGCATCCTTTCAAACTGCTGCCGGTTGCTCAGTGACACCAAAAAGTTGGACGCTTTCATTAACTCCATCGGTGGTACGGCTTTAAGTGTGGGTTCCTGTCGTGTCAGCACCATCAACCTTGTCCGCATTGCGTATGAGAGCAAGATGAACAAGAAGAAGTACATTGAGATTCTGAAAGACCGTGTGCTGCTGGATTGTAAGGCGCTTTCATCTATGCGCCACATCATCAAGCGTAACATCGAGAAGGGGCTTCTTCCGAACTATCAGGATGGTGCTGTTGAGCTGGATAAACAGTTCTGCACCATTGGCGGTATCGGGATGTATGAGGTCATGGATTTGTTTGGCCTGATTGAAGAGGATGAGATGGGGAACAAGTATTACTCCGATGAGGCAGTGGAGTTTGCCACAGAAATCCTTGATACCATCAATGAGGTTAAGGACAACTTTGAATGTGACTTCACCTTCAACTTGGAGATGATTCCTGCGGAGAATTGCGCCGGCGTTATCTGTGCCGCTGACAATCTGCTCTTTGAACAGAATCGGTATTTTATCTATAGCAACCAGTGGATTCCCCTCATGGAGAAATGCACTATCCAAGAGAAGTGCCGGCTGGGTTCTCTCTTTGATATGAAGTGCGGCGGCGGTTGTATCGCACACATTGATGTGGAGAGCCGGTTCCCCAACGAGGAAACTGCTTGGGAAATGCTAAACTACGTGGCGTCGCAGGGCGTCATTTATTTTGCCTTCACCACAAAGATTTCTGTTTGTGAGGACAAGCACGCCTTTATGGGAACGTCCACTTGCCCTGTGTGTGGCAAGCCGATTGCGGATACATACGCTCGCGTGGTTGGATTCTACACCCCTGTCAGCAGTTATCAGGCGGTGCGCAAACAAGAGTTCAACCAGCGCAAGTGGTATGATGTGCTGACAAAGAGCGAGGTTATGTAATGCACGTTAAAGGAGTCATAGAAGAGGATTTTGTCAATTATAAAGTCCCATCAATGTTTATCAACACCTGCTTCTGTGATTTCAAATGTTGTACGGAACTTGGTCTGGACATAGGGGTGTGCCAAAACTCACCCCTTGCCCAGTCCGATACAAAAGAAATTGCAGACAGTGTTATATACAAGCACTTTACATCTAACCCAATTACCAAAGCAGTGGTTATCGGTGGTATGGAGCCAATGATGCAGATAGGCGAGGTCACAGCTCTGATTAGCCTATTCCGTGAAAATGGGTGCACAGCACCGTTTGTTATATACACAGGTTATTACCCGTCAGAAATTAGTACAGAGCTGGATACACTCCGGCCACTGGGCAACATTGTGGTGAAGTTTGGGAGGTTCATACCAAACAAGCCAAGCCGATACGATGATGTGCTCGGTATAGAGTTGTCCTCTGATAACCAATTTGCAGAAAGGATTTCATAATGCCAAAGGAAAGCGAAGAGAAATATGTGATTACACCAAAGGGAATTGCTACTCTGGCAATGCTCCGCACTGGTTTAATTCAAAGCACAGATGACCCACGGTTCGAGGGGTTTTGGCAGCTATTCGAAAGTGATATGGAAAGGCTTGGCTATATCGTATACGAGCAAGAGGTAGAGTGACATGAGGATTTACACCAATCCAGATAAGGAATACGTCGCTGAAATCAGGCGGCAGCTTAAAGCAAATTCAGGCTATTGCCCTTGTGCTCTATTAAAGAACAAAGATACAAAGTGCATGTGTAAAGAGTTCCGAGAGATGGAAGAGGGAATGTGCCATTGTGGACTGTACATAAAGGAAAAATGAAAAACAATAACCGGATATAAGTAAAGGAGTGTTACTATCAAGAAAGCGCAAAAGATTGTAACGGCCGTATTTGTTTGTGCGGCTATGTTTTCTTTGGCTGGTGCAGCCAGTGCAAGTGATATTCAGAGCGACATTGACGCGGCAATCCAAAAGCAGAACGAGGCGCACCAGATTGCAGAATATGTACGTGGGTTTGGGGAGGAGGAAGACCACCCAGCCATCCTGTTTGCACAGGAAAAATGGTGGGAGCAGCAAGAGATTCTCACAGACCTGTACCAGCAGTACGACAAGGCAGTTGCTGAAGAGCAGTCAAAGGGTACATACATAGGCACCTTTCGCATTTCCCATTATTGCCCCTGTTCTATTTGTAACGGTGGTTATACTGGTACTGCTACGGGCGCACGGCTGACACCGTGGTATACCATTGCAGTTGACCCGTCAGTCATCAAGTTGAACAGCACAGTTTATATTGATGGATACGGCGAGTTCAAAGCACAGGATACAGGGAGTGCAATCAAGGGAAATCGAATTGACGTGTGCGTCAGCAGCCATGAAGAGGCATACAGACTTGGCGTTGTTTACAAAGATGTATATGTGAAGTAAGGGGGAACACAGTATGAATCGTGTTGGAGAGTTTGAAAAAGTAAGTTTTGAGCAATTCCGTATTGCAATGGACAATGCGTTCCATGACATTGGATATACCGAAGAGGAACTGCGTGAAATCTGGGAGGCTGTTCCTCTGCCTGTCCGGGCGACATCGGGCTCTGCCGGATACGACTTTAAGTCTCCTATCCCGTTTATTCTTCAGCCGGGCAAGACAATCAAAATCCCAACGGGACTCCGTGTGAAGATTGAAGACGGATGGTGGCTTGGCTGCCTTCCCAGAAGCGGTCTCGGATTTAAGTACCGCATCCAACTTAACAACACAATGGGGGTAATTGATAGCGACTACTATTACTCCGACAATGAGGGGCATATCTTTGTCAAGATTACGAACGACAGCAATGAGGGAAAAACGGTCACGGTCAAGCAGGGAGACGGGTTCGCTCAGGCAATCTTTATTCCATACGGAATTACATACTCCGATGACGCAAGCGCCGTCAGAAACGGCGGCATGGGTTCCACGGACGCAAAGAGGTAAGGGCGATGGGAGATAAGAAAACAAGTAGCGGGCTTGGGCTGCTGGATGTGCTGGCTGTGCTGGCTGTCGTTTTTATTGTACTGAAGCTGTTGGGTGTGATTACATGGAGCTGGGTATGGGTGCTATCACCAATCTGGATTCAGCTCGTAATTGTGGCGATTGTTTTCATCGTCATCCTGATTAAAGACCCTTGGTTACTCAAGAAGTAGAAAGAAGGGGCTGGCATCAAGCCAGCCCTATTTTTTTATTTTGCCGAAAGTAGGTGGTATATGAACAGGGCGACGCAGATTCCTTTTTGGGAACGCTACACGATGAGCGTCGAAGAAGCTGCGGCGTACTTCCGAGTTGGAGAGAACAAACTGCGAAAGCTTATTAGCGAAGATAATGATGCAGATTACATATTGTGGAACGGCAACAGACCACAAATCAAACGCAAAAAGTTTGAAGAGTATATAGACCGTCACAATTTAATTTAGATATCTTGAAAAAGAGAGCTGGCTATGATACACTTGGTTAGTCGTATTATTGCGGGCTCTTATCGGAAGGAGCGTAGTATGTCCGAAAAGAGACGCGACAATAAGGGCAGAATCCTCCGTCAAGGAGAACTGCAAAGGAGTGACGGCAAGTACGAGTACAGATACTTTGACGTGAAAGGTGAGAAACGGAGCGTCTACAGTTGGAAACTGGTGAGCACTGACAAGGTTCCAAAAGGGAAACGAGATTGTCGGGCGCTCAGAGACATGGTGAAAGAGATTCGGCGCGATGTGGAAGATGGCATCAACAGCTACCAAGCCTATCGCACATCTTTGAACCGGTTCTTTGATGAGTACATCGAAACCAAGTATGAGCTCAAACCGTCTACCAGAACCAACTACAAGTATATGTACAACAAGTATGTGAGGGAAGAAATTGGGTATAAAGATATTGCCTCAATTAAGTTCAGTGACATCAAAAAGTTCTACATCCATCTAATCAAGGATATTGGGTTCAAGCCCAACAGCATGGAGATTATCCATACCATCATCCACCCTGTGTTCACGATAGCCATGCGTGATGGGCTGATTCGTATCAACCCGACAGACGGGGCTATGGCAGAAATCAAGAAGAGCCACAACTGGGAAAAACCGAAACGCCACGCCTTGACAGAAGCACAACAATCTGCTTTCATAGAGTTTATCAAGGGAAGCAAAACGTACCGGCACTGGTTACCACTCTTTACTGTATTGCTTGGAACAGGATGTAGAGTAGGAGAAATCGTAGGACTGCGATGGCAGGACTGCGACTTCCAAGAGAAGATAATCACCATTGACCACAGCCTGATATACCGCCAGCAGGAAGATGGGGGAGGGTGCGTATTCCACGTTACCACGCCGAAGACCAAGGCGGGTATACGAGTCATCCCAATGCTTGAGGCTGTTAGGCAGGCACTTCTTGAAGAACGACTCAAGCAGATGAGAACAGGATTCAACCAGACGGTCATAGATGGATATAGCGGGTTTATCTTCTCGAACCGCTTTGGGGATGCGCTGTCTCCGCACTGTATCAACAGAGCAATCGAGCGCATATCCAGAGACTATAACATAGAGGAGACCGAGTCTGCTAAAAAGGAACAACGTCAACCTGAACTTCTTCCACACTTCACAGTCCATAATCTACGTCACACATTCTGTACACGATTCTGTGAGAATGAGACCAACCTTAAGGTCATCCAAGAGATTATGGGACACGCCGACATTTCAACTACAATGAATATTTATAATGAGGCAACCAAAGAAAAGAAAAAAGAAAGCTTCGCAAATCTCGAAGGAAAAGTCAAAATCAGCTAAGCGAATTTTTACACCTGATTTTACACCTTTTCAGGACAGAATTGCGGGAACTTATAAGAAGTTATGGGTGAGATGGCTTTGCGCATGTGTTGTGTAACAACGGTTTCAAGAGGATATAAGAAGATACGTGAACATCGGATTCACGTCCCCACAATGAAGCCGTTGGACTCTGACAAGAAGGTTTCCAAGGAAGTTTCGGCTCCTGCGGAGGCTACTCAGACGGCTCCCGTTGTGGAAGAAAAAATTGATTTTTCCAATGTTCAGATTGAGCCTTTGTTTGAGGATCAGGTCGATTTTGACACCTTCTCCAAGAGTGATTTCCGTGCCGTAAAGGTTAAGGAATGCGAAGCTGTGAAGAAGTCCAAAAAGCTCTTAAAGTTCGTTTTGGACGACGGAACCGGCGTAG